TGGATATTAATAATAGGATTTGTTTTTCTCATATCCATATATCCTACCACTATCATTACTATGCCTAAAACAAATCCTATTATTAATATCCACTGTATATGATCAACAGTAATTATCATATATATATTAAATATGAAATAATTAAATAATTATAACTATTTAAATATTTCCATTATAACATATATATTATGTCTCAATCCGAAGAGGAATACGTATTGAAAAGAAACGGTAATACCGAAACTGTTTCTTTTGACAAAATTTTAAAACGCATCAAAACGTTAGGCGACGAAGCCGGCGGATTATCTATTAATTATACCACTTTATGTAGAAAAATCATTGACCAATTATATAATAAAATACCTACCCGCGAAATTGATGAATTAACCGCTCAACAATGTGCCTCATTATCTACAAAAAACGCCGATTACGGTGTATTAGCCGGTCGGGTTCTAATTTCTAATCATCAAAAAAATACCGATGAGGATTTCAAAGTTATAATTTCCAGATTATATAATTATGTTGATATACACGGCGAACATCATCCATTAGTAAGTAAAGAACTTTTTGATATTGTTATGGAAGATGGTGATGTAATCGCAACTTGGTTTCGTTATGATAGAGATTATTTACTTGATTATTTCGGATTTAAAACTTTAGAGAGAGCTTATTTAATGAAAATTAATGGGGTCATCGTCGAACGCCCACAACATATGTGGATGAGAGTTGCTCTTGGTATTCACGGAACAGATTTTGATGCGGCGCGAATGACTTATAATTTAATGTCTCAAAAATATTTTACTCACGCTACCCCAACATTATTTAATGCAGGTACTCCCCGACCACAAATGTCCTCTTGTTATTTATTGGCTATGGAAAAAGACTCCATTAACGGTATTTATAATACATTACACGATTGTGCTTCGATTAGCAAATGGGCAGGCGGTATCGGTATGCATATTCATAATGTTAGAGCTGAAGGAAGTCATATCAGAGGCACAAACGGCACAAGTAACGGTATTGTTCCCATGTTACAAGTTTTCAACTATACCGCACGATACGTAGACCAAGGTGGTGGTAAAAGAGCTGGTTCTTTCGCTATTTATCTTGAACCTTGGCATGGCGATATTGAAAGTTTTTTAGATATGAAAAAAAATCATGGTGATGAAGAATTGAGAGCAAGAGATTTATTCTATGCACTTTGGATTCCTGACCTATTTATGGAAAGAGTTCGTGACGATAAAGAATGGACACTAATGTGTCCTGATAAATGTCCTGGATTAAGTGATGCAGTTGGGGAAAATTTTAAAGAATTGTATGAAAAATATGAAAAAGAAAATAAAGGTATTAAAGTTGTAAAAGCACGTAAAATTTGGTTGAAAATACTTGATAGTCAAATGGAAACCGGTGTCCCATATATGCTTTATAAAGATAATGCTAATCATAAATCCAATCAGAAAAATCTAGGTACTATTAAAAGTAGTAATCTCTGTTGTGAAATTATGGAATATAGTGATGATAAAGAAACCGCTGTTTGTAATTTGGCTTCTATCGCATTAGGTAAGTTCATTACTTATGGTAATTTTGAAATGGCCACTCCAGATATTAAACTTTACACTAAAAACAATTGTAAATGGTGTAAAAGAGCTAAAAATTGGTTAAAAATTAGAAATATTGAATATACTGAAACACATCTCAAAGATGACGACCTAGAAGAATTTAAAAAATTCCATGATGTTGAAACCGTTCCATTAATTTATGTTAACAATAACAAGGTTGGTGGTTTTAATGAGCTAAAAAATTCTTCTGCTTTTATGCCCCGTTTTGATTATGATTTATTACATCAAATTACAAAAGTTGTTACTGAAAATCTTAATAAAGTGATCGACAGAAATTTCTATCCTACTGAAAAAACCAAGTGGTCCAATTTTAAACATAGACCAGTAGGTATTGGAATTCAAGGTTTAGCTGATACCTTCGCACTATTGGATATTCCTTTTCACTCCGATGAAGCTAAAGTTGTAAATGCTCAAATTTTTGAAACCATTTATCACGCCGCTTTAGAAAAAAGCATGGAATTGGCAAGAGAACAAGGACCATATGACACTTTTAAAGGATCGCCCGCAAGTAAAGGTATTTTACAATTTGATATGTGGGGCGTTTATCCTACCAGATATCCCTGGAGTGTTTTAAAACAACAAATTCAATTGAATGGACTTCGTAATTCCCTTTTAATAGCACCCATGCCTACCGCCTCAACCAGTCAAATTTTAGGATTTAATGAATGTTTTGAACCTTTTACCAGTAACATATATTTAAGAAGAACTTTAGCAGGTGAATTTGTTATGGTTAATAAATATTTAATGAATGAACTTGAAGAATTAGACTTATGGACCGATGAAGTCAAAAATGGTATTATCAAAAACAATGGTTCTGTTCAAAATATTGAAGCTATTCCAAAACATCTCAAAGACAAATACAAAATCGTTTGGGAAATCCCTATGAAACATCTAATTGATATGAGTGCCGACAGAGGCGCGTTCATCTGCCAGAGTCAATCTTTAAATTTATGGATGAAAGATCCCGATTATCAACGTTTAACAAGTATGCATTTCTATAGTTGGAAGAAAGGACTTAAAACTGGTATTTATTATTTGAGAACTAAAGCTAAAGCAGCACCACAACAATTCACAATTGAACCCGATAAGAAACCTGTTGAAGAAGAGGAAGAAGAATGTTTGATGTGTGGGTCTTAATTAATATTTAGTTAATTTCTAATTATATATTAATAATGTCAACTTTTGCGTATTCATCCATTCGTCCTCCACCTGAAACGAGCGAAGAAACTAAAGATCAAGTCAGAAAAGGTTCTCCTGTTCCTACCGAAGCAGAACCATATAGATTATATACACTTAACCCAGACTGGAATTTAACCAACGAAATAAGAAAAAAAATAATAGGTGATTGTCCCATTGATCGATCACAAAAAACACTCTTATTTAATGACCTAACTGTTATTAGAGTAAAGATAGCCTCCGGTAAAAATGATTATGAACAATTACGAGAAGACTATGGTGATCCTCAAGAACAACTTCTTCAATTTGATGGTTTCTTAAAAACACAATTAGAGGAATTGTGCGAGAACGGCAATTTTGTATATTTTCATAACCAATTGAATACATTTTTATATGGCGAGGTTTTTACAAAAGCCTTTGCAAATATCTCTTTTAATAGAGGAGAAGAAGAAGCAGCAAGTATAATACAGAAAAAAATGAAAGAGTACCTTGAAAAGAAAAAGACATGGGGAGGTTCAAAAACGCGTAAAAAATGCCGAAGATTTAGAAACAATTTAAGAAAAAATAAAATATCCAGAAAGTATATAATGTTGAAGCAATGTGGTGGTGGTAAAGCTAAAATGGGCTCCAAGTCCAAACCTTACTCAAGTAAGAGAAAAGCTATGCGTAGTCGCAGACGTGTATGTTATTACAAAAAGAAAGGTAGAACTCTTAAAATGAAAAAGAAAGCGAAAAAAAGTCGCAAAAAGAGTCGTCGTCGTCGTTAAATTTAGCAAATTATATTTATAAATAATATAAATATGATCTATTTAGTACCTTCTATTCATTATTCTTATTATATAAGACTTACCGGAAAATTAGCACAAAGATTGTTCGGTAGTTTCGAACACGAACCTGTATTTGAATCTTATGAAAATTAATATAAACTTATAATGTTTATATTAATTATTATGCTGAAAATCGCTCATAGGGGGAGCACACTCGCAACAATAACAGATCATAGGGGTAACGATAATTATTATAAATTTCCTGAAAACTCTCTATTAGCTTATATAAATGCAATTGAACAAAAATTTGATATGGTAGAAGCTGATGTAATATTAACCAAAGATGAAAAATTAATAATGTTCCGCGACCGATATATAGGCTCAACTCGTGTAAGCGATTTAACATATTTAGAAATAAAAAATAGATTCAAACACGTTATTACTTTTGATGTATTTTGTTATGAAATTCTTTCAAAAATTAAAGTTTTATTAGATATTAAAGGTGATAATAATACAGTTTTAAAACTTATCGATTTTTTTAAGGACAATGATTTAGATTTGAGTCGGTTTTATTTTAGCAGTTTTAATCGTAACCATTTATTAAAATTATACAATTATAACAATAAATTAAAGTTAGGAATCATTTACGATGGTGTATTATTAGATATAGAAAAAGAATTCATAATTAGTATGCTTAAAATAAGTTTTGTAAGTATTTGTTGGAAAGACTTATATGATAATGAAATAAAGTTTTATAATAAGAAAAATATTCCCATATTCGCCTGGACCAATATTAATCATATAACAAAAAGAGCAATACCAACCAATATAGATGGTATAATTACTGATTATTATTTTTAAGCTGTATAACGTTTTTGACATAATGAATTGTAATATGCTCTTAATCCTGAATCTTCTCTCAATACATCTTTATCAAATTTCAATTTATAAAAACAACGGAAACATACAAATATATCTACTAATGAATTATGTAAATTCGTTGGATTATTTCTGAAGTAGAAATAATGTAATTCATCTAATGTCGGCCATTTATAAGTAACATTCCCATTAGGCCAGACCTTCTTTATTTTACAAATTTTTTCGCTTTTTTTCATTGTACAATACTTTTCACCTCTATATTTATCCATATAATTATAAACGTTATTCCTATGATATTCGCATTTTAATACATTATCATCAAATATAATGTTATGTGCTACAACAACATCACATTTTTTCATAGAAGCGCCGAATTCTATCAAAACATCTTTCATTGAATATTCCGATGCTTGTGAACGTTCCATTGTTATTCCGTGTTTTTCAATGGATTTAGGTGTTATTTCTATATTCGGGTCTATTTTGATTATTCGGTCCTTATCTTCAATAATACCACCTTCTTTAGTATCATATATCAACCAACTTATCTGGACGACATAAGGCCAATAATCTGTCTTATAAAATGGAGCCTTTCCTCCTTTAGGTAATCCCGTAGTTTCAGTATCAAATATGCAAAATCTCATGTTAATTAATTATATAAATTATATAATTAATGAATCAATTTTAATAATTTTTACATATCCCAAATGTCTTTCTATGCCACTCGCTGATACCATATTTCATTATTCCATCCCTATGCTTTTGCGCACCATAACCTTTATTTGATTTAATACCATAGTACTCATCTAACTCTGGATTTTCTTCACATAAATCAAATATATATTTATCCCTTGCTGTTTTAGCAAGAATTGATGCTGCTGCTATAGAAAAATAAGTATCATCACCACTTATTATACAATTACATTGTATATTTTTATACGGTTTAAAATAATTTCCATCTACTAATATAAATTCCGGAGTTACACTCAATTTATCCAAAGCTTTATGCATTGCTTCTTGTGTAGCATGTAATATATTAATTTCATCTATCCTTTTAGCTGTGCTATAAGCTACTGTCCAATCTAATGCTACATCTTTAACATATTTCTCCGCCAATAATAAATTTTTTTTTGATAATTTTTTACTATCTTTTACCAACTTTTCGTTATATGTCAAATCAGGATTCAATATTACAGCCGCCGCATAAACTCTTCCAAATAACGGCCCTCTACCCGCCTCATCTATACCTGCTTCCAAAATATTTTTTATATAATATGACCTCATTACATTACATAAAATTTACTCTTTAATTTATTTACAATTATTATGTTGTTCTTCACTCGTACCACTACATACACGTCTATGTATAGCAGCTCTATTACTACTACTTATCCCTCCTATTCCTCCTATTAAAGCTCCTCTCCTTTCTACATTTGTTTTATTACAAGCCACCTTAATGGCATTCGGTGCTTTTGGGCAATGTGCTTTGGCGTTTTTTTTTCTTATTGGACCATTGAAACCATTTTTTACTCTACCATGAGTTAATGCGGGCATTATATAATTTATTAAGAAATTTTATTCTTGATAATTAATATATAATGAAACTTAATAAAATGCATTTATTGGGAATTATTCTTATGGGATTATTAATTGGAAGCATGGGATTACTTAGTAGTTTAGGAATCCGTGAGCAATATCAAAATATTAATAAACCGGCTAAAAACCCAGATTTCGTTTGTAGAGAAATACCTAAAAAACAGCCAAGAGATATTGAATTGGGACATTACGCCAGAACCAATGATATGACCGCGTGTCCTAAAGACAACCACGTTCATTCTGGATTATTGCCTGACAAAACTAAAAAAGTTTTAAGTCACGCGCAAGATGATTCTAATAATGTAGGCGGTACCACCGATATGACCAACGACCAACAAATTCTTGCCGCAACACTTTATGCCGACAAGAAAAAAAATGACCCGCTAACTGACGATGAGTTAAGAGATTATATCGTCGCACACCCTGGTGTAGTTTCCTCCATATTAAATCAAGGCAATAAAGAAAGTTTTGGAAATCAAAAACCTTCAAAGCAAGAAATTGAAGAAGCTATCATTTTTATGAGAAGAAAATTAGCAACAGCCAGTGATTCTGAAAAAGTCAAAGGTAGAAAAGAAACACGGTTCTTAATCAAACTTAAAGAATTAGCCGATGGACAAGAAGGTGCTAAACCAGACGAGCTCCAACCATGGAATAAAAATAAATCAAAGTGTGGTAAATTTAAAGCTAATTATGATTGTTTAAATATTGATACTCAAAATTATAATCCTATTAATTCAGAAAGATGTGGTTCCAGTAGTTTAGAAGGACATCGTAATAGATTTACACATCAACTTACGCGAAATATGATCCCAAGAGGAAGACAAGAAGATTATATTTTAAAAACTAAAATTGTTCCGCCCGTTTGTCCTAAATGTCCCGATTGTCCCGCACTTGAAGACGCTATTAAACTTTTACAGCAAAAAAATGAAGATAAAGAAAAAGAAGGCGTCGAAGATGAACTAAAAGATAATGAAATTGAAGATTCTCCTAATGCTTTGGCTATCGCCAACGAAAAAAGAAAAAGAACACCCGAAGGACAACGTAGTCAAGACCCTGCACAAAACGCCCCCGGTGTAAAAGAAGCCGCTGAAAGACACGAACCTAAAAAATCTGATGCTAAAAATAAACCTGCTGGTAGAAACGGCGCCGGTTATCCCAATGAAGGAGCTTTCGCTGGTAATTCATCCTTCCCATTGCCTTTCTTAAATAGTTTCGCCTCATTCGGTCGTTAATTAATTATTATTTATCATTTTAAATAATAATTATCCCAAATTCCTTTTTTTAATACATTGTTGGTCCATTTGAAACGTTTTTACTTTTTTATCCTTCGGCACAATCTTTATAATACATTTCGCTTTCTTTCCAAATAATGGTTCTGTACATCCTTTTTCCTTCTTCTTTTTACGCGTTTTTTTTCTTTTCTTCATAAGCATAATTTTTGTTTTCGGTGGGTTTTTCGTACAACGCGACCTAAAATGTTCATATCTATCCCTCACTTCTTCGTATGTTAAACCCGATTTTTTATGAAGCATCATATTCACTTGTTCATGTAAATCATACATCCACCTTGAAAAATTATCTCTATTTTTTAATGCTTTCGAATTAAGCGGCACCTTCTTTAAATTTTTTGGTAAATTCTTTCTACAATGACCACACGGTAATATATTTTTCATATTCATTATAAACCTCTTATAATCTTTTTTATGTTTTTTTGTCGGTTTCACAGGATAATTAAAAGATATTGTATGTAAGGTATGCCATAAACTCGGACCCCATACAGTTGTTAGCATCCCATCCCCACTTTCAAAATCTTCTTGCGAATATGGTCCCTTCTTTTTTATCGTCTTGTTATATTTATTCTTCATTATTTTTACATTTTTTCGTGTTTTCATATATATTTATTTTAGAAAAAAACTTATACATAATTTTTATCGTTTCTAATATATGATATCAGTTTATTATTATGACCATAATTCTTCGTTTTTAATTTAATATTGTATTTCTTTGACCATAATTCTTTGTACATGTCCTTATCATTATTCTTTTTATTCACATCCAAATATTTTATTACCCCTTTATTATCTCTGTAATACATTATATTAATAATATCATCTTTTCTTTAGATTCGTTTAAAATATATTGCAGAAATATATTTTAGATATATATGGGATTTTTAGAAGAAAGATTAAAAGGTATTGGAAATGCCGCCAGTAATGTGGGTTCTGGTTGGTCTTTCAAGTCAATAGGATTAATTGTTGTATTAATTGCTATCTTTTTAGGAATAGCTTATTATATTTATAAAAATTATATCGAACCATCACTAAAACCTACATATATTTCCAATAACGAATTTCAAACTGACGAATCTGTCGCCAGACTGGATGAACAAGTTAAACAACTCGGTGAAAAACACGCCACTTTCTATTTATTTTATACCGACTGGTGCCCTTATTCCAAAAAAGTTATGCCTATTTGGGATAAAATACAATCCAAATTCGATTCTAAAATTAAAGATACTGATTATGTTATTGACTATGTTAAAATAAATGGTGAGTCCCAAGCTAAGGACTTAGAACAATTCCAAACTGATTATTTAGCCGACGCTCAAAAAAATAAAATTGATGGATATCCAAGTATTTATATGGTTAAAGATGATCAAGTTGTTGAATTCGAAGCACAACCTACTGAAGAAACACTAACTGAATTCATCAACACTATGTTTTAATTTTTCCATATATTTCTCACTTATTTCCCTCCCTTTGTTATAAAGTTCTTCCCTCATTTTTTTATCCGATAGAATTGATATTAACTCTCTTAATTCCAATTCATTTTTAGTCAACACTATTGTATTTTCAAACAACAGATCGTCCATTAATCTACCATTCGCTACCAATTTTGATATAAATAACGATATATACGTCATTATTGACGACCCCTCTTTCATTTCTACTTTCAACGGTCTCTCCGGACATAATTTTCTAATACATATAGTCTCCCTCGATTTACATTTTTTTAAACACTGATCTATCGGGCAATCAATATGTAGTCCACCATCAATATAATATGAATTATTGTAATACATTGGAGAAAACAAAAATGGAAATGACGCAGACATATATACCCCTTTCAATACTTCCAAATTTGGTGTTTCTTCATGGTTGAAACATTCTGACGTCCATTTATTTATATTAAAAGCATATACGTTGTATTTTTTACCCGAATATTCATATAATTCTTTAAATGTTACTTTTTTTTTTAAACCTACTGATTTCAATATCGGCCATAACGCATCCGCCATAACCTCATAATCCAATAACCCTTTGTTATTATATATATTCAATAATCCTTTTGTTGTTTGTTCTTCCCAATATTTATCCCACGGTTTTATCAATGTATAATTTTTAAATTCTTCCCAATTAGAGTTCGCTGCTATAACTAATCCTATCATCGCCCCCGCACTTACACCATATACTTCTTTTATGTTCTCTACTTTTATATATTCTTTTTCTATTAATTTGTCTATCATTCCTATAAAACTAAATATGTCGTATGCACCTGAACCTATTACTATATTTTTTATCATTTATAATTATTTCGTTTTTAATTTTCTTTTTTTTTCTTATTTTATTTAAATGGATATACACCCTGATAAATTAAATTTAGACGAATTATACCGTGAAAAAAAAATGAGACAAGACAATAAACTTAAAACTTACAACAGAATTTTAAAAAGAGTTCACGATAAAATCAAATATGTTAGTCGACAACGCAATTCATTATGTTTTTGTTCTTATGTCGTTCCTGAATTTTTACTCGGAGTTCCTAAATATGATTCTGCTGCTTGTATCGCTTACGTCATTGAAAAACTTAATGAAAATGGTCTCGCTGTTAAATATACACATCCTAATTTATTAATGATTTCTTGGAATCATTATATCCCCCCTCAACAACGCCAAATTTACAAAAAACAAACTGGCGTCACCATCGATGGCTTTGGTAATGTTAAACAAAGAAAAAATGATACTAAAAATGATAGTGACCCCAATAGTCTTTTAGCTAAAGATAAAAAAATATCTATTAAAAAAAAAGACGCTAATTATAAGGACATTAATTCCTATAAGCCACAAAATAGTATCATTTATAATAACGACCTTATGAAAAAAATTGAAAGTTCCATCACCAAAAAAGATTAATTTTACTTCACTGCATAATTCAACTTTTTTTTACTACTTTTATTTTTATTACCAATTATGATAATAAAAATCTAAACTACCAAATTCTCGCTGCATGCTTACCACGTTTTTCACCTATAAAAAATATTGTTACTGAATACCGTAAGAAATGAATTTTCCTCAAAAACGGATCCCTTAACCCCGCTAAATTTTTAAAAGTTGCAAAATAGGTTATTATCATAAATGCTCTAAATGGACTTTTTCATAGTGCCTTTTTTTAAGTAGGGTTTGTCAAAATTTTTTTAATATTTGCAATCCAAAACTCAAATTTCGACATTTTTTTTTGTCGAATTTTCATATATTGTACAGAAACCAAACCCGATTTTATCGAAAACCCTTGGTCTGTCTTGATAAATGTAGGTATTTTTTTGAGAGCTCTCAAAAATATTTGTTACCATAGAAAAAATCTACTTAAAAATAAAATGTCTCATTATTATAAAATGGAAGCAAAAAGTAGCCTTAAAAGTAGCCTTAAAAAAAAATATTTAGGAAAAGATAATGTTAGAAAAATAAGACATATTTGTGATTGTTGTGACTATACTACAGCTAAAATGTCTAATTATAAAAAACATTTGAAGTCAAAAAAACACATAAAAAATGCGACGAATTCAGGCTACCAAAAAAGTAGCCTTAAGAAGCCAGAATGCGATGAAGAAAAAGTTATCGCAAATGAATCAAGTGATAAATTATTACGTGAAGTAATTAAGGAACAACAACAACAAATAAAAACATTAATTGATGTTGTAAAAGATATAAAATCAAATGGTTCAACCACAAATAATACGAATTGTAATAATACTATTATTAACAACCATATTACTGTAGATGTATATTTAAATGACCATTGTAAAGATGCTTTAAATATAAGAGATTTTGTAAATCAAATTCAGGTAAAATTGGAAGATTGTGTATATCCATCATCCAAATTAATAAAAGACAATATAGTATCAAATCTTTTTATGAATAATTTAAATAAATTATCAAACGAGGAAAGACCAGTTCATTGTGCTGATGCACGACGAGGTAAATTTTTTGTAAAAGATAATGACGAATGGACAGAAATAAAAAAAGAAGAACCTCTTAATCCATTGAATAGTCAAATAGGAATGTTAAAATTAGAGGTTTATAAAAAGGCAGGACAATTAGAGGAGGAAGGTTTGATAAAAGAAGATAAAAAACAAAAAATAAGGGAAGCTTGTGAAATTTCAGGACCCCCTACAAAAATTAATAATAATATTGTAAATAAAATAGCAAGTGAATGTAGTCTCCTTGAAGCACGTAAGAAAAAGAGCTTAGAGAATATTGATTAATATATATAAATGACTGGCAAAAATAGATATACTAATTATGAATGTAAAGAGTGTAATTATTTTACACAATTAAAAAATGATTATACAAAACATTGTAAAACTAAGAAACATTCTCGCAATATTATTGAAAATAATAATGATGAAGAAAATAAGGAAGAAAAATATGAAAAAACTATTAAAAATTTAAAAACAGAGTTATATGATTTGAAGAGGGATAATAAATACTTGGAAGAAGATAATAAGAGATTAGAAAAAGAGAATAAGAGATTGTATAAAGAGATGTGTAGATTTAGAAAGGAATTGAACCTTAGAAAGGCAGGATTAAAATAATTAATTAGAATAATTAATTAATTATTTGTTTACTGACGCCATTAATTTATCCATATACCAACCGTAATTATCACCTAATTTAGTTTTCAATTCTTGTTCAAGTTCCATGGCTTTTTTCTCTCTATCTTCTTGTATTTTCTTTTGTTCTTTTGCCCACTCGGCAGCATCTTCTTCAGTGTAAGGGGCAGGTTTTTCTTCTTCAGGTTTTTCTTCAGTTTCAGCAAAAGGGTCTGGTTTTTCTTCAACGACAGGCTTATCGTTAATAGTAACATCACCGGCTTTAACAGGAGTAGGCTCGTATTGTTTTGGTTCTTCTTCCTTTTTTTCCGGTTCTGGTGTTTCATCGGTGGATTCTTTCTGAGTTAAAGCTTCTTCTTCTTCGGTTTCAATAGGAACATCGGTAGCACCAACCGCGTCAGGTGAAGGAGTGGGGTCTGTTTCTTGTTTCATGTCGTTATCGAGCATAGCATCACGTTTTTGTTGAAATCTTTGAACTCTATTTTCAGTATTAATAAGCATTCTTTTTTTAATGATAGCCTCAAGCATATTAAGACCTTCTTGGAAGTCTTTTTCACAATCGACATATAATTGAATAATAATGTCTCTGGTTTCAGGGATAAGTTTATCAAGTTTTTCGTATGTGAGTTCAGGGTCGATGGTGAGTTCTTTAACTTTAGTTTGAGGGTCAATCCAATAAGCGAACATTTGGTCTAAAATAGCGACAAGTTTTTGTTCATTTTGTTTATTTTTCATAGTCATATCAGCGATATGTTTGGCGTATTTTTTGAATAAGTCGAAGTCTTTATGGTTAGGAGTAGCGTGGTAAGATTTAGACCAAGGACTATCTTTATCATTACATAAAGGTTGATTATGAAAATCTTTTAATTTAATATCTGAGAATTTTTTGATTTCAGGAGGCATTTTATCAGTAGCGGCGAAAGTTTTATAAAATTTTTCAACATCTTTATCGTATTGTTTTTGTGATTTGTCACTTTTTTTATCAAAGACGCCTTTTTTGAAATTATAAACATCAAAATATAAAGCTTCTAATTCAGGAATGCCTATTTCATCAGTTAAGGCTTTAGAAACGGCATTTTTATTATTATGGAAAGTTGCTTCGTTTTCTTTTTTGAGTTCTTCTTGTTCTTCTTTCTGTATTTTTTGAAGTTCTTCTTTAACTTCTTTAGTAACAGCGGATTGTTCTTTATTATCGCCGTCATCTTCGACAGGAGGTTCGTCTTCGGCTAAAGTAGGACTTTCTTCAACCTTTTCAACAGGAGTTTCTTCGGCAGGAGTTTTTTCGGCGGGAGTTTCTTCGGCAGGTGGAGATTCATCATCACTATCTGTAGCTTTGGCGGTAATTAAATAAGGATTTACCGTATCTGTAGTAACATCAGTAGCAGTATCTTTAACATTTTCAGCTTTACTCATTATATCGCCGGCTAAATTTTTAGTTTGATTAGTAACATTGGAAATAGCGTCTTTCGTTTTTTCAGTAGTATTGGTTATTAATTCTTTACTATTATTAATAGCAGAATCTAAATAAGAATTGGCGGTATTAGAAATATTTTCAAAAAATCCGGGTTCAGGCGTTTCGGGGTCTCCATCACCACCACCAACTTGTTGAGTTTTGATATTCATATTACAATTTTTGGCTTTAATGAGGATGTTTTTTTCAGTATTATGAATAGGTTTAATAGCAGCGATTCTTTGAGTACAGAAATTAAGTTTTGATAAAGTAGTCCGGACACCTTTTGGAACATCAGATTTATTCATAACAGGTGTTAATTGTTTACCATTTGCGTTTTTCCAAGAAATCATAGGATTAACAGTTTTATTAATAGCCGCGAATAAATGTGCTACCTTGACATAATATCTGGCTATACCGGTACACATATGAAGTTTTTTTTCTTCACCATCAACATCAAGTTTGCCTACATCATTTTTGTCTAAATGAACAAGCGGTTGAGTTTTCATATTTTCAACAGGTTGGTCGTTATTATCTCTTAATGAACGGTCTAACCAAACAACCTCTTGCGAATTTAAATGATGTCTTAAAACCTTTTCCGTTAATACGATCATATCATCACAGTATTTTTTATCGTGTAATTTTTCAAGATCAGAGAATTTAGCCTTGGAAATTAATTTGGCTGCTGTTAAATGTAAAACATTTGGTAATTTAAATTTATTTTTCTCATCACGAATATCAAAAGGAATAGCGTCTTTCGGTTTTGTTGCTTTATTACCCATTATATAAAATATATATAATATAAAATTGAATTAAATACATATTAATTTATTAAGAATAATATGTATTTAAACCAGGGAAAGTATAAACATGTCATGAGCGGCGTAAAAACTACCCAGAAGAAACGAAGGAAAGCGAAAATAGATAAGAAAAAATTATGGGAAGCATTTGATAACGAAACCATAGATGAAAAAGAGAATTTAATATGTATGTATGAAAGACAAAAACTTGAAAAACGCGATACGTGTACTTTATGTAAGTCAAAATTATTAGTATCCGAAGATAGATTTCTGACTTGTTCAAACCGAAAATGCGGTGTAATGTATAGAGATACATTAGATGAGTCAGCAGAATGGAGATATTATGGTGCGGATGATAGCGGGATGAGAGATCCTACGAGATGTGGAATGCCTATAAATCCTTTGTTAAAAAAGTCCTCCTATGGATGTAAAGTTGTTTGTAATAATAGGTCTACATATGAAATGAGGAAAATAAGGAGATATACAGAATGGCAATCTATGCCTTACGAAGAGAAAACACAATACGATGAATTTGAATGGATAAAAGCAATGGGAAGACAATCAGGAATAGCAAAAATTATCGTAGATGAAGCAATGAGACAACATAAAAAAATCTCAGGAATGAAGACCTTTAGGGGATACAATAGAGATGGTATAATTGCCGCGTCTGTTTATATTGCTTGTAGAATTCATAATTATCCGAGAACAGCAAAAGAGATAGCAACAATATTTCATTTAGACAATACAAGTGCGACAAAAGGTTGTAAAAATGCTGGACAAATTTTAAATAACATTGAAACGGATTCAAATAGAACGCATTATTGCGAGACAAAACCAGACAATTTTATTGAACGATTTTGTAGTAAGTTAAATATAAACAAAGAATTGACGAAGGTGTGTATGTTCGTAGCTCATAAAATAGAAGAGAATAATTATATTCCAGAAAACACGCCGATATCTGTAGCCGCGGGAATTGTATATTTTGTAGCACAAAATTGTAATTTAAATATAAGTAAAAAAAAAGTGAATAAATGTAGTGAGATTAGTGAAGTAACAATAAACAAATGTAATAAAAAGTTGGAGAAAATAAAGAATAAATTAATACCCCCCGTAATTTTAGAAAAATATAAGGTATAATATATAGATGAGTAATACATCAGCAGAGAGACATGAAGAAGCGATGCGAGAAAAAGCGATGCGAGGCGAAAAAGATAGGGGTAGTCCTACTTTACAACAAGCGGTAGATGTAGCGGAAAATGTTGTTGCTAGTGGTTTTCAACGGTCAAAACCTCCGGTTGTAAAACCACCAAGAATCGCAACGCCACCTTTTGGTTTTAACCCAGGGGGGAACATAAACCCATTGCGTAAGGGTCCAACTTCTAAACGGACAGTACCAGTGGAAACTACTTTGGTAGCAAAAAAAGTAGGGAAAGAACCAGTGGAAACTACTTTGGTAGCTCCAAATGAAGGGAGAGAAAAAGAAGGGGGAGTATTACATTGGCTTGGTTTAGCAGGAGGTAGAAAACGCCGAAGAAAGAAATCGCGTAAAAGTAAAAAGAAATCAAAGAGTAAAAAAAGACGCCGTAAAAGTCGTAGAAGAAGTCGTAGAAAAAGAGGTAGAGGTGGAAATGAAATTATTTGTGACCCTGGTTTTTCTTGGGACTCTGTGGCAAAAAAATGCTTGAAAATAGACCGCCCAGTCCCTGTAGATCATGAAGGAAAACGTGTTAAAACATGGAGTGCGGAACCAGAAATAACAGGGTATGAAAAAACAATAAGTCACGGAGGAAAAAGACGCCGTAAAAGTCGTAGAAAGAAGAGAAGAAAATCAAATAAAAGAAAATCGCGTAGAAGAAGAAAGAAGTCGCGCAAGAGACGTAGATGAATAAATTAATTATGTTTAACAGTTTTTAAGAATTTTTTTAATATAGAACGATGTTTTGAAACTAATTCAAAACATTTTTTACGAATAGGGCAATTTGGATTCAATGAACCTACGATTTCATATCTTGGAGGACCACCACTATTTTTAACGAAATTAGGGATTTGATAAAATAAATCAGGATAATAGACGTGAGTCATCCAATCATCACAATACCAATTTTTGATTTGAGGAGGGAAATAAAATCCGAAAATTTCCATATGTTTTCTACTAACGAAAGATTGGGTTTGAATGAAACGGGGTCCACCGGGTCTGGAATGAGGTCCGGTGTTCCATCGGTCTATATCGAGAGGTCCGGTTAAACCAATATCGTGTCTATGTTGAAGTTTTGCGATAGAATTTTTAGTCCAATAATGTTCTTTGAATACGATATCATCGCCACATTGAAAGAAATAATCACAACCATCATCGTAAGCTTTTTGGAATGCTCGATTCCACATATGAGTGACCCAACCTTTTGGTATACCGTTACTTGATAAGAAATGAATATGTAAATGGTGGAAAACTTTAGTGAATCGTAGTAGTTCTTTTTTTTCAGTTGGATTGGAATAAATAGGGTCATCGTCATCAACGACAACATAAACATGGTAATTGTATCCAGTATCGCAAGTAAGTAAAAGAGATTTTATAAGACAGTTATATAAGTAAGAATCCTTTATAGAATTCCAATTTCTATTTCTGGAAGTGCTTGGAATTAATACACCGATTTTCATATAAAATATAATAAAAAATTGTATTTAAATATTAATGGTTATTTAAATACAAATGGAGTTTGCCCAAGAGGACAATTCAAAAACACCATCGTCTTTTTGTACAATATGTACGAATATTTGTAAGCAAGAGCTTGTATTATGGATATTAACATTATCAATACATCATAAAGGAGCGAACGTTTATATAATGTGTGATAATGCTTCGAAAAATGAGATAGATAATTTAACACCAGATATGAATGAAAGATTGAATATAAAATGGTTTGTAGAATTGGACGAGTATAGTAATAAAGCAAGGGGAGAAATGGAAAGAGATGGGATATGGCATAATTTTTTAAAAAACAAGATGAAAGTAATGAAAATAGCATTAGAAAACGAAGAGGATACCTTGTTTTTAGATAGCGATATTATTATATTGGATAAAATAAACGATATAAATAAAAATAAAAAAGTGGGTTTATCACCACAATATATAAAAGAAAAAAATGTGGAAGAAGTGGGATATTATAATGCGGGGATGTTATGGACTAATAGTAAAGAAGTGTGTGATTATTGGGTAGAAATAACAGAACCAAATAATAGTTGCGCCGAACAGATACATATGAAAAAATTAGAAAAATACGATTATTTTATATTTAAAGATAATTATAATTTACAAACATGGAGATTTGTAATAGGACAAGAAGATGGTGAGACGATAGCGGGATATATGAAACCGAAGAACGGTAAAATATATTATAAGAATAAACCGTTGAAGTGTATTCATACTCATTTTACTGTCCAAGCATTTCAACAAATAAATAGTTTATTTTTATTAAAATTGCAACAGGCGAAATGTTATAAAGAATTAAGTTGTATTTATAGATCAATAAATAATAAATGGATAATGACTGTTCCGTCACAACCGCAACCGGGTTTATGGTATCATAAGAACGATAGTTTTAGAGAATTGAGTTTATTACAAAAGAAGAATAATAAAGATGTGGATGTTCAATTAAATAAAGATTCAGGGCATTGTTGGCTGGTTCCAAATGTAATATTATATGATAGACCAAACAAAACTTGGTTTAATAATGAATTTCATAAAGCGGGATTGGTGATGTTGGGTAATATGGATAAAGAAGTGGAAGGGATAGAATTAATGGAAAAGGGTGTAAATATTAAACCGTGGACGTTTTGGCCACGTAGACCATATATTGTGGAAACCATATTAGAGAAAGAAGAAATATTAGGATGGGATAAAAGGGATGTAGAAAGTATATTTGTAGGGAATTTTGAAAATAAGATTCAAGAGAAATATAGAAAAACAGATGACGATTGGGAAAAAGTGTTAGATGTATATCATTGTACAGCAGGAAAAAAACACAAGTTTTCACAAGAAGAATATTTGAATATGTTAAGAAGAAGCAAATATGGCTTATGTTTGAGAGGTTATGGAAAGAAATGTCATCGCGAAGTAGAATGTATGGCTTTGGGTACTGTTCCATTGATAACAAATGAAGTATGTATATCATCTTATATAAATCCACCGAAAGAGGGGGTGCATTATATACGAGTGCATGATAGAGAGGATATGAGAAGGAAAATAGCAGGTGTGAGACAAGAAAGATGGAAGAAGATGTCTGATGCTTGTGTTGAATGGTACAAAGAAAATGTACATAGTAAGGGTAGTTGGGTGACTACAATAAAAGATATATTATATAATTAATTAATTAAAAATAAATCAATTAATTAATAAAATGAACATAATACTAATACCATATAGAAATAGAGGGGAGCATTTGAAATATTTTATAAAAGAAACATATCCATTATTAAAGAAAGAAATGAAAGAATTGAAGATAGTGGTGGTGGAACAAACGGAAGGTAAATTGTTTAATAGAGGCAAATTATTAAATATAGGGTTTATGTTATATAAGAATATAGGGGAGTATTTTTTTAACCATGATGTGGATTTGAATCCAAAAATGATAACAATAAAAGAATTATATAAAAAAGAGATAGAAGATGGGGAGATTATGGGGATATATACATCAATGTGTAATACATTAGGTGGAATAATAAAATTTAAAAAGCAAACAATAATGAAAATTAACGGGTTTCCAAATGATATATGGGGATGGGGATGTGAAGATAAAGCTCTACAAAATAGAGCGGAATTTAGAGAGATAAAAATATCAAAGAATATATTGAATAATGACCCGGAGAGAAATAAACATTTTACAATATTTAATGATGTTGATGATAGAGTAAGAATAAATGAGAGTATGAATTGGTTTAAACATTATAAGAAGTTCATAGAACTAAGTGATGAAGATAAAGAGAAGGAAATAATGAATAGTGGTTTAAATAATTTAACATTTAAAATAGAGAGAATAGAGATTATAAATGATGATATAAAGAAGATAACGGTGAAAATATGATTTAAATAAATATTAAATAATATATTTATAATATGAAAAAAGTGTGTTTAATGATAACTGGTCAAATGCGTACATATTATAAATGCTTTCCAAATCAACTTGAAATGATAATAAACGAAAATAAAGATGAATATGAATTTCATATAGTAATATTTACAGAATATTACGGTAAAAATGGAGGTTCACAAAAAAATTATTTTATAAATAAGGAAAATGAATATAATGAATTTAAAACGAATATAGAAAATATATATGGTAAATATTTAAAAAATGTTATTATAGAAACGCGTGATAATAAAATTAATTATCCAGAGTATTTGAATGGTTATGGTCCATGGATTGCATTATACAGAAATAACTACTTGTTTGATAAAATAGATGGAAAAAATGAATATGATATATTTATTAGATTAAGACCGGATATAGTATTAACAAATAAAATATCATTAAATAAGTTGAATATTAATAAGAATATAGTAATTATTTGTGGACAACAACGCAATGATACACGTTGGTTACATAATAGAGATTGGGATCATATGCATATATCTGATAAAAAGGGTATGGAATTATGGAATGATTATTATAAATTTATAAATAATGAAGAAAACATTTTTAATAATGAAACAAGATTTAATAATAAAGGATATTGGGAATTCAATAAAACAAATGATAAATCAATAATAGCAACACAAATATTTATGAAATATATAAAAGAAAATGATTATAATTTAGATTTTAATGAGAGTTTAAATTGTTATTCAATTCCAACACGACAATAAATATATTCATCATCCCATTTATTGTTTCTATGGAGTTTAAATCCTTTATTTGTTAAAAATTGATATATTTTATCTTTATAATGTTGAACGTTTCCGTGTTCAATAGTTAAAAAATGAACTTTATATTTATCAAAATCCCATGATTTTAGTATTGATAATTCTGCCCCTTCAACATCAATACTAAGATAATCTATGTTATATATATTTTTATTTTTAAGAAGAGTATTAATATTAATGGTTTTAACTTGTATTTTTTTATATTTTTTATAACTATCTTTAAAAGCAATTAAACTTTCTTTTTTAATTTCTTTTAAAATGCCTCCCAATTGTTCTTTCCCGCCTACTATTTCGTTTCCCATAGGAACAATAAAATCAATAATTTCATTATCATTAATATATAACGCATTATCACATATAATACAAGAACGATTTTTACGACATTTTTCTACTAATGTTGGATTGCATTCTACAATTATACCGTCCCAATTTAAATTTTTTTCTAAAAAATATGTATTACTTCCTGTTATTCCATCGTATCCTCCAATTTCGACAAAAATACCATTTTGTCTATACTTAATTATATTTTCAATATAATACTTATCTTGTTGTATTTGCGAATAAAAAGGTAAATCATAAATTTTGTATTTGTTTTCATGATTGTTAACATGAGTGAAATTAGATTTTATAAGTTTATTGATACTAATTTGATAGTCAATATCATTAAAAAATGTATTGATTACATTATTTAAATTATGACTTTCAATTTTTGATAGATCTGTGTAATTGGAAACATTATTCCAATATTTTTTAAATAGTTTCATACCAATAAAATATGAATTAAATGAATGTATATCGTTCTCTAAGGGCAATAAACATATATTGTCTTGTTGATATTTTTCAGCGCTGCCGTGTGGTGCAACAATTAATGTCTCTATTACTTCTTTAATTATAGAGATTTGATTACTATGTTTATATAAATAATTAGAAAGGAGACTGTCATGAGATAAAAAACACATAAAATAAAAACAATTTTTTAATTTCAAACTATTAAAAGTTCTACCTGAACCTTGTAAATCAAAAACGAATTTTTTACCCGAAATAGAATCGATATTATTTTTAATTATATAGGGGTTATTTTTAACTAATAAACGAGAGAAATAAACGTAATGTGTATTGTCTTTGGGATACAAAATATCATATATTTCTTTAAACCAATAACCATCGCGAGATAAAAATACGATGGAGTTTAAATTGTTATAACCTGATATTTGTTTTATTTTTAAACAAACGATTATGATAAAAGGAAGAACGAAATTTATAAAAGGTTGAAATAATATATCGTCGGATATATATGATAATCGCGTTGCTCTTAATACATAGCTTATGTAGTTATTAATAGATGATACCTTTGTTTCAATATTATTTAATTTTGTATCTTTAATATGAAAAGCATTAATATTATGTTGTAATGGATTTTTAAAATCACTTATTAAATTGTCACCATAATGTGTATTTATGTTGGAAACTATATTTTTATTTTTCCAAATAGTATTATTTGATTTACCACCATACGTTACAAATAAATTATTATCAATATATTTATGTTTATTGATCATACTTTTAATAGTGCTTTCAGACAAATACATATCACTAATTAAAATATCTTTTTTTTTAATTTTATTCAAATATTTTACGATAGGAAAAGATAATTCATACTCCAATTCAATTTCTTTTTGTTTAATATGGGATAAATCTTTTTTATAATGATTTTCAAGTTCTTGGTATGTTTTATCGAAATTTTTTGTAAGAGATTCAAAAAAAATGCGATTTTTTTTAAAATCATTAATACTATATTCATTTTCTAATATTTGAAATATGTTATGACCAGTATAACATAACCTACCCATAATAGTATCGAATACATCATATGAATTCATATATTTATATAAAACAGGTAGTTTTTATATAAATAAAGAAGGATAATATATTTATATTAGCATGATACTTATTCCATTAGGAGGTATAGGAAAGCGTTTTAAAGACAATAATTATAAAAGACCGAAAGCATTAATAAATGTATTGGGCAATCCGATGATATTTCATCTATTGGATAACTTAAAATTGACGAATGAATTAGTGTATATAGTTTATAATAACGAATATAAAAAATATAGATTTGAGGATATATTGAAAAAAAAATATCCGGAATTAACATTATCATTTATGTGTTTGGATAATAATACAAAGGGTGCTGCAGAAACAATTAATATTGCTTTAAAAAATTTGAATATTCCAGATGAACCTATTTTATGTTTAGATGGAGATAATTTTTATAAATGCGATGTAATCAAATTATGGGACATGAAGAATATGATAATTACAGTAGAAGATTTTAATGAAAAGCCTATTTATTCATATATAGTAACAAATAAAAATGTGGTTTATGATATAATAGAAAAAGAAAAAGTTAGTAATTATGCGTGTACAGGCGCGTACGGATTTAATTCTTATAAAGAATTATTAAAATATACAAATATCGTATTAGAAAACAATATTAGAACCAAAAATGAATATTACACCTCATTGGTAATAAGAGAAATGATAAAAGAAAAAGCAATATTTAATTATAGGGTAATTAAAAAGAAAGAATGGATATGTTTGGGCACACCAATCCAATTAAGACAGTTCTGTGATAATCACAACGAAAATAATACTAAAAAAAGAATATGCTTTGATTTAGATAATACATTAGTAACATATCCTAAAATTTCGGGGGATTATAAGACTGTAGAACCAATATATAAAAATATAAATTATTTGAAATATTTGAAAAAAAAAGGGAATACAATTATAATATATACAGCAAGAAGAATGAGAACACATCAAGGTAATAATGGTAAAATACTTGCGGATATAGGAGAAATAACATTTCAGACATTAAAAAAATATGAGATACCGTTTGATGAAATATATTTTGGAAAACCTTATGCGGATTATTATATAGATGACTTAGCTATAAATTGTTTTGATGATATTGAAAAAGATATGGGATATTATATGGATAAAATAGAACCAAGATATTTTAATAAAATAGAAAACAATTCTATTGAAATATATAAAAAGTCATCAAAAAATTTGGATGGCGAAATATATTATTACAAAAATATACCTAAAAATATAAAAAGGCTTTTTCCATTGTTGATAGATTATGATGAAAATAATACTTGGTATTCAATGGAAAAGGTGAATGGATTATCAGCATCAACTTTATATATATCGGAATTATTGACTATAAAAAACTTGAAAGATATAATGGATGCTATAAAAAATATTCAAAGTATAGAAATAAGTGGGGAAAAAATAAATATATATGATAATTATTTACGAAAAATAGAAAGACGTTATAAAAATTATGATTATAGCAAATTTAAAGATAGCGACATCAAATATGATAAAATTAAAACATTTTTAAATCTATATGAAGAAGATGATAATGGTATAGAGAAGGTTATACATGGCGATTGTGTATTTACAAATATAATTTTAAATGAATATGATGAAATTAAATTTATAGATATGAGAGGAAAAGTTGGTAATGTATTAACAATAAAGGGTGATTGGTTGTATGATTGGTCTAAATTATATCAATCTTTAATAGGATATGATAAGATATTACATAATAAAAAAATTAGTAAAAAATATGAGAATGATATGATAGGATTTTTTGAAAGTTATTTTTGTGAATTATTTGAAGATAAGTATTTAATATTTTTAAAAATGATAACCAAGAGTATGATTTTTTCTTTGATACCTTTACATGATAATGAAAAATGTATAGAATATTACAATTTACTTTGGATTTAAATATATAATTTAACATTAGCATTTACCATACCTTGGTTGTGAGGATCTGTTACTAATATTAAGTATTTTGTATTGGTAGCTCCTTGTGTAACAAAATGAGCGACAGTTGTTGTTAATTCAGTTCCACCGACAGTATAACTAACTGTATCACCAACTTTGATACCGCTGGATTCAATCCAACTGGTGCTATTATTACCAAAAGAATCTAATGGGTCTACAATTTGGTTATTGTTTTGTAATCTTCCAGCTTTAACAATAAAAGCTGGGGGTTTTGGTTCTCTTACATCACATCCACAGTGTTTTTCTACTCTTGGTAATAGACGCATTGTGGCCAGTGGGGTTCCTACACGCGAAACAGTTCCAGCCATTCGCGGGTCTGATTTTGTCTGCAAAGCTTTTCGTAATCTTTTACTACTAAAATGTGAGCCGGGCATTATATTAATTATTAATATAATTTTTTAATAATTAATATGATACTAAATGATTAAGCAGTAGGCTTGCTATTTTTTACAGCATTTGCTTTAAGTCTGGCTAAACGGTCCATTTGACCAACTTGCGCTTCAACTTGTTGTTGTGAAGTGGTCCTAACACCTTCTTTTTTTTGTCTTCTGCTAAATAATGTAAAAGAATTAATAGGGGTTTGATTATAAACTCTTTGTTTTCTATTTTGTGAATTGGGTGCTCCAAAAGAACCTGAATTAAAGAAACTATTCATAGTGCTATTTGCTCTTTGGAAAGTGAATGAAGCTTTATCAGCTATTGATTTATTTGGTCTTGGAGGATTGCTACGTGGTTGCGCAATACCTATATTTTTTCCCGGCATATTATCCATATATTAATTATTAATATAATTAATTATTAATAATTAAAAATGAGCACCTTTAAACATCCAAGGAGCTGAAATTAGTAAACATAAAAAAATAACTAAAGCAAGACCAATAAGAACAAACAAAGAACATATAGCAGTTTTATTAATAGAATCTTCATTTAATTGTGTCCATGTTAAACAACAGTTCCTTCTATTATAAGGGAATCTACAACAAATTATATTGCAAAAAATATCGTCACATCCTATTGGTCTTTCCCTTATTTGCATTCTTCTTAATAATAATCGTTCTCTTCGTGTAAGAACAAAAAATCTATTCCTTGGAGATATTTCAGGACTTGTGATATAAAAATTAGAGCTTATATCCTGATCACATATTAAACATTTATTTTCTCTTTTATATTGTATCCATTCCTCATAACAACTTTCGTGGTAATAAAATTTACACGCACAAAAGGAGTTCTCCGATAAATCTTCATAATAATCTTCTTCTTCGGTTAATTTACATATAATGCATTCAGACAAATCGCATAGGCTTTCTTCAACATTCAAATCAAAATGCACTGAACTTATATCCTCAATATTGTAAGGTTTGTGTCTGTTAATTTCATTATCAACATTCATTCATATTATTTAATATTATTAATTTGTTTTTAAATATATTAAAAATCAACTGTAAAATTAAACGTATTTTCCGTTTTTTTTGTATTACTTAAACTATAATCACCAACACGCTTTTCGAAAAAATTGGTCTTTCCCTCCAATGATATCATTTCCATAAAGTCGAATGGGTTCGATACTTTATAAATTTTATTAAAACCTAATTGCATTACTAATCTGTCTGCTACAAATTCAACGTATTGGGCCATTAATTTTTGATTCATACCTATCAATTTGCAAGGAAGGGCTTCACAAATAAATTCCTTTTCTATTTCTACAGCTTCTTTGATGATTTCTACAATTTTAGCTCTTTTTGGTTTTTTCAACAATTTATTGAACAAACATACCGCAAAATCTGTATGCATTCCTTCGTCTCTCGAAATTAATTCGTTACTAAATGTTAAACCAGGCATAAGTCCTCTTTTTTTGAGCCAATAAATGGAACAAAATGAACCGGAAAAGAAAATACCTTCAACGGCAGCAAAAGCTACTAAACGAGTAGCGAATGATGACCGATTATCTTGAATCCATTTAATTGCCCAATCGGCTTTCTTTTTTATGCAAGGAAAATTGTCGATAGCTTTGAATAGTTTTGTTTTTTCCGAATCTTCTTTAATATATGTATCAATAAGAAGGGAGTACGTTTCACTGTGTACATTTTCCATCATTAATTGAAAGCCGTACGCAGCTCTGGCTTCTGGTAATTGTACTTCACTCAAAAAACGTTGCCCTAAATTTTCTAGTACGATACCATCTGAACCAGCAAAGAAAGCAAGCACATGCTTGATAAAATGCTGTTCATCCTTATTCAAGGTTTTCCAATGTTTGAGGTCCTTGGATAGATCTATTTCTTCGGCGCGCCAAAAACAATCCATCATTTTTTTGTAATGACCCCATATTTCGTTATCAGAAATAGGGAACATAACATAGCGATTGGGATTTTCAGTAAGAAGGGGTTCTGGGATTTTAGACATTCCTAGATATTATCAATATAGATTTAAATATTTTTTTATATATATTAAATTCATTCCGCACCTTTAAGTAGCTAAACATAAAATTAAATTTTTGCAAATTAACTACAAGTAAGTAAGAAATTATCATTATTATAACTAATTAATATAAATATAAATTAAATAATCTTGTTAATTAATATATTTATGGTTTCAATTGGAAACGAAATAGCAAATAAAGATTTAATTTTAAGTAAAATAGATAACGAAATCAAAAATCAAAAGAAATTTATTTTGAATCAATTGGGCGATATTGAAGAAAAAAGAAAAAGCAACGAATATTTGAATACTATTTATGAAGATTATATGAAATTTAAAGAATATATTGTAAAAGAGAAAACGGAGCAACGGTTTCTATTGCAAAATTTATTGTCTTATTTAGAAAAATCAAAAATGGAAGAATTTTACGCTTCTCGTTTATTACAACAATTAGATATTGAAGAAAAAAAAGTTCATGAAAAATTAAATAAGGTAAAAACTGATTTGAATGAGCTCATTGGATATAAAAATAATAACGAATAAATATATATATGGATATTAATATTAAAGATATACAGAAAACGTTAGATGGATATAATTCAACTTTAGCGGAGTGTATTCAAAGCATTTCTAATAGTAATGAAGTAAATCAAAAAATTGTTGCAGAAATATCAGAAACGATTAATAAAATAAAAGATAAAGTTAAAAAGGCGCAAAATGATGTAGAAGAAATTGGGAACCGACAAAGCGCTTTCGATGATGCAATTGAGCAAGAACAAAAACAAATTAAAATGCAACAACAAAAACATGAGGAAAGTTTAAGTAAAGAAAGGACACGGTTAGAGGGTGAGTTAAAAAAGTCTGAAAGTGCTTCGGCGGCAAGAATTCAAGAACTACTAACACAACAGGAAGAAGAAATTAAAAGAATTAAAACAAAAATGTCTGAAGAGGCAGCTGAAGCTTTGCAGGCACAACACAGAGATGACGAAGAAAAGAAAAAACTTGCGTTAGAAGAAGTAGAAAAAGCTAGAGTAGAAGCAGAAGAAAAAGCAAAAGCATTAGCAGAAAGAACACAGAAAGAAGCGAATGAAGCAAAAACTCAGGCTGTTAATGAAGCAGCTGAACAAGCAGCCAAGTTTAAAAAATTAGAAGAAGAAAAAAAAGCGATATTAGAGAAAGATCAAAAATGTGAACAAACGTTGAATGAGCTGATGGAAGTTACCGAAAAAATGAAGGAACAAATAGAAGAATTGAAAGGTAGTCTTACGGAGCAGATAAAAATCAACGAGGCTGATAAAACAACGGCGGCAGCCGAAAAACTTGCTGAAATTGAGCAACTAAATAAAGAACACGAAACCGCAATGAAAACACAAATCGAAAAAGCAGCAGAAGACAAGAAAGAAGCAGCGACGCGAGCACAAAAAGAACAAGAAGAAGCTGTACATACTGCTGTGGAAGATGCTAAACGGACTTACAATGAACTTGAGGAACAGAAAACACACGCCGCGAACGAAGTCAAGGATTCTTTAACAGCTCAATTGAAAGAATGTAAAGCCAGTCAAGCGGCATATAATGAACAAGTTCAAAATCATATTGAAAAATATAATAAATTGAAAGTAAGTTTCAATGAAAGTAAACACATTGTTTTGGATAATTTAAAAAATTTAGTTGAGGACTTAGGTACAAAAGATATAGCCAATTTAGAAAAAACTATTAGGGAGATATTGGAAAATAGAAAAGGTAAGGGCGGGACTGGAACAGGCGGACCAAAAACATCTGATGAGTCAGATGATGATTCAGGTGAGCAAGCAGAAGGGAACCCCTCGATCCGCAGAAGTGATAGCACACAAGAAGGAATGGATATGGTGAGCAACGTGCAGAAAGATATAAAGGATGCTCTTCATTCTAATGCACCTTCTTCTTTTGCTACAAAAAACCCTTTATCAAGAAAAAAATCAGCTGCAGATTTTAGAGAGGATGTAAGAAAAGCATCTAAACCAGTTGCTGATGCTTCCAAGCCGGTATTTAGTGTTGATCATATAAAAAATGAATACCTTCCAAAAAGTGGATTGGGAAATTTAAATGATAAAACGGCCATCATGGAAGACCCTTTATACCTATGGTTGAAAAGTCTAATATATTTCACCAACCAAGACATGAAGAAAGGGTTACTCCCTAATATTTTGGGTAAATTAAAAGGAGGAAATAATCAAAACGTGGATAAACATATTGGAGATTATGTTAATAATTTATTACAAGCCGTTATTGAAGAAGATAGACATCACAAGCATCATTTATTTACTAATAAATCAACAGAACAAATTCATAAAATATATGGAGGTTTAATTGCAGCGTCTTTTACTATGCACGATCCTAAGGTTATTGGTCAAAGACTATTACACCCATCAAGCGAAGTAAATAAAAATACGCTAAAAGTTTTTAAAGATGAAGCAAAATTTATAATTAATCATTATCTACATGTTGATGGTGGCGAGAACGCATTTACTAACGACACATGGTTACAAAAATTACAGCGAAGTGGTGGTGAAGATTTTATCAATTCACCCAGCTTTAAGCCACATGAGCATTCTTTTGACAATAGAAAAAGTTTGCAAGGTGGTTTTAGACACGGGAAACGGTCACAGAAAAAAAATAAACGAACATTGAAATCAAAATTAACAGCAAAAAAATATTCATTAAAAATAGGAAAAAAGAAAAAAGGGAAAAAGGGGAATAAATCTCAAAAAAGACGTAAAAGTATTAAGATAAGAATTTAGGAAAAATAATAAAAATTAATTACCAATAATAAAATTATATTAGTAATTAATATAATGAAATTACCAGGTTTATTTAAAAACAAGATTTTATGCTATGCGTTGGTAGTATTAGCAGTATTGAATGTTATTGGATATATCACAGCAGGAGCTTATGAATGTTTGGGTGTATTTTTATTGGCTTATTATGGAGCAGACCAATATTGTAAGAATATGAGTTGTTCAATTATTGTTGGTCTATTTGCATCTAATTTCTTATTTGGATGTGGTCGCGTTAAAGAAACATTTGTTGAAAACATGAAAGGTTCGAAAGAACATATGGAGGATGCGGCAAATATGGCGGCAAAAGGAGCATCAGAAGCATTTAAAGAAGCGGCAGAAGCACAAGATCAAGCAGACAAAGCCGATGAAGAAAAGGAACAATGTCCACCGGGACAAACGTATGACGAGGCTACGAAAAAATGTAAAGTAGCAGACGCGGCAGCAGCAGCAAAAGGAGATGCCGCTGAAAAAGCAGCTGAAGCAGCAGCAGCAACCGCAGAAGCAGCAGCAGCATCAAGTTCTGCATCTAAATAAATAAATATTAATTATGGAATAATTAATTATATCATAATTAATATATATATAATGGTAAAAAGGAGTAAAATACCTAAATTGAAAGTCCCATCTTTGGGAGGTTTAACTAAGAATAAATATGTTCTATATTTATTGGTTGTAGTTGGTTTGGTAAATGTGGTCACATTTCTTCAAACGAATAATTTGGATTCTTTAGGATTATTTGTAATATCAGGCGTTTTAACAACATTTTTTACAAAAAATATGATAGTTGCGTTATCTGTTGCTATTTTAGCCGGGATGTGTAAAACATGTACGAAATATGTTGCGGTTGGTAAATATTTGGAAGGTTTTAAAGAAGGAGCGGATGATGATGAAGAATTGGAAGATGATGAAGAAGAAGAGGATGATGGTATGGAAAATTTTGTTGGTGGGTATTTTAGAGAAGGATTTAAAGAAGGAAACAAAAATAAAATGGCTGGTAAAAAAAAGAAAAAATCAAGTAACAAAAAAACATCGGATAATGAATGGTATTCAAGTACAGGAAAGAAAAGTGGTTGTAAAAAGGTAGGAAAACAGAAATGTAAAGATAAAAACTGGACGTGTCAAGCATCCAAAAAAGCTTGTCAAGATGCATCTAAAAAAGGTTTCCAAAATCAACATTCTATTCCATCCAGTGAGCCCACTTCTTTGGACGATAATGGCGATGAAGCTCCAGGAAAAAGAATCGATTATGCCGCAACAATGGAAATGGCTTATGATAATTTAGATAAAATGTTGGGTAAAGATGGGATGAAGGGTTTGACGGCTGAAACAAGTAAATTAGCAGCACAACAAAAGGGTTTAATGGAATCATTAAAAAATATGACTCCTATAATGAATAGCGCTAAAGCCACTTTAGATAGTATGAATTTGCCTGAAATAAATAAAATGGCTCAAATGATGAAGAATATCAATGGTGGTAAAAGATCTGAATAAATTTTTTAATTATTGTCTAATAATAATAACAATAATTAATATATGGGAAAAAAGTGTAGTAGTAATAAAAATATACTATTGATTTTGTTTATAATAGCAGGATTTTTATTATTGGGCTTAGGTTTTTCTATAAATCCTGTTCAAAAATATAGAGGTCCCAGACATGAGAAAGAGGAAGTGCTTTATAATGCGCATGCTCCGCCACATAAAGATGGTAATTATTTTCCACCAGAAGAGAAACATCCTAAGGGATTGCCTATAAATATTCAAACAAGAGGTCCAAATGTTGATTATAGACAATTGGGTATTTTAACAAGAATGAATGGAGAAGAAATGATATTACCATTGATGGGGAAACCATTATACAGCAATAGAAGTAAATGGCAATATTATACAATGACCGATAATAATAATGTAGTAAAATTACCTATTTCAAGCAATGGTAGGTCTTGTACAGATGAATATGGTTGTGACGAACTAACAAATGGGGACACTATTTATGTAGAAGGATATAATGATATGTTTAAAGCAACAATATACGATAATAAATATTTTCAATATATACCTTTTTTGTAAGTAAATATATTAAACATAAAATTTATTTAATATATATATAATGTTATCAACTTTAAAAAAAGCGAGTCCTTATTCTACGTTTCCATTGGATTTACAGGAAACATTTACTGAAAAACAAGAAAAATTAGAAATATATGTAAAAATTAAAGATGGTGAGAAAATAGGAAAATGCACTGATGGAAAATATTATGTGTTTAGCAATAGTTCATACCAACAAGCAATGAGGTGGTGGTATGAAGAAGATAGGAGTAAAACTGTAGAATATATAGACCAAGATTTAGGGGATTACATAAATTTTTTAGATAAATTAATAAATAAGATCGAAAACGATGTATTGGGTATATATAAATTATTTGGCTCAAAAGTTAAATCTTATAATACAGACCTGATACAGGGGTTATATATATTAAAAAAAACTTACGAAGAACAACGTTTAACATTCAAAGAAAACAAGGAAATTATAGCCAAAATTGATTCTGTAATACTAACGTTAATAGATTTTAAAGACCGTATAACAACAACAACAGAAAAAAACAATAAAAAAATGGATACTTTATTAACTATTAATAATACAATAAAATCATTTGAAGTATAATTTAATTATTACATAAATACTATGAAATAATTAAACATCTATTTATGAATCTTGAAAATTACTACTATTAAAATTAGAAATCTCTGTCCTCACATTATAGCTATCGTCTATTGTTCGTGTATCAATTTCAAACCTTCCAGTCTCTTTATTATAATGAGCCATTAATACTACCGTATCCTTGTTCGGATCAAGTTCTACATCAACAGTTTCATCTGGTCTATTAGCCATTTCATCGATAATGCCTCCCAAATCAATTTCTTCTTCTTCTTCTTCTTCATCACCTTCATCTTCATTATTTTTTGTTTCTTTCTTTCTGGACAACAGTTCTTCTGTTTCTTTTTCTAGCGCAGCTTCTTGTTCATCAAGACGGTCTTTTTTAGCCTGTTGATCTGCTTTTTCTTGCTCGGATTCATCCAAAGATAGTGCAATAGCCTTTTGATCTTCTTCTTTTCCCGCTAGCGCCATTTCCTTTGCTTTCACTTCTTGTTCTTTTTTGTCCAACAATTCTTGCATCTGTTTTACACGTTCTGTATCTTGTTGATCGCAATCCTGCGTTGCTTTTCTTTGTGATTCTAATTTTTCTTTTTCTTCTTGGAGTTCTTTTTGAAGCCTTTCAATATCTGCTTTTGCTTCTTCATCATGTTTTCGGCCTTCTTCTATTGCAGCATCTGTTTTGGCCATTTGGTTTTCGAGAGCGACTTTGCCCGCTTCTACCTCTGCTTTATGTTTGGTATTATTCGTTATTTCAAGTGTTTGAGCGACTACATTTATACCATGTGTTTCCTTTTTTGTATCCGCAATTTTTCTTTTAATCTCTTCAATACCTTGTTTATCTATTATATTTTTAACTTTTCCCTGTAATTCTTGTAATAAATTTCCAACATCTTTTTTAATTTTTTCGGTTTCGGTTGCGTTAGACTGATAAGTTTTTAAGGCCTCTACAAAATTTGCTTTTCTATCTTCTTTTTCCTGCAAGGTTTGTTCTGAATATAACTCCAAACCCTTAGCAACTCGTAAATATAGTTCGCCATTCTCATCTTCGGGGGGAACACAAGGTTCGTTTTGAACAATATTCATTGTTTCCAAGCCGATTTTTATAAACTTTTCATCCTCCTCATTACCATCATCTTTATTTTTTGAAATTTCAGCAGTTTCGATTGAAAAACTATTCAAAAAATTATCCGGAACATGATCGCCATAACATTTTTCCAAATGTGTACAAAATATATTGAATAATGGTTGTTCATCTATTGTAGTTTCCATTAAATCAATATATCTTTGCGATTTTTCAAGTGGAAATGATTCTTCCGTTTCTTTTAATAATATTTCTAAAAATGTTAAAGCTTTTATTTTTTCTTCGAGATGATTTCTAAATTCACTTGTTTTTTTCTTTATTACTTTACCTTCTTCTTCATGTTCGCCAATAGGGACATCTAAATGAGTTGGACTAAACAATTCCTTGATTTTGTTATTAAGATGCGCAATTGTTTGTCTCTGGAGTTTTCTGGTATCATCCTCAGGTCCTTTATATCCCATAACATAATTAATATACCTTGTCATTCTTTGTGTTATCATTTCAACCAAAGGTAGTTCTCCATCCGGTGATTTAATTTTTTTTTTTAAATAATAATTGTAAAATTTAGTAGATTTTTCACCTATTCTATTCGACTGCTTATCATCCGTTGTGTGTGCGTATGGCCCATCAGGATTATAAATATATGGTTGGTCTGTTAATACCCGGAATGATTCGGTGGAATCTATTAAAAATTTTTTAAATTTATCCTTAATATCCTCCCCATCTTCTTGTTTATCCGTCTTGCCATCTTCTGTATCGTTATATATCATTCTCCAGCGCGCTTGTATATCATTATCATCAACATATGGAACTATTAACGAACATTTCATTTTCGTATGTAATATAGAACCAACTCCTTCAACACCTTTTTTCCAGTGTTTTTTAGCACGTAATGATTCTCCGGCTTTTTTCTCTTGTTCCTTCTTTTCTTCGACATTTCTTTGTGCTTCATCTGCCGCCTTCCTTTTCGTGTCTTTATAAAATAAGGCACTATCGGCCTTTTTTTTCTTTTTTTCCGCATCCTTTACCGCCTTCTCTGTTTCTTCATGACTTTTATCAAGTACATCTTTTTGTTGTTTAATATTTTCTTCCAACCCTTTAATTTCGCCTGTTTTTAAACCTTTGGCGATTTCATCTGTTTCCGCGCTAAGCTTTTCGTCTTCTTTTTTTGTTAAGGCTTCTATTTCTTTTTCTAACTTTGATTCTTTTGCTGTTTCTGTCGCCAAATTTTTGTCGTATTCCTCTTTTTTACTAACACTTTCTGCTGTGATTTTGGCCGATACATCTTTACTCTCTTTTTCGATTGTTTTCCACCACAATTTATCATCTTTTTGTTTTTTTTTGTAATCATTTAACCTCTTTCCGTATTTTTTTAAAGCATATTCCATTACTCCAAAATATGTTAATGCGTTTTTTACTTCTCCATTTTGCATCTTTTCGTCATTTTTGAGGTGGTCCAATATAAATTGGTCTCTATTTTCGTCATCCTTTGTTTTCCAGGCTCCCCATTCTCGTTTAAATTCCTCATTTAATTCAACAATTGCGTCTTTTGCTGCATCTGATTTTGCCTTTTTGGTTTCATAACTTGTTTTCTGTTTATTGTATTTATTTCCTTCATTTCCTTCTGTTGCTCCCATTTCATTCAATGCATCTTGTAATCGCTGTAATTCATCAGGATTAACAACTGCTTTTTCCTGCTTTTTCACGGCCCCCTCTTTTTTTATTTTTTCTTTTTTATATTCTTTATCTTTACTTTCTGCACCCTTTGAAAATCCTGTAATTAAATTTATTTCAACTTGGGTATGATCGATATCTGTTTTTAATTTTAAAGCTTCCATTTGCCTATTTGATAGTTTTTTAATATCATCATCATCACCAATCTCATTATGAAGTTTTTTTAATTCTTCTATGAGATTAGAAGCCTCTTGTTCTTGCATATTACCATAAGCCTCACCTAATTGTCCAACCAGGTTTTCATTTTGCGCAAATCTATCCAGTTTGGCTGTAATTGGTGGCGCTGTTTTTTCATTATACGTAACACCCAACTCCTGTATTTTTCTTTGTACATCCTTTAATTCTGTTTCTTTTTTTTTAAGTTCTTCCGATTTAAAAACCCTGCCGATCTTTTCAGGATCATCAAGTTTTCCCTTGGCTGTAGAAGCCGTCGTTATTACACCACCTTTTTGTCTTTTATAATTTTTAATGGAATTATTTTTAATATTATATTTCCTTCGTCTTTTTCTAAAACTCCTACCCAGACGACCTCTTTTTTTATTTTTTCTTTTTTTAGGAACATTTTTCTTGGATTGATTTTTGTGTTTTTTTAATTTATATATCCTTTTATTGGTGATGTTCAATTTCGTCATAATATATACATAAAAATAGATATTTTTTTATAATAAAGATATATATTAATATGTCATGTTCGCAAGGGTATAATATACAAAAAGATGAAGAATATTCGGTGTGTGCTCCTAACGTATGTCCGTATGATTATTCATATGATTACTCGTATGAAAGTCAATGTAAAGTTACTAAACAAGCGAAACATTTAAAAATTGTATGTTGGACTAAAAGTTATGTAACAATAGGAACAACAAATAATTTAACATTAACAGAGATGAGATTATGTTCGCCTTCTATAAATAAATGGGATGGTGTTAATGCTAAAGCGGAACTGGTTTTAAAACATGTTGATAGTGGAGGGAAAATAACTTGGGTATGTATTCCCGTAGAAGAATCGGGTGCTGGAGCTGGTGCCGATATAGATTTTTTTGATTCAATCAACGAAGCGGTGAAGGTTTTAGTTGGTGAGACTAATGGGAAAATGAAATTGGTAGAATTAGGAGGAGGGTTTACATTGAATAAATTAATACCAGTAAGTTCTTTTTATTATGCGGAAGGTGATGGATTAAAATTTGGAACAGGGGCGTGTGATGCGGAAAGCAATAATATAATAATATTTCCAAAAACAGCGGCTATAAAAATGAAACCGATAGTAGGAAGTAATTTACGTAATCTCATATCATCATACAACCCATCAAGAAGGGAAATTGAAGGGTCAAAATCCAAGAATGGAAATCCAACAGGTGGTCAATTTTTAATTAATGAAGTAGGAACAAAAGCAAATTCAGCTGTGAAGGATAGTAAATTCGGTGTTATGGGGATGACGTGCGAACCGGTTATTGATCCAGCAACACAGAAAAATGTATCAGCGCCTAAAGATAATAAAAAGGATGTGAGTGATAATTTTTCAGGATTACCTAAGGAAAAGATGTGGGAATATATAGGAATAGTGCTTGCTATTATAGCGGGTTTAGGTTTAATATTTGCTGGGTATTGGGTATTCGGACCTAAACCATACGATCATTATAAAAAATTGAAACGACAAGATGGGATAAAGATAAATAGGTTTTCAAATTTCATCGCGAAGAAATTTGGTTGGGTAGAAGAGGATGAATAAATAATTATTAATCATACTATTATTAATAATTATATTTTAGAGGCGGCGTGTAATTTGTCTTGTATGGGTTTATATTTGGCGTTGTCTAGAGCATCAGTGGCAGTTCTTGGTAACATATTTGCGATAATTTCTTCTTCGACAGTTATGTTATTATTTTGATATACTTGCATTTCATGATGTTTTTTATCTTCACTTGGTACAAACTCGCTTACAGAGCCGAATAAATTCGAGGAAGACGATGATCGTCTAACTAATTCATAAGCAGCGATAGCACCCAAAATGCCGACTAAAGGATTAACAACCATGAGTGAAAGTCCAGCCATAATAACGAGTGTTTTGCCCACAATAGTATCAACTAAAGATGCTACGTTGGAAGGTATTTTAATATCCATTACAATAAATATGGCCAACACTACAGCTAAAACATAATGACGTTTATCATTGAATTTTAAATTATTAATAAGTTTCATTATATATTAATTATCAAGATAATTAATTCCGTAAAATTGAATAAAAAATTAACATAAGAAGTAAATAAGTTATATATTATGGAGAATGATTGTGCTACTTATCTTGGACAAAAAGGATATACTATAAAGAAGGAGAATATGGAAATAAAAGATCAAATAGAATTGAGAAATGATTTGATGGTAAAGCCGTATGTTCCTAAAACTTCTATGGTAAAACCGGAATCTTTTCCGATATATAGAGAATCAAAAAATAAATTTTATATACCTCGTTTTTATGGAATAGATACATATGGCGAACCCGAAGTAACTAAGTTAAATCCTGGTAAGGATATAGATTTAAAATTTAATGGTGATTTGCGAGATTTCCAAAAACCAATTGTAAACGCATATTTAACACACGCTAAAATTAAAGGTAGCGGGTTATTGGAGATTCATACGGGTGCTGGCAAGACGGTGATGGGATTATGGTGTTTAGCCGCACTTAAAAAGAAGACATTAATAATAGTTCATAAAGAATTTTTATTAAGACAATGGATAGAAAGAATAGAACAATTTTTGCCCAATGCTCGAGTAGGAAGAATACAAGCGAGTGTAATAGACGTAGAGGATAAAGATATAGTAATAGGTATGTTACAAAGTTTAAGCATGAAAGACTATGAACAGAGCTTATTTAATCAGTTTGGTTTTACTATAATAGATGAATGTTTTCCTTATGGTCAACATATTCATACAGAGAATGGTTTAATAAGAATAGGAAGTTTATACGAAAAATGGTTAAATAAAGAGGAATTACCAAAAATATTAAGTTTTAATAAAAAAACAAAAGGATTTGAATATAAGAAAATGACTTATGCTTGGAGGAAAGAAAGAGAAGATTTAATAAAAATAAATTTATCAAAAAGAGTTATAAAATGTACACCAGAACATAAGATATTAACTACTAAAGGTTATGTAGAGGCAAATAAATTAAATGAAGGAGATTTAATTATATCTAAATACGATAAAAATCATATTGATAATATAATATCACGTGCTTTAAATGAAGACCAATTACAAGTTATATATGGGTCATATTTGGGGGACGGACATATTAGTATAACAAAAATGAATAGATATAGACTAAGAATAATTCATTGTGAAAAACAAAAAGAATATTGTGAATGGAAGGCGCACATGTTTGGAATAAAAGAAATGAATATTATAGAAAAGAATGGGTATTCTCAAAAAAGAGCTTATCAATTTAATACAAAAATATTTGATTTAGAAAATGAAATACCAAAAGATACTAAAAAAGTGCCGAATTGGTTATTGGATAAATTGGATGAGAAAGGGATAGCAATATGGTATATGGATGATGGTTCTATTAATAGAGTAAAATTAAAAGATGGTAGTATTAGTAATTATATATCAATTCATTCTAACAATTTCGATTATGATACACAAGAAAAATTTGTGAAAAAGTTTAGTGATTATGGAATTATTTGTAGTATTCATAAAACAAGGGGGAAATATTATTATCTAAATTTCAATAAGGAAAACACAAGAAAACTATTAGAATTGATATCGCCATATATACACGAATCAATGAATTACAAGATATATTCAAGAGAAGAGAATTACGAATGGAATAGTGAATTTTTAGATTATGGGGTTTTAAAGGTGACTGGTAAAAGTTATTTAAAAAATAAAGGAGCGAATAGATGTAAAAAACCATATGTATATGATATTGAAGTAGATGATAACCATAATTTTGTATTAGGAAGTAAGAGTCGTGGAGACCAAGATATTTATATAGATGGTCCAGTAGTTTCAAATTGTCATCACATATCAGCAGAGGTATTTAGTAGAGTATTATTTAAAGTTGTAACGCCATATGCGTTAGGGTTAAGTGCTACTATGAAAAGGAAAGACGGTTTGACGAAAGTATTAAAAATGTTTTTAGGGGAGGTGGTGTATAAGAAAGAAAGGAAAGGAGAAGATAATGTGGTGGTGAAAGCAATAAATTATTATTTGGATGATGAAGAATTTTTAGAAATATCATTAAATTATAGACAACAAGTTAATTATTCGGCAATGATGAAAAAGATATGTGAATTAAATCATCGTAGAGAATTTATATTGAAAGTAATAGAAGATTTGGTGGAAAATGGATCGGAGGATACACAAATAATGGTATTAGGTCATTATAAAACCATATTAACGTATATATATGAAGCAATTAAACATAGGGGGATAGCGACAGTAGGTTATTATATAGGGGGTATGAAAGAGATAGAATTGAAGAAAAGTGAAGGTAAGAAAATAATAATAGCAACATATGCGATGGCGGAGGAGGGATTAGATATAAAGACATTAACAACATTGGTTATGGCTACGCCTAAATCGGATGTTACCCAAGCGGTAGGTAGGATTTTAAGAAAGAAAAGGGAAGAATCATTAGTAATCGATATAGTGGATCCCCATATAATATTTCAAAAACAATATGTTAAAAGAAAACGATTTTATAAAAAACAGAATTTTCAATTGAAGGAGACAGATATGAATGGATATTATAAGGATGAATGGGAATTAAAAATTACAAATAAGAAATCAAAGAAGACATGTACAAAGAAAAATACACCATTTATGAATGGGGTATGTTTAATAAAGGATGATGACTGAAATTAAATTAGTGTTTTCGTATATATTTGTGAAAATATCATCAATATATATATCAAATGTTAAGTAATTTTTATAAAAATTACGTAGATAAAAAGGAAGAAATAAATAAAAATATCGTTATAGCGATACTTGCTAAGGATAAAGAATATTGTTTGAAATTTTATTTAGAATGTATATATAATTTGAATTATAATAAAAAGGATATACATTTGTATATTCGTTCAAACGATAATACAGACGAAACACAAAAAATATTAGAGAATTTTATTAATAAGCACGAGAAAGAATATGGTTCAATATATAGTAATTTTGAAAGTGTTAATAATCGTTTGAAAGAAATGGGACATAGAGAGTGGAATAAAGAAAGATTTAAAATATTAGGTGCTATTAGGAATGAATCTATTCAGTATGCGATAAAAAAAAAGTGTCATTATTTTGTTGCGGATTGTGATAATTTTATAACATCTAATTGTTTAAAAGTATTAATGGAAAAAATATATCAATATAAAGTTCTTGCCCCCATGTTAAACTCACAAGTGAGAAAAAAATGGTATTCTAATTTTTTTTATGAAGTAACGGACAAAGGATATTGCAAAGTATCTAATTATTATTATACTATTTTAAATAGACAACATAAAGGAATATTTAAAGTCCCCTTAATTCATTGTACTTATATGATAAACAATGATATTTTGACTGAAATTAGTTATGATGATGGTAGTGATAGGTATGAATATGCAATATTTTCGGATGTATTGAGAAAAAAAAATATTCATCAATATTTAATAAATGAAGATTTTTATGGATATATTTTATGGTCTTTGTCTGAAGAGGAATTAAAAGAAGATTTAAATAATTGGAAAGGTCATTTTGAAGGAAATAAATACCTTACTAATTAATAAATTTTTAAAATCCTTTTGGAAATATAACGTACCGGCAAATCAATCATTCTTGCACCAGAAAGTATTCGTTTTCTATACTTTTGACTTGGATTGCTAAAATCATCTATCATATTTTTATTCATAATATATGAAAAACAATTGTAAGTTTTATTGGAATCGCAATGTGTGATTTTTAAAGAAGAATATTTATAATATAACCCTAAATGTAACCCTTCTTTTTTATCTAATCTTTTACAATTTTTATTTATTTTTATAATGAGACCATAAACCTTACTATTTATTCTTTTTTCGATATTAGCTTTACCGGATAGTTTTCTATTAATGAAAGATCTATATGTAAAAATATAATTTTCTAAATATCCTGGTCCTATAATTTTAAAATCCTTATCACATAAATATTTTTTTAACTCGAAAATGTTCATATTTGAACCGTATGCGAAATGATACATTAATATATTAATTTATAATATATTAATTATTCCTCAGACTTGACAGACTTGACCAATGCTTGTGAAGCCACAAAGTCATTATTCTTCACGCACATACTCACACCGCCAAGTAGTTCCCAACCATCATTCAACGCCTTATTTACATTCTCCACGAGCCCTTGGTGGCATTTCATGTAGTCCCAGTGATCTCCCCTTGCAATCTTGTATTCTTTTTTGCCGTCACCGCCTCTTCTTTTTCTGCTTCTTTTTCTTCTGGTTTTTTTCACCATTCTTATAAATTATATTTATATTTTACTTTCAATGCACAATAATGTATTAATTATATTAATTAAGATATAATTAATTGTGAAATGTTAGGTAATTATATTTAGCGGCGTCTGCTGCGTCTGCTTCTTCTACGGCTTTTGCTTCTTTTGCTTCTACGGCTTTTACTTCTGCGGCTTTTACTTCTGCGGCTTCTTCTGCTTTTAGAGCGGCGTCTACGGCCACCAGTCATACTACGAGTTCTACGTCCAGGCATTATAGTATATAAAAAGAAATTAATTATTATATATTCCTAAATAATTTAACGCATTTATAATCCTTTAAAATGATTATAATTATCGTAGCAAGATGGGGCATTTTTAGATATGCCTAAAGGTGCGGTTGCCCAAGGTTTATCACCACCGGCGAACGGAGCACCATAGGTATGGGAAGAACCACCTTTTTGTGTCATCAATAATGATGATTTTGATTTACAACCACAACCACCTTTTTGTCCGCCCTCCATCTTACAATGTGGTGGCTGAAGATCCCCCGCTTCTGGATCATCGCAATTCGGAACCGAACCACCTCTTCTTCTTCTACGACGGCGCGATTTTCTTCTTTTACGACGAGATTTGCGTGATTTTCTACGCGACTTTCTTTTACTTTTTCTACTTTTTCTACTCTTTCTTCGACGTCTTCGTTTACCACCACATTGTTTTGATTTTTCATATTTTTGATATGCTGGATAACTACCTTTAAAAGTGGCAGCATCAGCGGCACCTTGACTTGTAAATCCAAATCCACCGCCAGTTTGTGCGTTACAGTTAGTATAAGCATCTCCATGGGGAACCATTTTACCTAAACGATTGTTAGCCATGAAGTCTAAATTAGCATAGGTGATAGTGCGACCACGACCACCTTTCTGTTGTTTTCTCCTACGACTTTTACTTCTACTTTTACTTCTACTTTTTCTTGCCATTCTTTTAGTACGTTTAGATTTTCTTTTACCACCACGCATAACAATATTAGCCCCACGCTGAGCGTGAGTTTGGAATGAATTTTGCGTATTCATTAATAATTCGGATTGAACAGACATATATTAATTATTGTTATAATTAATTATTGTTAATTATATTTTACGCAAATATGAGATGTTTTAGTGATGGGAGATTTTGTGATATCTAAAGGTATCCAATATTTAAATTTATTAGAATAAATACAATTCATAACGTGAGAAACATCCATATCAACAAATTTATCTGGACTTGTATTTTCAAATTCATCTTCGTCGTCACTTTCTTCCAAAGCGTCTAAATTATAATTTTCTTTAATTGTTCTAAATAATTTATTCATAAAAACACTTGTCTTATAATCCGGAATAAACATTAAGCCCTGGGAAATAAGTTTTTGATTTTCTTGTGAAAATACTTCATAAATATCATTTTGCAAATGAGGTTTTACCAATAAATTAGCATAAAATTTCTTTTCTATTCTAATTTTTTCATTTTTGAAAGGATAATTGTTAGTTAATGACCTATGTTGAACGCAATAAATATCATATGGTAGGGTTTGAATAATATTAATTAATTTTGTTCGGTTGGTTTCAATGATAGGCAAACCAAAGACAATATTTTTGGAAGTGTATAATGAATTATTGATATGATTTTTTAAAATATAAGATATTAGATTTATTTTTTTCAATTGATTTAAATGACCAACATCTTGATTTTTGAAATAATGAACATTTTCTATGTTAAAAAAATTGCTTTTTTTAATAGTAAATAAAGTTCCATAAAAAATAGTCCCTTGTCCTGTAGATAATAATTTATTGAAAGAGGAATTTAAAATATTTATAGAATTAATGGAGTTTTTATGTTTATTTAATTCTAATAATATACAAGCGGGCGATGATTTATAAGTTGTAAGCCACGCGAAATATTTTTTACCTTTTGGTATAGTGATGTATATATCTGATGTATGTTGAACTTTTTTATATAAATTTTTTTCATAAGAAAGTTCTACATTAGGAAAATTAGACATGATTGCTTGTTGAGCGCGTTTATTTTTAATCATATTATTTATAATAGTATGATTCTTTTTAAGTTGTTTTAATAACTACTAAATGATGGTCCTCCACCACCATTCATAAACATATTACCTACTTTATCGATTTGTCTATTTATTTCACTACTACTTGTAGGAAGCTCCATTATTTTATTAGGGTTACCCTTTTCTTGAACATCATTGGCTAATTGTTTAATATAATCTTTTAATTCGGCTTTCATATTATCAGTGCCTTTAGAATTTTGAGCAATGGATTGATATATTTCCTTATATTGTTCGATTGGTTTTTTTACTAAATCTTTTGTCTTAGGCACGGTAAGATTATTTTTGAAATATATATAAATATAATGTGCGCAAGCGATTATTGTAATAGATAGAATAATTTGTTGTATAGTCCAAAATATCATAATTAGATTAATATACGATAAAATAAATCCAAATCCTCTTTAAAAGAATGTCTATTTTCATCTAAATTCGATAATATAAAAACATCTGTAACAATATCATCAATATAAGTAATGTGTAATTCTGTATCTGATTTTTCTGAATGTTTAAAAATATGAGTTTTTAAATAAATAGATTCATGATTTGGTGGGATCCAATTTTCCGGAAATTTATTTTTAACAAAAGGTATGTTTTGTTTTATTAAAGATGAATTTTCAAAAGGGATTTTATAAATATTATTTTGTTCTGTTAATGAAAATTTGAATATTTTATCATTGATTATTTTATATAATCCATTTTCTGAAAGTATATGGATTTCGTCTCGCTCAATATGAAAAAATGTATCTTTTAATTTATGAATAGTCTTATCGTTTATAGATTTATTATTTATACCCTCAAATAAGTATTGGAACATATTAAATATTTATTACAAAAACCATTTAAACCGTTTTCAAATATGAATAATAAATGCCTGTGCAATGTGTAGTGATAGATAAACAAAATAATAAAAAACAAATTAAAATAAATGTAAATAGTGACCAATATTATAAAAAATGTAAATTAAGAAGTGTGAAAGATTTTGATTATCGACATAGTTGGAAAATTAAAGAAGAAGGAGAGGATAGGTATTTAAGTATTTTTGCTAAAAATAACGGAAGGGCGAATACAGAAAATAAATGTGAATTGCCCCCACCCCTTGATAATCAATTGTATTTTGGAACTATGTTAGTAGTAAAACATAAAGAGGAAGGTAAATACGATATGGACGATTTAATGGAATTAACTGTTGAAAATTGGGAAAAACATTATAATAAATTATATGGCGGATTTGAAGATTTGGGCGAAGAAGATAGTTATTCATCAGAAGAATCAATAGACCCCGAATTATTAACAAAGGAAGGTTATTCTAAAGAAGATGGATTTGTAGTTGAAAGTGATGAGGAAATTATTGATGATGAAGGGGATGAAGACGGAGAAGAAGAAGAAGAAGAAGAAGAATATATTGGGGGCGAAGAAAGTGATGAAGAAGAAAGCGATGATGCTTCGGAGGATGAAAGTGATAGTGAATATGATAGTGAAGACTCATATATAGCATCTGAATTGGAAGAAGAAGAATATGTAGAAACGGATGATGATTAAAATAAAATTGATTTAAAAGAAATATAATTTATTAAATCAATATGAATATTGTTCCGACAGAGTTTAGAAATAATATAAAAAATATAATTAAGACAAAATTGTGTTTAACTGAAGACAGAGCAAAGAATTTTGAAATAGGGTTATACAATCAAACCATAAAGGAGTGTAAAAAGAGAAAGATATTAAGAAAATGGGAGAATCCATATTTTGTATTGTTATATAAAGATAAGCTCAAGAGTATATGGATGAATTTATTCAATAATTCATCATCTGAAAGATTGATAAATCAGATTAAAGAAGGTAAAATAAAAACCTATGATTTAGCAATGATGTCTCATCAAGAATTGAATATGGATATTTGGAAAGAATTAATAAATAAGAAATTGAAAAGGGATAAAAATATGGGCGAAGAGGACATGGGTGCGGCCACTGACGAATTTAAATGTTATAAATGTAAGAAAAGGAAATGTACATATTACCAGATGCAAACGCGGTCGGCGGATGAACCGATTACAACTTTTGTGAGTTGTTTGAATTGTGGGAATCAATGGAGATTTTAACTCAAATAATTAATGATTATTATTAATAATTAATTATTCGTAATTAATATATGTCAGCGAATGCAACAGAAGTAGCAGCATACAGGGAATTATATTATAAAGAAGTTAACGAACTTGATAATCCACTGGTATGGTTAGATCTATCCAGTTCATCAGGCATAATTGAATATAATAGAGGATACCCGTATATAGAATGGTTACAACGTGTATTAGGTGGAAAGGTGCATACATTTAATCCACAATATATGACTTTATTGGAGGCTCAAAAAAAAGCTATCGTAGAAGATGAATATTTGGGATTTTCGATTAAAATATTATTAACAGAAAGTTTTGCTGAAGATGTGAGTGGTGAAGTTATTTTTTATAAAGAGGATTATAATCATCCAACAGAAAGCATTGTTTATACTGTTGGTGCACCTACTACTTCAAGTCATAAAATCCAGTTATATATGAAAATGAAAAAAAAAATAATGCCCGAATCCACCGAATATTATAAAGAAACCTCAAATTATCAGGGACAATTAGATTATGTTAGCATGAAAATACCAGACGATGCGATGGATGAAATGAGAAAAGTATCTAAAAATTTATTCACAAATTTAGAATCAGTAACAGGGGAGAATAAACCGGATTATGCTGGACCAACATCAGGAATGACTTTACATTATCCAACACTTAATAATGGGTCATTATTAAACCCAGGAAGACACGGAATAGAGTTATTTTTTTATGTTTGGGAAACTATGAATAATCCGTGGTTTATTAACAATGGATTGCAATATAGTTTATTACCAGATATTGAACAAATTGGTACAGAAGACGGAACATTGAATTGTTGGCAATCTGGAAGTGATTTTACAAGCGGTATTCACGGATTGGGTGCTGGTGATAATAGAGGCGGTACCCGAATTCATACATATAATTATACAAGTGATTTTGCTGCGGATACAAGTTCTAATTATGTTACTGTTTATAGAATAACGCCAGATGCCGTTGCTTGGGGTGAAAACGATGGTATGCCCAGAAGTTCAAGAATTAATATAGTTACACCAAAATATAGTAGATTTTATTTTTTATGGACATATAGAATTGTAGATGCCCCTCATTTGGAGTTCAAAGATTTTCCTTATGATTATGTTGAGGAAAGACACATTAGTTTATCGGGCGTTCCACCTTTATTTTCTCCTGGAGCTTTATTGGGACAAGTAGGGATACCAGGAATAAATGAGTGGAAATGGAAACATGTGGATTTCAATAAATGGGGGAAAACTATAACCGATTTTAAAACTTGTCAAGTAGAACGATTTTTCAAACCATCATTACCACCAAAAATACAATATATTAATCAAAAATTAAAAATAACTATTCCCGAAAAAGATATTATAGATTTATCTAAAAATTTTATAGAAAGATATCAGCCAGATAATCGCCCTCCTCCACAATATAAAACGTATAATGGCGATATTTATTTACATCCGTGGGAAGACAATGAAATTATAAAATGTTGGTATAATATTTATATTTTTGAAAATACAAAAAATCATACTGTTAAAAATATATCAACGTATAATAATTATATATTGGAAGATATTCAAGGATATAATGATGTCGTAGGTTCAACAATAAATGGTGCTATAAGTATTTTTGAAGAATATTATGGACCAAATGGATTGTATAGTTTAATAACAACAACACATAGAGAATTAGTAAGAGGGAATGAATATAATTTTACTATAAATCTTATAAATTATGATATTGCCTTTAGTTTAATAAAAGATGGTAAATGGAATGACTCTAATGAACCTGATTATTTAAGAAATATTTATTTTAGTGGAACGCCAGGAGAAAATAATTATTCTGTTAAAATTGTGGTGGATGATGATACTCCAAGTAGATTTTATTTTTATAATACAAAATTAAGACAAGGGACATTACTCAATGGCGAAATAACTGTAGTGTCCCCTTATCAAGCTACAAGAGAATATGATGATTCTATAACAAATGAAATATATCCATATACGGATAAATGGAATGATATTAGTTTTAATTCTAATGTATTTACTAATAGTGTAGATATATCAGATAATGCTACGATTGTAAAATTTATTCCTAATTGTAATTTTGATTACAATAAAGTCCCCATTGAACAAAGAGGAGATACAGCATATAAAGATGCGAGCGGACAAAATGCTTCTTTATTATTAGAAAATAAACCCCTTGCCGATACAAGATTATTAGAAAATGAATGGTTTGCTTATGAGGAATATACTCCTGATAATACACAAATTTTAAGGTCTTGGTTATCTGATTATAAAAGTTTACCGCGTTGGGTGCATATTTTGAACGTTCCTGTTGGTGCTGGTTGGAATGTTTTATGGAAATATAATAATCTATTACCAACTTCTAATGATACAATAGTTGATATAAGCGATAATGAATATTATATTAGATGGAGTTATAGTTATACAAAATATAGATTTTCAAGAGAGGCTAAAGGAATAGATCCAACAACCGTAAGGTATGAAGATATATCTTTTAATACGGGAATTAGCCCATACATATATTTTGATTTTACACAATATGGTAAATTATATCCGCCATTGGCTCCAAAATGGACTTTTAGTAGGATAGAATACCCAAATGCGCCAAAAACATATTATAAAAATTTGCGTTTGTCTGTTAAAACGGAGGATTTATTGGATTTATCTAAGAATATAGTTTATAATACAGATTTGGGATGTAAGATCAATATTCAATATTATATTATAAAACCAAAACAGCTGACCGATAGAGATCAAAGAGACCCTTTAATAGATTTATCCCATGTAGAATTGAGTGTTAATAATAGTGTATATGATATGTCTTTTAATATGGTGGCTACAGCTTATAAATTTCCGGATGTTATAACAATTGATATAAGCGATACTAAAATATTGGAAACTACATTGTTACCAGGAAGATATATAGGTGTTTGGTCTTATACGGTAAATCATAGTTATATAAATCCGCGTGCCAGAAGTTATCCATTAATACCAGGAGTCGATTACGATGTGAGTGCCTCATTAATAGATATTAGTTACAATGAATTTTTATGGGATAATATAGAACCGGTGTTTTTTATACCGAATGATTTATCCAGAATGACCATGCAAATCCAACAATCAGATATATCGGGAATAATAAAACATTGGAATACATATTATCAAACATTGTCTCAAGATACCGAAATTATATTTAACTTTATATTATGGTCGCCGAATTATGAACATACACAATTATTATCAGGTTTAAATAGATGGGAGTTACCAAATTTTTTTCAGGGAAAAGAAGATCCGAGGATCCAACAAACCCCTGTAGAATATACAGATTATACCACTCCATTAAATTTACAACGATGTTGGTTAGGTAATGATAATAGTGATAGCGTTGGACACGTATATGATTGGGGTTATGGCGGAGAACCAGGAATACAATATAGAAAGGTTACTTATCATGATATAAGCAATAATGAAGTATATCAAAAGAAATTAATATTTGATATAAGTCAGGTTCGGCAATTCAAAGATGTTGTAGATTTATCAGCTGTTCCTGTAAAAGAAGAAGGTATGCGTAATTTTATAATCGATATGTATATTCCCGCTTCACAAGATATGAGTAGAAATACAGCCAATTGGGGGTTTAGTAATTATAATATAGGGGCGGTAGGGAATACCTTAGGTTTATTTCATATAGGCGTTAATGGTAATGGAATAGACACCTCAAATATTGATAATGGTTCAAATTTAGGATGGAATAATGAAGGATATATATATAGAGCTCCATATGATCCAGCATTAGGACAAACATATTTTAGACATAGGTTAAATGATTTAAGTGATAATAAAATTAGATATCATTTTCAACAAGCATTTATGTATGGAGATCCTCCATCTAAAGATGTTACGATATCCGTAAATGATGAAATAATATATGATTTACCTGGTAGAGGGGTTGATTTATACGATATAAGTTGGTGTGGTCAAGAATATGATATATCATTTTCTCCAGTACCAATGAGACCATCCAGAATAGAGATGTGGTTTCAAGAAGATGCTTCAAGTTGTGCTATATATAAAATTAAAGATTTATCAAACGATACAATAGTAAGAAATACATTTACACCTCAAGATTTTGACGAAAACGATACAGAAAGACATTTTTATCAAAGTCAGAAATATGTTGCGGAAGGTTTATATATACCTTATATAGGTAGATGGGAATATCAAATATATGACCCTTCTTCACAATTTATAATAAATAGTAGAATAGTAAAAAGTGAATATCCAGATGCTATTCATAGAACAGGAGATTGGAATATAATACAGACATTGGATGGTGGTCAAGAATTTCAAATTTCAGCTGAATATCCTTTTGAACATAAATATAGATATGCGTCTTTATATACAATACCGAAGGACTTTATAAGACCCTTACCAATGTATCCAACACAATATATAGATTTGTCTTATAATAAAGTGACCAGGGAATTAATAGTTACATGGGATAAAGAAACAATAATGGCTCCGTTGATGCATAATTTAATGGTTTATTGGTTGCAATATAAATCACTAACAGAAGTTAAATTTTTACTATATGGGTGGTTCCCGAATTCAGATAAATTACCCATAAATTATAATGACCCTACAGATATAGAATTGTATAATTTATGGGACCCCGTATATGATATATCTTTTACAATTCAATCCCCTAGTCCTTATCAGGACGCAAATATATTACCATTAATACCACATAATGTTTACACAATAACAGAAGATACATTAATATTTGGGAAATGGGTTTTTGCTTGGAATTATCAAGTTTATAACGGTGATTATAGAGTATATGCAAAAAGTATGCCCGATTATGGTTTTTTTGATGTTAGTGCTGTAGAAATAAATATACCACCAATAATGTATAGTCCATCGGTTCCTACCATAACATATATAAAAGAACCTGAAGACAATCAAATGTTGAAATTAAATATAAGAAGTATAGAATTAAATGAATTATCAAAAAATTTAAATACCCAATTAAAAGGATTGCAAAATGTAGAAGCCATACATATCAATTATTATCTATGGACACCAGATAAACAAAAACAATATGACCCATCTGGTTGGTCTCTCCCCGATTATTATCTCCCCGAAGACCAAAGAATATACTCCTATCCCGCTGAATATACAAATATGCAAACAGAGTTAATGGATGTTGATTATACTGTGGGGACAGACCCAAGTAATATAATACACAATGTTTATAAAATAACACATAATACTGAGGGTTCTTATCAAATAGATGGTATATATAATGGTACAATAACCTTATACAGAAACAAAACATACAAATTTATAATAGACGCCGTGGGTCATCCATTTTGGATAAAAACAAATCATTCAATAGGTACAGGAGATTCATATAACGTTGGAATAACAAATAACGGAACAGAAAATGGAACCATTGAATGGACTATTACTGATATGAGTGTCAATAAATTATATTATAATTGCCAACATCACGCAACTATGAAAGGATATATTAATATTATGAACCAAGAAGATGATATTGGGTTTCCTATACAAAAAGCATACTGTAAGACTCTTATAACAACAAATTTAACAGATTATACGGATATATCGTGTGTATATTTTAGTAATAAAGAACTATTGCCGAATGGTAAAGGACATTTACCTTATTCATCAGTATATCCATATATTAATCCAATAGGAATGACGAGATTTAATACGCCATATATAACACGGTGGAGTTATGAAATAAAAAGAACAGGGTTACCATCTTATTACTCAGATATTTCGAGTAATATATATAATCGCAATGCTTATTGGAATATAGAAATGGATGAAAAAGGTAATAAAAGAATTATTGATTATGATAAAGTTATAAAATATATGTATTCCAATGTAATTACAATAAAACCACCGGATCCTCCAACCATTGTTTATTTAACGACAAATGAGTGTATATGTCCTACAAAAATAGATAATCTTGTTAAAACAAAAGAAGCTGAGAATGCTAAAAATAGATTAGGTGCTATGTTAAATAATTTTAGATTAGCAAAAAGATTAAGACCAAGAAAGGCAAAGGATGACCCCAGAGCAATACAATATATTAAAGAAACAGGAAATACTAATGTTATATTTAGATATGATGATGGGTCTTGCGAATAATATTAATTATATTTAATTATGTATATAATTAATGTCTGGAGCTGTTCAAGAAGGATTAATGTTAAATGGATTCCAATCAACATCTGGTATTGGTGTTGATACCCCAGTAATTAAGATGAATATGACGTGGGATGGGTTTCCATTAACATCAAGGTTTTATGCTAAATTGGTTAAATACAATGATGAAGTAAGACCTAAATTATATTTACATAAAAAAATATTTAATGTATCAATGAACCCTATTTGGAATACAAGAAAATTAGTTATTTTTAATTGGTTATTTGTTCAAAATAGTTATGTTAAAGAATTGGTAGGTGAGTTGGTAGAAGACGACCCAAGGTCGCCTCCTAATTATTGTACTTTTAATATTGTAATGATTAAACCGCGGGAAGGTCCTGGTAATATATTTTATCCATTAAGAGAGGGGTTATATGGGGGAACAACAGTAGGTTTAGGTGACAATGAAAGAATGAATTTAGATGAGCAATCATTTATAAGAGAAATTGGAAACGTTAAATATACTGAATATTTTAATAGATTGGTTTGGGAATTTTATTTCGGTTATACAGAATTAACAGATATATGGTCTCCTATAGAAAGTGAAAATCCCATTATACCACTAAGAAATCCCTTTTATGTTAGTCGTTGGCAACTAACTACAGGTAATATACCTAAAGATATAGTTGATTTTAAAATGTGTTGTTTGATAACTCCTACTGACCATGTTAAAATATTTTGTCCAATTCAACAAACCTTCGCCTTTTTAAAAAACGACCCTTTATGGATATATAAAGGCGATAATTCAATGCATACATATACTATTCAAACGTTAAGATCAGAAGAGGCCGGAACAATACCTTTGGAACTGGGTAGCGATGATTTAGCGTATAAAACGTTTAATGAACGTATCAAAACGATTGTGGGTCGTACTTACTACATTGTGAATGTGAAAACAGGGATTGATGGTTATTTATATAAATTAAATTTAAAAATTATTAATTTTGATATTGTTAATCAATTCGGTAATCCATTAGCTACCATTGAGTTGGGTGGTTCTACAAAATTTTATATTAATATAAAACCATCATCAGCAATCGATGATTTAGACGGCGCGACTTTATATTTTCAAATAGATAATTTAAATCCACATTTATTGTTAGTCCCGAAAGTTGTTGCTTATCCTGCTACTAATAATATTGGACAATTGGTTGCTCCTGAATTTGATTGTTCTTCTTTTGGTAATGAAGGGGATGTGGATGAATTTATTATGCCCATAAAAATTACTAGTACGAATCAGTATTTTAATAATATTATTCAAGTTCCTATTCAGGTTAATGTTGCGAATTTATATATTAACGCTGATTTCGTATTAATTAACATATATGATTTAACAAATTTGATATATTCACAAAAAATTCAAATTTTACCCCGAAGATATGAAGATATTACACAATCGCTTCAAATTGATGCTACTTATGAGCCAAGTACGGCGGATTATGTTACATTCAAATTTAAATCTACTGTTACAGGAAATAAATTTTTTATTGAAGAAACAGAATCTTTGTCCATAATATTAAAATCATATACATATAGTCAAACTTGGCCAGGAAAACAGGGGGATGTTTTTCATATAGATACAAGTGATCCAAGTAATTTTGGACATAGATTAACTTTTTATGATGCTAATGACGCTACAGCAAAAGAATTAAAAAACGATGATGGGGAACCTTTAGCTCAGTATAGTAGAACCGCACCTCAAGGAACGCCAGATTCATATGTAAGTATTAGACTTCCTATGGACAAAACAACCATATATTATAGGACACAACCATTAAATCCAAGACAAAATTATACAATGTATGGATATGGAACACTTGTTTTGGATCCATTGGTTTTGGAACAAATTGGTAATGTTATATGCGGTGATGTGGATGGAACACCAGAAGGTGGTGAATTACAATTACAATCAAACGGGGTTCAGGGTCAGTATGATGTAAGATTAGCCGTAGCTGATAATGATTTATTCGGTGTTCAAAATGTTGGTGTTATTAGTGTGCGTACTGTAGCAATTACTCCGCCCATAAATGTTAGATATGATATTGTTAATGATACAGAAGTTCATATAAATTGGGACGTTGAAATAGCCGGGAATACCCTTTATAGTTTTGCGGATCCTACCAAAACACGATATACTACAACAGCAAGTTATGAAATATTAAGAGAAAGAGTAAATCCAATAACAGGCGATAAAGAATTTGTCGTTATAGGTACCGCACCAAAGTGTGAATGGGTGGATTATACAGCGGTTCGTTTTACAAATTATAAATATCAAATTAGAGCTCTTGTAAAATGGAATGCGGTTGAAGTAACGTCTGGACATAGTGATTCATTATTCGTATTTGTTTGCGAAAATAATAAATTTCCTTTAGGTAGATTTAATAATACTACTGAAAATAGGAAGTTGTATCAAGATATTGGTCAAACTTGTGAAAGAGTAGGAATGTTACCAAGTGCGGGTAGATTAACTGGTAATTTATTCCCAACAGCCAAACAATTTACTAAGAATGAGTTATATTCTATGATGGCTAAAGCACAAGGACGACCATCGCGTTAATAGAAAATGTGTTTATATTTTAAACATTCAAGAAGTCATGTACAAAGAAAATTTGATATATAATATTTTAATACTATATATCAATGTCTAGTTCAGTAGTTGATGATACAAACTTACCAAACACAGCTGAGGAATATATAAAACAAATTGGGATTTTAAATGAAAATATAAAGGAATTGGAGATAATGAATGAAGAGCTGATAAAGAAGTTTAAAATAGGAGTAAAGGATTGGAAGCGAATTAAAAAAAGTGGAAAAAGTAGGGTAAGTGATTCTACTTTTGACATTAAAAGTGTTGGTGTCGGGGGAGAAGATTTAAAACGGTGGAAAGAAGAACATGAGAATTTAAAGAAAAAAATAGAAGATAACAAAGAACACAAAAAAATATTAGAGGATCTTCTACAGAAAGATATTAAAAGATTTGAAAACACCGGAGAACATCCTCGTAGGCCAACAGAAAAAGAAGGGAGAGAATGGAACCCATTTGTTCCAACGACGCCAGATTATTCGCCTTACGATACTCCACCACGGACTCCATCACCACTTGAACTTTCTGGTGGAAAACGTCGTAGAAAAAGGAAACGGACGAAGAAGAAAAAGAAAAGAAGAAGACGTACAAAGAAAAAGAGGAGAAGAAGACGTACAAAGAAAAAGAGGAGAATAAGATAATTATTAAAAAATAGATTTAATAATTATTCTAACATTTCTAAATCGGATACTTTCCAATATTCACTACCGCCATTAGGCAAAGGTCTCCTAATAATGAAAGGTATTTTTTTTTCTGCCAATTCCCATTCTGCTATAGTAAGACCTTCAATAACATTATGTGGGACATCTATAAATACTTGGGCACCATTATTAATTTGTTTAGCCCTTAATCCAATAATTTTTGCCTTTTCATAACGTGTTAATATTGGTAATGTTTTATGAAGGGGGTCAACGATCTTACCACTTTTATCTTTAACAACTTTGGATAAAGCATACATTTCTTTATTTGATATATGTTGTAAATGAGGGTGAAAATCCACTAATATATCACGCGATTCAAAATTTTCAAGTTTTTTTAAATCTTCATCATCACTATCGGAATCAGAATCAGTTTCTTCTATAATATCCACTGGGTCATCAGACATGATTGGGGATCCTGTTTTTTGTTCTTCAGCCATTATTATATAGAAAAGATATAATAATATTTAAATCAATTTTATTATTTATCAGTTTTCCAATGAGTCTTACAAACACCGCATAAATAAACATATTTCATACTACTATCGTTATACCTTAAATATATGATTTCTTTTGGTACTTTTTCTTTAGCGTCATCACCATCTTTAGATTCATCATTACCAGTGCTATTTGAAGGACATTCAGCGTTAGGACAAACCATATTAAACTTAACTCTTGGTAATGTAGGGTCTAAATGAGTATATTCATTTATTACATTACCGTGACCCCCTGTATTTTTAATGATATGTGTTTTACTAACACAAAAATTGTTTAATTCCTGGATTAATTTATCATTTTTGTTTTGACAATTACGACAATAATATATCAACGAATCAGAATTGTTTTTATTTAATTCTATGTAATACATATTTCCACAGTTTTCACAAAAATGCATGCTTTATATCTATAACATAGAATTAAATCTTTAATCAATTTTATTTTAAATTATCATAAGCAGATAAGATTTCTTTTTTTATATATTTATAATCGACAGTACAGTTCATACTATATATAGAAGCATAATATTCTTTAGGTTCAGGTTCATTTTTTATTAGCAAATCTAACTTATCGATAATTTGTTTTTTATTTTTTTCAAAATGATTTTTAATTAAAGGCCATAATGATAGAAAACTTTTTGGTACGATTTTTTTTGTTAAAACATTTCTAATAGATGTACCGAAATTTCTATATTGTATGATTTTGTTATAAGGAATAAAAGAACGATGAGTTTCTGTAACTCCTGGTTCATTTAATAGCGGTTTATTATGTAATAATGTGGTTAATGTTATAAGTACGGTTCGGATGGTCATACAACTGGTCCATCCAGGACCTCTCCAAGTATTTAATATACTAACACATACTTTACCATTTCTATATAAATTTGGATTAAAGCGTGTTTTGCCGTTATTAGTTAAATATGTTAATTTGGGAGGCGAGAAGGGGTATGTTTCGGGAAAATTAAATTCAAATAGATATGCACCGTGTTCGTAAATTGTATCTGGTGGTCCAAATACAACAGCATAACCTTTTAATAAGTTATCTTCTGAATGCGAGTAAATAATTCCGTTATCAATGAGTGGCTTTTTAATAATGTCTTTAACATCTTTGACTAATCTTTTTACAAGGGTCTTTGGTCCGCCCTCTTTTCCTTTTTTAATAGATTTGGAACTCATTATTTATATTATATTATGCTGTATTTAAATGCGTAATTAAATTAAATTAAAATTAATGAATTATAAAATTGAAATAAAAAAGCTCCATGTATATATCATAGAAATGGAAAACCAAACTTTAGGGGAAAATAGCGTCAAGTTCAAAAATTTGTTTGAGTTACTGCAATCATGCAAAGCAAACAAAGAAAATACAAATAAAAAAGCGACAAATACGCGAATTGGTTCAAAAAATCCGAAGGAAGATAATAAGTATCCGGGTTCTTATCATATACCAAAGGAATATCAGGACCAATTTCATGAATTTTTAGAAAAGAAAAGAAAGAAAGGTGACGCTGAACATATGACGGAAATACAAGATAGGAAAAAGGGAGGGCCCATCTTATATGATTTTGATTTTCGTTATATTGCTGGAACTACTGAAAGACAATATACGGATGGACATATTAATGATATAGTAGAATTATTAGCAATACAAATAAATAAGTTATGTAAAACTGAAACCATTGATTCGTTTCCAATATTTATATTTAAAAAAGATAATATTAACGATGTTGGCGAATTGGTAAAAGATGGAATACATATGATTGTAGGTCTTAGAATGAAACACGGTGCTCAAATGGTGTTGAGGGATTTAATGTTAAAAGAAATTGGTAATGTATTACACGATATGAGGGACGTATTACACGAGGATAATACTCCTGATATGATTCTGGATGAAGGTATATGTAGAGGAGACGTGGGGTGGCAAATGTATGGTTCGAGCAAACCGGGACATGAAGCATATAAATTAACTTCATATTATCAAGTTAGATATATGGAAAAAGAGGACAGTGATGTAGAATTAGATTCAGATGATGAGGAAGAAACAGGGGCCGATGCTATGGATTTTGAATGTAAAATAAAAGACATAGCAGATTGGGAAGGAAATAATCTGGTTAAGCTGTTTAGTTTGAGAAGGAAGTCGTGGGCTAAGGCATCTATAAGGGATGATATGAAAGCTACTTGTAAAGATAGAATAAAGCAAAAAACTACTGAAAATAAAATAAAACCCAGAAAGATATTGGCTACGGGATTAGATATGGAGGATGTATTAGATAAGTTGTCTAATATTACGGATATGAAAATTGTAGATGAATTAATAGAAAGAATGATAAATTCGACAGAAATACAAAATTATGATATAGTAACGGCTCATCAATTGGCTATGTTATTAGATGAGAATTATTATGACCCCTATGATAAATGGTTGCGTGTTGGCTGGGCATTACATAATGTTTCGGATTTAAATATATTGACTTTTATTAAATTTTCAGCAAAATCAAATAAATTTGATGTAAGTTCCATAGATGATATAGTAGATTTGTGGGCTAAAATGCGTGATGACGGGTTGTATATAGCATCACTAAGATATTGGGCTAAAATGTGTAACCCTACGGGCTATGAACAATTATATAAAAAAAATGTGAATATGTTTTTAGAGGAAGTAATTCAAAGTGAAGGCGCCGATTGGGATTTGGCGATGTTGGCATATCATTTATATGGTGATAAAATTAAATGTATAGATGGTAAATCTAATATGTGGATGAGTTTCAAAAACGGTGTGTGGAAGTTAGATAAAACGGGAATGACGTTGAGGAAAATTTTATCTTTAAAATTATCAAAAATATTTATTACTAAAGAAAAAAGCATAGTTGATGATTTGAGAGACTCGTCGTGGTGTGGAGATGCTGAAAGGCAAGCAGAATTGACTTCATTGACGAATACGTATAATAAGATAGCAATGAAATTGAAAAGGAGTAGTGATAAAAATAATATTATCAATGAATCAAAGGCACTATTTTATGATAATGCATTAGTGGAGAAATTGGATTCAAATCCATATACAATTGGATTTAAAAATGGTGTATACGATTTTGAAAATAAAGAATTCAGACAGGGAAGGCCCGATGATTATATATCAAGGACTACTAAAATAGATTATATTAATTGTAGGGAACCGGGATATGAAGAAGGTATTGAATGGTTGAATGCATTTATGGCTCAACTATTCCCAGATCCAAATTTGAGAGAATATATGTGGGATCATTCGGCTACTGGTTTAATAGGTAATAATAAGAATCAAACATTTAATATTTATACAGGATGTGGTCGTAATGGGAAATCCAAATTTGTAGATTTGATGAGATTTGGTATAGGCGAGTATTATGGTAAGGTGCCTACACAGTTGATTACACAAAAAAGAACAAGTATAGGTGGAACTTCAAGTGAAGTAGCACAATTGAAAGGTATAAGGTATGCTGTAATGACTGAACCCCGAAAAGGTGATACTATTAATGAAGGAGTAATGAAAGAAATTACAGGAGAGGATGAAATTCAAGCAAGACATTTACATCAAGAAGCATTTGTATTTGTTCCACAATTTACATTGGCTTGTATGACTAATTATTTATTTGCTATTAAATCTAATGATGATGGTACTTGGAGAAGAATTAGAAAAATTGATTTTGAATCTAAATTTGTGGATCATCCAAGCGAAGTTCCAGAAGATAAGGAATTTAAAAAGGATATTGATATTGAGCCAAAATTGAGAAAATATGCGCCTGTATTTATATCTTTATTATGCGAAATAGCATGTGAAAAATTAGGTTTTGTTGAAGATTGTGCTAAGGTAGTAGCAGCGAGTAACGCATATAGAGGGTCAGAAGATTATTGCCATCTCTTCTATGAAGATATGATTGAGAAAGCACCTGATGGCGTGAGTACGGACGATTATATATTGTATAAGAATAAAGTTGCTACATATTTTAAACAATGGTATTGTGAAAATTATGGTGTGGGCATACCTGTTCCGCCCGTTAAAGAAATTACTCAGTATTTTGAAAAGAAATTAGGGAAATTGAGCAAAACAGGAAAGCATCATTGGGTCGGATATAGATGGAGAGCGAATGATGATGAGGAAGAAAAAGCTGATTGGATGAATGAGGATGAATAATTATTATAATTATAAAAATAATAATTATTTTTTATTACCAACTAATATAACACCAGTCATAACCATAATAAATCCTATTAATTGTTTCAAATTCATTTTTTCATTATAATATAAATAAGAAATTAATACAGAAAAACAAATAAATAAAGGATGTGTTATTGAAAGAGTTTCGAAAGTGCGATTATTTTTAAGTAAATGATAGAATATTACTAAGGTAAATGCATGAACGCATACACCCAATGCTACATATAAAATATCTATTTTATCTACTTTTTTTAGAAATGAAAAATTATTATCAAATGATAATACTAATATACTTGATACAATAGCAAAGAAAATAGGCCTTAAAAATAACAATTGATACGATTTATATTTTGTTAATAAGTAATATTTTTCTATAGTAATACTAATTGACCATAAAAAAGCACACATTACGCATAATAATAAATGATTCATATATAAATAATATACATTATTTATTATTGTGCTTGAGTAGGTGGTATAATTTTTTCAGCAGGCATTGCTAAATTTCCAGAATAATATAACATTGATACGATTAATCCACCCATAATTAAAAATATGAAATATAAAGTGTTTATTTTCACCGGACTAATATTTGTATTTGCCCAAGTTATACTTCTTTGTAATAATAAGGTTGGGAAAGCGGCTAGTACTACAAAAAATACATATGTTTTTATATTTCGGTATTGTCCGGACATAATTAACATTACAAAGCAAAATATAAATAATACCCAGTACAGCCATTTGATATAATATAATATATCGTTGTAATAATCACCATTATTATAATAGGTCGCCATTCTTTCATCAATATGAGATTGTTTGATAAGTTTTTTTGATTCAAGATTATCGTCTTTAATAATTGATAATAATTTGATATCTAACTTTTCAGCAGTAGGACAATAAGCTTCAAACGATTGAAAAAGGTTTGACGTATTTTCAATAGAATTATATATCTGATCAAAATTAATTTTCCATTCATTTACAATTTCTTTTGCTTTTATTTTACCTTCTCTTTTTGCGTCAGCATCATATCGTGATAGGTCATTATTGAAAGCAGCTTTATACCAAGCTTCTTTTGCGGTTTTAATTTCTTGATCCATATTGACTTTTTGCGCCTTTTTTCTATCATATTCGTTGTAAAGACGTACTTCTTCATCGCATTTGGCTCTTTCTGAATCGGTCATTGAAGCAGAACAACTCCTATGTTTAGAACAAGCACCTGATGCACAAACTTCTTCTTCATATGTTTTCGTCATATTAATTATATATTAATTATAGATATAATTAATTTATTGTAAATAACTAAAATTTTCTTTTTTCGATTCGTGTGGTCTTACACCCATTAAAGTAAAAGCATCTTTATTATAATTAGGATTAGGACATCCCAGTCCTAACATAGCAGCAAGACCGCTGCCTTGTCCTGGTGGTTTCTTACCCGCAACTTGTCCCATATCTTTATAATGTTGTCCATCCGTTTGAACAAATCGTGCGTAGTCCATAGGGTCTCTTCTAAAATTATCGAATGCGCGCGAAATGATGGTTATTACAACCCAAGCGGTAGTTATACCAAGTCCCGCGACACCTAATGTTGCAGGGAACCACGGCTGTTTCATCAAAAAAGATATCAATAATGCAATAAAACATCCATACACAATAACTTTAATAATACCTCTAAATTCCGAATATCTTGCGTATTCGTATTCACCAACTTTTACAAGTCTTAGTTTGTTTCTTTTCTCTTTTTCTAATGCGTCTAATTGTGCTTCAGTATTAGTTAACTCGTCTTGCATTGTTTTTCCCACGGCGATTTGATCAGCCAAGTCATATCTTCTTTGTGAAACTTCTGTATGTGCCGCCGTATACATGCCCTTCATTTTCTCCATCAATTCTTGTCGGAATCCTACTAATGAATTGATTTTTTTTCGTATTTCATCTCTTTGTGCGTCTGCGTCTGGCGCGGAATTACTTATTGATTGTAAATTTTGAAATAAAAATCTTTCAACTTCTTGTAATTTTTCTATTTCCGCAATAGTTTGTTGGTGCCTTTCGGCTAAAGCCTCTGGTCTTACATTTTCATTAAATGTATTTGTGTCTGCTCCTGATGCTGATGATTCACCTGCCATATATATATTATTTATTAGATAATTAATTATCTATTATTATAATTAATTATGCCGCTTTCTTTTTGAAATTTGAAATAACAGTAATTATCAATACAATTGCTAAAACACTCCACATATAAAATTTCAATTCTTCGGAATTTCTTCTATTTAAACTGGCTGTATGTTGGGCTATTGATGTCCAATCTTTACCACTGTCACCGTAAGACTGTAATTTTGCATATTTTTCTTCAAATTCTTTCAAGTTTTGATCTAATGTATCTTCTTCTCCTGCTATAGATCCTTTTAATTTGTCCCTTGTTGTTGTTAAAGTATTAATTTTCTTTTTTAATTTATTAACTTCAACCATTGCGGCATCATTGGTTGCTTTTACTTTCGCATATTCATTTACAAAATTCGCATTTTTACTTGCAGAAAATGTAATTGTTTTACCATTTCTCGTTAATGTTGATCCACTACCAGCACTGGTACAAAAGGTCTTCATTTCAGAATCGCCTATTGCGTTAGCAACTTCGCTACAATTTTTGGTGACTGTCCCATTAACGCGCGCTGTGGGTTTTCCACCACCACCTCCACCACATTCACAACAACCATCAGCAAGAGTTGTATCATAATCGTCAGCATTATCAGCATTTGTTACAAAAGTTCTTGATTTGCCGGGATGAATACTTCCAGCATCACAATGATCCTTTACAAGGTCTTTACATTTCTTAGATGTATCTCCTTGTAATCCTTTATATGTATTTTTACATTTTAAAACCTGAACACCTTTCAATTTACAACCAGCAATACAAGCCTTAGATTTATTTGCCCAATTATCAACTTGTGGATTATTATTCTCAGCACAATCTACCATACACTGTTCAACAGAAGCACTTAAATCGGCATGTGTTTGTAAATAATCTTGATAAGCTCTGGCATAATCACCCACTATTTTATAATAATTATCAGACAAATCTGTTAAAACTTTTTCTTCCTTAGTATGCATTGTCCTAAATTTTTGGTTATTATCACTAAAATTCTCCCTAATATTGGCGAGTCTAACACCCTGCATTAAGTGTGATCTTGTATCAACTGTTTGTGGTTTTCGCAAATATTTTTTAATTTCATCCATTGATAAACCTTTTTTTGGTAAAAACATATTTAACACCTCATCAAATCCCATTATATATTAATTATTAAGATATTAATTATTCCAATATCTTCATTTTACTAATTAATTACGTAATGTATTTCACATAATTAATATTATTTATTCAACATTTTAATAGCCATACTTAGTAAAGTAACACCTGCTAAAGTCCAAGCTATGTATTTTACTTGAATTCCGTCGGCTCTTACTCTTTTGTCTTTTAAATTATAATCAGCGGCATCTACTTCTTGTCTTAATTTTTTAATTTTAGCACGTTCTGCTTTAAGTTTGGTTAATGTGGTTATAAGTTCTGCGCGTTCCTTACCCTTTTCAGTATCCAAATGATCAATATGCGCCGCACCATCACTTCCAGTCATTTTATCCACTTCTATTTTCATATCTGTTAAATGTCTCATCAAATTTCTATTATTTGCTGCTGCTGCTTGACCTTCATCGCCTTGTAAAGCACTTGAAACTAAACATGGGTCACCAACTCCAAACTCTTTTCCTTTTCTGTCATCTCTTAGATATATATTCATTTCTGCTGTATCAATTTGTCTAACATCACTGGAACACGAACTATGTCTACCAGGATTACCCATCGAACCATCAAAATTACTATATTTGTGGGATGCCCCAAATTTGTCTATCCAATATGTATTTCCGGGATTATTTTTTTCTCTAACATTAAATCCAAGTGTTTGACATTTCTCATTTTCAACCATTGGCCTACCTGTAGGTAAATCATCGATTTGCGATGCCGTAACTGTCGGTGGATTTTCATTTTTACACCCATCTCCACGGCCTTGGTGGTTTTTTGGGTCATTGCCATATGCCTTTCTTTTAACGCCATGTCCTGTTATCCACCATAATTCACCTTGTTCTGTTTTTACAAGTCTATTCTTCAAGTCAGATCTTTCGGCATTCGACGTAGCAGCCGCTTTCTCCAAAAGATCAGTCATATTATCTTTATACTTTTTTAATTCGTCACTAAACTTACTTTCTAAATTTGATAATTGTATTTTTTCTTGTGCATTTAATTTGGCTATTTCGTCATCGCCCAAAATGCTTTGTTCGGTAGCTTCAGGCATACCATTATTCAAAACCAAATATGTTTCAACGCCATTCATTTGTTTTAATCCTGGGATTTTACCTCTATTTTTAGGTAAATCTCCAGTATCTTTTTTCATAAAATATGCTCTATTTCTTTTTTTAACATATTCAAATCCTAAATAATCGCCACTAGAAGGATGATCTTGTATATATTGTTTTATAACCGCTAAAGAACCATCTTTGAATTTTGGCTCACCATTCGCGAATTCACCTTTATTGGAACCTTTATAGTAATTAATTCTGTGATCTGATTTCACTACCCATTCTATTTTATCCGTTTGTCCTTCCTGAAAACCTTCTATGATATTTTGTACTTTATTGGCCGTCATATTATATTTTAAAACCTCCGGATGTGTTTTTTGAAAACCTGTCTTTTTTACACTAAAAAAAATCCCTTGTTTTAAACTTTCCATATCTTGCATATATATATAATTTATGATATATTAATTTGATAATAATTAATATATTAATTTAATTTTTTTAAGAAAATACACATTATTACAATAGCCGTGCTATAATAAATAGTTTCAAGAATGTGTCCAGATGTTTTGTTATAATTATCCGTTTTTGATAAATCAGTTCCGAGTCGCAAACGTCTTGTTTTTGCTTTATTAATATTTTTTGTCAATTCATCGTGTTGATCCATATCTCTATCTACCATACTCGATATACCCGTTATTCTTGTTTTATATTGCTCCATCATTGTATTTACTTCAGCGTTCCTTTCTACCATTTTCATTTTTAATTGACCCCAATCATTTTCATAATCCGTGTACTCATCTTTTGCTTCTTGCGTTCTATCTCTAATCCAATCACTATATTTATCAACAAAATTGTCCGATATATCTTTAAAAAGCGATTTATAACCGTCTAAATCATTCTGGAGGTTAGATAGACCTTTATATCTTTTTCTAATATCTTTACACAAACTGCCTCTTTCTATTTGAGGCATTTTTTTATATGTGTCTGGCGTACATTCGGAAGGCCACGGTACTTTTTCGCCAGCATCATTAACATCTTTCCAAGTCGCACATTTTTTATCTTTCATACAATATTCATTGTATACTTTTTGATTAATTACGATTTGTGACCTATTTGGAAAATCCTCGTTACAATCTTTGTCAAATACCATATATTAATTATTAACATTATTAATTATGTTATAATTAATATTAAATACACATTCTATAATATTTTGCCGTTATCGCCGTTTCGCTGGGTCTTATAATTTCACATACATTTTTTGGCCTTAAACCAATAGCTTGTGCTACTGGATCAAACCGTGATATTTCAGGCCATTGCGAATCCTCCATAATATTATATTTTTCCTTCACCTCAGCAATTTGTTCTTCATTTAACTGAGTATGTTCTGGAACATATTCGTGTTCAATGATATTATATAAATAATTATGCAAATTATATATTGAAAAGTAAATTTTGTCGTTGTTCCAAATATCCTGCATTAATTTAATAAGAGTATCATTTGGATTGTCTTTAACTACAATTATAAAATCATCATCCTTTGTTAATATATCCTCAATATTAAATATATCATCTATATATTCATATACTTGTGAAGGTCTTATCTTACCAGATAAATGATATTTTACAAGGCATTTTTTATTTGAATTAGGGTCTGAAGAAGATAACAACATATCAAGTTGTGGAGGCTTTGCATTATATTGCGATTGTAATTCTACTATACTTCTATCTTCATGATCACTAATATTGTAACCTCTATTTTTTAATTGTTCCAATATGATATTTCTGGATTTATATATGTTTGCAATTGTGCTACTATTGGTTTTGCCGCTCATTATATTATATATCTCATAAAATAAAATATTTAAATCAATTTTATTTTATTAATGTTTGATATTGGTTAAATGAAAAATATCTTTCGTAAAAAATTTTAATGATAAAAATAATATTGGAATGGATAAAATAAACCTACCAACTTTAATTGCGGTATTAACAGTAGGATTTGTAACAGTATGATATCCATCCAACGTCCAATTTTTAAGCCAATATTGAATTTCCAAACCATTTTGTTCATATTTATAATTTTCACATTCTTTCACGTCTTTATTTTTTTCACATAATTTATCATAAAATTGTTTATAATGTTCTAATATTAACCAAGAAAACATACCTATCATTGAGCCTACAATAGCACCAATTAATACATCTATAAAACTATGATATCCTTTACTTATTCTATGTAATCCTATCATAGATGCTACAAATAATCCCGCTCCTGATATTATTTTCTTTGTACTTGCCTTTTCAATAGATATTTCAAAAAAATGCGATAGTTTCGAATAGTTCATTTCCATAAATAACGCGGTGGCTAAAGAAAAAGCAACCCCCGTATGACCACTTGGAAAAGATTGCAATTCATGACCTTTTGTGCAATGACTTGCTTCAATATATTTACTCAATTCTTTATATTTACAACCGGGTCTTGGTCTTTTAATGCTCTTTTTTAAGAATTGGAAAATAGAATACGCAAACCAATGAGGTAATAAATGAAATTGTATTGGGTCTGGTGTTCCTAACCAAATTATTTGTAAAATAGCTAAATACATTCCGGGTATTACATATATTTCATAAGGGATTAAACCCAAATAATGAGATATATTTTTTGAAATTTTATTATCGAATGATTTAAAAATTGCCTTAGTTATCATAAAATCTAATTTATTAATTGTATCCATATACAAATAATAAATATTATAAATCCATTTTAACGCTTTTTTTTCCATCTGTATCTTTATCATCTTCTTTTCCATCTTTTTCTTTATCTTCTTCAACATTTAATAAATTTAAACCCAATTTGATTTCTTCGCCATCTTTATCAATAACCAATGGTGGTTTTTCTTCGTATTCTTCTTCACTATCTGAACCACCCTCATCTGGTACGTAATCGGGGTCTTCATACCAATCCATTATATCTTGTAAAGGAAGGAATACTTCAGCTCCATCATCCTTTCTAATTCCATACAACATATTATCTGGGTCTTCGTCCCATTCGGGTAATTCATAAACGTGTCCATCTCCACCATTAAATATAACTTTATCATTTAAATTTGGTGTTTTTTGTGCTTCTGTGGGTTGAAATGGTGCTGGATTTTGTTCTGTCTTATCTATAACACCTTGATTCCACCCAAAACTACTGGTCATTGCGGGTTGATTATATTGTTCTCCTGTTTCCCATTCACCACTATCAAAACCAGTATTCATAGCCATTGGACCACCCATCATTCCCATGCCCGTATCAATACCCTGCCCAGGAACATTCCAATCACTTGAAGGAACTTCCCATCCTGAAATAATTTGAGGAACATTTGTTTCTTCTACTATTGCTTGTGTATTCAAAAATTCTTTTCTGTCTATTTTACTATTATTCATACGTTGAGTATTTTCAGTATATTGTTTAACACTTTTATAACTCGCTTTGTTATTATGAGTTAGTTTTTTAATTTCTTTACCACCACCATTGGCCAATGAATGTAATTGGTCTATATTATCTTCAGTAATAATTCTCATTTGAACATTCATTCCCTGTAATTCTTGCATCAATAATTTAAAAGCATACGGTATTTTCACTATACTAAATTCTCTTCCCAATTTATTAACATTTACAACATTCAATGATTTTTGTAAATTTGTTTCAAATTTAATGGGTCCATCGGCGAACGGGGATAAAAAAATATTTTTATTAGGATTATAAGCAGCAATACAACCAGTTTGATTACATATAGCCACTTGAAATTCGTCACCTCTTTTCATTAAGGTTTCAAATACAAAATGTGAAAGCCCGTGCGCAACAACACAATCGCGGTCCATTTCACCCAACCTTAAACCACCATCATTTGCTCTTCCCGCCACAGTTTGGCGTGTTAATTGGTCTCTTGGTCCTCTTGCTCTATAATTAATCTTATCTTTCGGCATATGTTTAAGTCTTAAATAATAAGTTGGACCAATATAAATTTCTGTTTCAAGTTGTTCTCCAGTCATGCCATTATATAAAATTTCTTGTCCATATTTTTCCATACCAGCATCTAATAAATACTTACCATATATTTCTTGTTGGGGTCCTTTATTTGTAAATGCTGTACAATCCCCATATCCTCCATATATAGCCCCCAGCTTACTTGTAATGGCTTCGACAATATGACCAATGGTCATTCGTGAAGGCATGGCGTGTGGGTTTACTATGATATCTGGTTTTAGACCGGTGGCGCTCGTGGGCATATCGACTTCAGGTATTATAATTCCGACCGTTCCCTTCTGTCCTGCCCTGGAGCAAAATTTGTCACCAATGGCGGGTTTTCTAATACTACGTATTCTAATTTTTGCTATTCTCGTTCCTTCTTTACTTTCCGTAATAAATGCTTTATCTATAATACCTGTTTCTCCTTTTTTAGGTTTTACGGAATCATCTTTCTTTTCATCTTCAGAATTCATAGGTAATGTAGCTTTTCCAATAAGTATAGTTTTTTCATTAATTATTTCACCTTCTCTAATTAATCCATTACTATCTAACTTTGAATAATCATAACCGGATTTAAAATTAGTGACCATGTTTGCGGGGTCATAAACATTCATAATTTTACTATTTTTTTCCCCGCCACCAATCATAATAGATTCTTCAAATGTTTCATAAACAGCATACTTAGTAGTATTGAATAACCCTCTATCAATAGCACCTTGATTTAAAATAATCGCATCTTCAACATTAAATCCTGTATAACACATGATAGCAACTATGGTGTTTTCACCATAAGGTACATTATCATTACAAGCGTATTTTAAATATCTACTTTTGGTCAAAGGATTTTGTCCATAATTCAAAAATAATGCGGTTTTATCTACTCTATTTCTATAATTAGAATGAAATACACTAACTCCTTGTTTCGCTTGACTACAAGCGAACGCATTACGAGGATAAGGATTATGTTCTGGAAATATAATTTGATTAGCCATTATACCTAATATTAGCGAAGGATGTATTTCCATATGCGTAACACTACTATCAAAAGATTTTGTATTTTTACTTGAATGTCCCAATAACATTCCTTCAGCTTCCATAGTATCAATAAATTCAACAATGGAGCCATTATCAACTAAATCTTTTCTTTTGCGTTGTGTTTTAAATAATTCATTTTCTTCATTTTTAAAGCCTTTTACATAATTAAACCAATTAATATTATCTTTAAACTCTCTTTCTTGACTCCATTTTCCATCCAACATTTTATAAAACAATGGTCTACAAGGTCTTCCAGCATCTGTGCTAATTAATATTTCGTTTAATTTAATGTTAAAATGAATACTAACAAATTGATCTATAATATTATTTCTTTTATGAGAGCGCATCAATTCACATAATAAATTGGGCATATCGGTTAAAGCAAACCAACATCCATTAATGAAAATTTTTGTAAAATACGTGAATTGAGATAAAGAACACTCTTCAATTAATTTTATATTTATATAATTTTCGCTATCATCATCTATCTTAGAAATATTTCTTATATAATCAAAAAAGGGTATTGAACTTACACCTTTTGTGATATATGTGGATGTCGATAAATGTTTATGTAATCCTGTATTACCGCCAGAGGGAGAATTAATAGGACAAATCAAACCATATTGGGTTGAATTGATAAACCGTGGTCCTCTTATTTTTGCACCATCGGCTGAGATATGTAAATTAGTTTTACGCAATTGGCAAAGAGATGAGAAAAAAGATAATCGGTCAAGATCTTGAACTATCCCTGCTCTTTTCGTATGAATATCAGAACCCCAATCACCTTTAAAAGCTTTTCTAAACCCCTGCTCTACAATACGACTGGTATGTTTACCATCGCCTACAAATATCATTTTTTCATTACTTTGTATTAAATTTTTAAAATTTTTTTCATTATAAATATTAGCGCCCGACCGGCTGCCTTTATAAAAAAACTCTTTATCCATTATTCTATAAATGTGTGAAAATTGCTTGTTATAATATTCTTGAAATAGTTTATATAATAAAACTCCTGGTGTTTCAATCCTTTTATAACTATACGAATCTCTATCTGTGGGTTTTTGATTTTTGGTATATACATCTAATAATCTTTTTACCATATATCCTAAATAATACGCTTTATGTTTCAAATTTAATTCGCCTATATGAGGTAAAAAATATAACATTAATATTTGCAAAACATTTGAATCTGATTTATATTTTAATAATTCTTTTATATATTTTAGAGCAGCGAATTGGTTAAAAACAAGACCTGCATCGTGTATAGATGGTCTAAATAATTCAATATATGATTCGTTTTTTACTATTTTTTCAGTTCCAATTTCTTCTAATAAACATGTTTGAATGATATCTTTATCCGATATAATACCGAGAGCTCTCATTAATATAAATAAAGGAATGGGGGCTCTTACTTGAGGAATATTAACTACAATATGCCCATTTTTTTTAGAAGGAGTTTCATTAACAATTCTTACGGATAATGTTCTATTGGGCTTTGATGCGTCTTCACTAACGGATTTTATTTCTGCCGAATGACTATAAAGATCGTCTTGTTTATGTTCTTTAACATAAAGCATATTATCGGCGCGTCCTTCTTGACACATTATAGATTTTTCTTTACCATCAATTATAAAATATCCACCATTTTCATTTCTGCATTCCCCCAAATTAAATTTAACTTCATCATCTAAACCCTTAAGCAGACAATAATCCGAATTAATCATTATTGGAAATTTGCCCAAAAAAACTTTTTCTATTGTATATGTTTCTTTATGTGGCTCGCTTTCACCATCCAAATATATAGTATAATCAATAACAACATCATAATGTATAGTAAAACCATAAGTCATATTTCTTAAACGTGCTTCATTGGGATACATATAATGTTCTCTTTCTCCAGAATTATTTCTATCATAAATTACAGGTTTTCCATAATAAATTCTGTCCACGTTTTTACCACCAAAATACATTTCAAATTGATATTTAAATTCATCATTCCCCATTTTTTCCTTAAAGAATTTTAATGGATTTTTATCTTTTAATATATTTTTCAAACCATTTTTAAAGAAATCGTTATAAGATTCTAAATGATGTTTCACTAAAAAATTCTTATTGTCGTTAAACATTGTATTTATTGTTTTCCAAATAAAATCATTTTTTTCCATTATATTAACTATAAATAATAATTATTTAATTCAAATTAATTATTATTCAATTAAACAGTATCGTCTTCGTCTTCTTCGTCTTCATCGTCTTCGTCTTCTTCGTTATCATCATCGTCGTCATTATCTTCGTCGTCTTCCGCTCCCTCGTCATCTGCCTCATCATCATCTTTACCTTCTTTAAAACCTTCTTTTTTAGAACTCATAATACTAATCATTGTGACTCCCAATATTAAAAACATCGCGATAAATGGTAATAACACAATTAACCACGACAATGTTTTAAGTTTTTTACCACAGAACCAATTTAATAAATAAGTAAATCCTAAAATATACGCCGCTTTAAAAATAAAAAATACGACATTATGACATTCTGGTTTAACTTTCATTGTTCCTATTTGATATGAACTGCCATCGCTACAATTTTGTAATAAAATCAGCGTAAAACTCAATGCTGATAAAACAAAATATAATTGAGCAGGCGAACATAACGATTTAAATGTTTTTAAACACTCATTATAAATATTTTTCATTTATATTAATTAATTATATAAAAATTTAATTAATTAAATACTTATGCAGAAGTACCTTTACCTGCTGCTTCAACCACACCGTTTTTATGATGACCCTTAACGTCGGGAATTGCGTGTCTATAATCACTCGGTTTTAATAATTCTGGTTGGTCCATAACATTACCACCTATTGATGAAGATTTGCCTCTCCATGTATTACCAAAATTACTAATACCATTTCCGATACTATAATACAATTGTCCTAAATCCCCTAAACCTGTTTTTTGGAAAGCGGACCCTCCCCTTTGTAACCTTCTTTTTCTTCTTTTAGCACCTCCACTGGTTTTATATGGAATAGGAACCTTATTATTAGAATTGGAATTTATTAAAGAACGCGCCGGGTCTCCTCCAGACAAATTATTATAAGGTCTTAAAGTAAAATATTCACCCATATTTTTTTCATATGGACACCCACTACCGCCTCTTTGTCTTTTACGTCTTCTTCTACGTTTGCGTGTTTTTCTTCTTTTTCCTCCTGTCATAGATAATTTCGTGTTTTTCTTTTTACGACAATATTTTCTTTTTTTACCACGGGTATATTTACAACCCTTTGTTTTGTTACAAGTTCTACCTCTTTTACCCCGACAACTGGATTTTTTAACGCGAGATCTATAAGCTCTTCTTTTTCTTAAACCTCTTGTTGCTACTCTTGTTTTAGCCATTATATTAATTAATTAGATATTTTTTTTTATCCAACAATATCTACGTGTGTTAAGAAATGTCTTCGACAACACATTTTTGTTAATCCTAAATCATCCATAATTTTACCTTCAATTGTTTTCCGAATATTATCTTCTGTTAAATATATCACCTTATTTACATCTTCACCATTTTTTGTTTTTTCCGCAGCTACTTCTTTTTTAAAGTAGGCGTATTTATCGGCAAGAACATTACCGCATGTAAAGCATTTTATCGGGATAATCATATTTTATATACAATATGATTATTCTTTTTAATCAATTTTATTTTAATTTATTTTATGTCTTTTTTTTAAATACCAATATTCATCATATCTACTACCTTTTGAATCATTATCTTCTTCGGGACCATCTTTATCTCCTTGAATACACGTCGCACCATTTTTACTTTTAGCCCATACACAACATTCATTATAAACACAACTATCTTTACCAACTTTTTTTGGACAGTTTTTACCAGGATTTTTACAAGCGGTTTTAAATTGTTCATATACAGCCACATTTTTAAAAACGGGTTTTTTCCCATGATCTGTCATATCTACATTGAAAAAATTTAAAAGAATTACTGTTATACAAAGTGCCCAAACAAATACATATATTGAACCGCCATTTTTTTTCAAATAAGAAAATGCGGCTGATGTGTCTGGTCCTAAATTCATTAAATCGCTTGCTACTCTACTCATATATTAATTATTAATATAATTAATTTAATAATTAACGTTTTTTCTTTGTACATCGTCTTTTTTTCTTCTTTTTTCTTCTTGTTCTCTTTCTTTTTCTTTTTCTCCTTCCACCTTTTGTTCCAATATATTTACAACTCGTATTATTTATACATAAAGTTTTACTTCTCTGATATTTTGGGGCTTTACAAGCTAAAGCACCGGTGCATGTTGGTCTTGATTGATTATATGCTGCTTGAGCGGCCTTAGTTTGTTTGCACGGTAAATAATCAATAAACGGTATAGGAATTAATTGAGGGTTCTTTCCCAAGTTTTTTTTCCCTTTTTGCGTGATTATCCCCTTTATCATCGCTTTTAATGTATTTTCAGGATATTTACCTAATTCTGTATCCCCGTGTCTTCTTATCATTTTATAATACCAAGTCTTAAACTCTTCAGTTTTACCTTTTGCTGGTTTATGAACACCATACATAAGACCATAAAAAGGCCACGAACCATTATTATAATATGGCGAGTGATATACAACAGGATATACAGGTCCAGGATATTTACTCATGCCTCTCATACCACTTTCTTTCAAATATCGATCGCTTACACCTTTTTCTATTGCATTTCCAATAACCACGCCAGTATAATCAAAGGAACTTTTTGGATAAATACCACCTTGAACAACACTACCAATACAAAATTCAGGTTTTTTTCCTAACCCTTTCTTTTTTTGTATTGTACTTTTCCTTTTATCATCGCATATTTTTTTTTCACGACATTTTGATGGGGTCGTATAATTTTGTCCGTGTTCGTCAATTTGTGCGAAAGGGGTATTTTTTAAATTCATTGGTGTATATTGAGCATATAATTCATCTTCTTCTTTGAATAAATCCATTTTTACATTTACGATATCAATATACATTTCATCAATTTTCTTCTTGTATTTAACAAAAGCTTTTTCAAATTCCTTATCTGCTTCTTCACCAAAATCTTTAGTTTCAGATATTGCATCATAACATTCATCTAATTCGTCCGATACCTCATTGTTTAAACCGTTTAACATTCTAAGTTTTTCTTCTACAAGTTTAATACCCTCATGATTAAATAATTCTCCACTATTTTTTTTAAATAAGTCCGTTATGGTTTTGTATTCTTTTCCTTTATGCGTTAAAATTGCTTTTTCTATTTCGCTAAATTTTTTTTCCAAATTAGTCTCCATATCTTCGACACATTTCATTTTAGCATCATCTATTCTTTTTTTTTCTTTTGTTTCTTTTGTTTTCTTATCTAATGCTAACTGTTCTTCTTTTAAACGGGCTGCTTCTTCTTTTGCTTTCCGGGCTGCTTCTTCTGCTTTTTTTAATGCTATCCTTTTCCTATCATTTTCTTTTTTTTCCTTTTTCTTTCTTTCCTTAACTTCTTTATCGTATTCTTCTATTGCTTTCAATGAATCTACGAGAGTATATACACGATTCCCAATATGAACTCCAGCATCGTTACATTTTAATTTATTTTCCTTTTGTTTTATTTTCTTCATATTTGGCTTATCTTTATCATTTGGTCGGCCACAGGTGCGAGTACAATGATATACGTCCTCAGGTCTTAAATGTATTCTACAAGTTTTTCCTTGTTTTGTCTTTGGTAAACATCTATCCTTTGTCATATTGGATATTTTAACTTCTGCTGTGCCGCTATTGCTTAGACAGTATCCTTGTTTGGTTCGGTCACGTTTGAATTGTTTCAAACCACACCATTTTTCGCGTTCAGCTAACTTTTCTTTTGATGTTACAGCAATTCCTTTATTTGCGGCTTCCAAATATTTAATCCAAGTAGGTCCTTGATTATATAGTTCGTTCTCTGGATCCAGGTGTTCAATACAATGTTGTTCTTCCAGATCAGGATTTTTAGTAAGCTCAACTAATTTATTATTTGAATGAGGGTCTAATCCACCTCTTTTTTTACGCGTTCTTTTATTTTTATTTCTATATTTTCTTTTTGATTTACCCATACTTATATTATATAAAGATTAAGTTTCAACTAAAGTATAAGCTTTTTCTCCTCCAATGGTTTTTGTTCTTTTATGAATAATGCCATGTTTTGTAAACATTATATGACAACCTTTGCACACGTTAGCTAAATTTGCTGTATGATTTTTATGAAAAAATTTATTAAATCCATCTTTATCGGAGAATTCTTGGGGAGTTAAATGATGGATATCAACACCTGTTTTTTTACAAAATTCACAATCGCCTTTTAATTTTTTAGAGTTATATGAGCTTTTCTTTTTTGTTAAACTTAATTTGTTTTTACCCTCCAACTTATTTCTAATTTTAAAAGCTCCTTTTACAAATTCATCCGGGAAATTAAATGATTTTAGAACTTCTAATCCGTAACTATTATTTCCTGGACCTTCTTTTATTTTTCTATCATACATAATAATACCGTTATGGTTTTGGATAGCCATATGACATATATACAATTCTTTAATAGAAGAAACTTCTATTATTTTGGTTATATCGTGATAATGTGTTGCGAAAATATGAGATGATTGTGTTTTATTAAACCAAATTAAACTTTGCGACATAATGCTATAAGCAGAACCTATTTCTGTTCCATTACATAATTCGTCGCCTAAAATTAAAGAATTTTCATCACAATTATTAACAATTAATTCCATTTCAGTGCATTCAACAGCATAAGAACTCAAGTTTTTAAATAAATTATCATTCCCTAAAATTCTGGTGAACAATGTTTTATAAGGATAATAAATAAATTCAGTAGAAGGAACAAACATACCTGCTTGGGCCATAATAATATTACAACCAATTGCTCTAATCAATGTTGTTTTACCAACGGCATTTGTTCCAAATACTAACATACCAGTATGTTCTTTACCCAAAGTAACATCGTTAGGGGTATAAACTTCTTCGGTATTTATATGTTCCACTAATGGATGTCTTAAATCTTTTGCGGACAAAAAAGAACGTTCGTGTTGTCTAATAGATGGTTTGCAATAATTATATTTTTTTGAAATATAACTTTTAGTTAGTAAAATATCGATTAGGGTAACAAATTCAATAACTAAATCTATTTCGCGAAAATATGTGTTAAGTTTTTTAAGGAATTTTTTGAATTGAATATTTAATTCTTCATTAAGATTTTCACTTGATTGTAAAATTGAACTATATACATCGGTTAATTTCTTGCTTGTTATTTTTTTACCGCTACTTTCGGAACCACTAACAGATTTGAATTCTAAATTATCTGAATTGATTTCTGTTATAATAGAAGAATTATCAAAATTTGATTTCCAATTTAAATTAATGGGTGTGCCTTTTAAATTTTTGAAATAGGTTTTCATTTTAGTTGCTCTGGCGCTTGTTATTTTTAAAAACACGCCACTTTTTTCGGTTTTGTGGATAACAATTACAGTATCACTTTCTATAGATTTTTTAGTTGTAACACCTTTGATGTTTTTTCCTATTTCTATTAATTCTTTTCTAATGATATCTAATTCTTGGTTTGATTCAATATATTGTTTTTCGTATTTATCTAAAGATGAAAATAAACCCCTTTTAAAAAAATTGGTTTCAGATTCAACTTCTTGTAAGTCATTGCATAAAGAGAAATTCAGGTGTGTTTCAAAAAAAGTTTGCAATTGTTTTATAGAAAGAGATAATTTCTCTATATTGCATTTGGAATCAATATATTTTGCGAATGTATCATCATTTTCTAATATTTTTTTAATGCTTTCAATAATAGATAAGTTATTATAAAAATTAGAAAGTTGATAAGGTTTGGCGGTTAAATGTATAGTTTTTCTATACAATTTTTCAATATCTTTAATATTGTTTAATTGGTCGCGAAAATCTAAGAAATGTTCGTTGTTTAAAACATATTCGATCATATCATATTCTTGATTTAAAAAGTCTTGGTTACAAGAAGGGTGTGTTATTTGTTGATAAAATCTTCTTTTTCCCATATTGGTGTTTGTTTTATTAATAAAGTTGTTAATACTGGATGTATTATTTTTACGACCATCGGTGTTGATAATATTTAATTGTTTTAAAGAATGCGTGGCGAGAAGAAGCTTATCGTTAATAGTTTCTATTACTGGTGTATGTAGATTTTTGGTTAATAAGAAGTTGCATTCTTTTACGAAATTTAATAAGAAAGAGAAAGCGTATTGTGCATAAGGGAATTCTTCAAGAGTAGTGCTTTTCATCAATTGAAAAAAATCGTATTTTGGGAAAAAATCTCTAAAAACATCTCTAATATAAACTTGTTTTTGACAAGAATCAATTTCTTTTGTATATTCAGAATTCTCGTCGGTTATTGAAAGAATATGCATTTTATTGGGAGATAAGTTGGTCCATTGTATAACATCATCTATATATTTTTTATTTTCATAATTATGAATAATAATGAATTCGCGTGGTTTATGTATTGAATTGAATCTTTCAATATCTTCATATGCATTAACATTATGAAGTTTGTTATTAGAGTATTTAAACTGGAATAAATTAGATTTTCCTGTAAAAATATCAATGTTAGCCAATCCGCAATATAGATAAGGCGACCTTGATTCAATATCACTAGGATATTGTTCAAGCCAACAAACAGTAAAACAATTTGATAATTTGTTTGTATCATTAAACCAAGACGTTCCGGCAGAAAATACACTGTATTCGTATCTTTCCTTTTTATTTTGCTCACTTTGTTTCCATACAGGAACGGTCCAACCTTCTTTTATTATTTTTGGAACATTTTTCGATAATGGAGAAGCGAGAGGGTATCCAGCCATAGATATAGTATAACCTTTATATTTCACATTGGGTTTTAAAGCTACGTGACAATCCAAAATTTTATTCATACTAACAGAATCGTCAAATGTTTCATGGTAACTTTTTGTTTCTTCATTATATAATCCATAAACTTCATAAAAAGTACCTACTTGATAAAATAACATTACTTTTCCATATTTTTTTTTATATTTTTCCAATAAAGTAAAATAGTGTTCGTACATACCATCTTCTTTATTCTTGGGCATTATATTATTTTAATATAAAAACCTTTCTTTAATATGGTTAAATAATTGATTAACGATTAATAAATTATTATAAATTTCCAACATAATTATGAAGAAGAATATCCGGATTTTTATTATATATATCGCCAGATGAATATACGCTTACAAACATATCCTTTAAAAGAGAGTCTGGAGCAGCAGAACCTATTTTTATAAAATTATGTTTTCTTAGGTATTTTTTAACTTGGTTAATTGATTTTTTCTTTAAAACATCCAATTCATCCGATATGTTTTTCCTGGTTTTTTTATTTTTTATGAGAACTCCTACGCGGTTTTTGTGTTTTCCTAACGTTATCTTTCTTCTAATGGTTTTATGCTTTCTTTTAACTTTTTTCTTTTTTTCTTTAATATCCTTATCTAAGTTTGTAAAGTTTATTTTTAAATCAGATAATTTCTTTTGACGTTCTTCAAAACTATCTTCAAAAATTCGTGTTTCAGTTTGGATTTCGCCACCTTCACCAAATGATATTTTATTTTTAGCATTATTTTCATTTTCATTATTTTCATTTTCATTTTCATTTTTATTATTTTTTATTGTCTTTCTCCATTGTTTATATGTAGGTCTGCTTGAATTTTTCAAATTACTATATGGTGGTTGTGCGGATGATGTTGGTTCTTCGGTTTTTTTACAAGTTTTATTTTTTTGTTTTCTATCTTTTCTTTTCTGTTTTTTTTCAACTTTTTTATGAGCAAGCGTATTTAAATATTCTAGACTTTGGTCAATATTATTACTTATTTCCTTAACATTTTCATTGGTTTCCTTTACAAGTTTTTCTTTTTGAATATTCTTTCTATGTTCATTAACTTTATTAATTAACTGTTTTTTTAAATCTTTTTTAACCAGTTCGGTAGGTGGTTTTTCCTTTTTTGCTTTTTTACTTTTTTTTTTGGTTGAAAGATTACTCAGTTTAAAAAATTCAGGATTAATAGATATTTTCTTTGTACTAGACATAATAATAACTACAAACAGAAAAGTTATTATTATTAAACCTAACAATACATATGAGATATTATATTTGTTGTATCTCTTTTTTTTACTTCATCATTATTCAAAAACATATCATAGCCCTTATTTAAATCTTCTAAAGTTAGGTGTTTTTTAAATTCATCGGATAAACAAAAAACCCTTCTACTATGCGCTATTTTTACTTTTGCTAATAGTGTTTCCATATCGCGACCATAAAACGTGAATATTTTCATCTTATCTTCAAACCATTTATTTTTAATTTTATCATTTTTCCATGATATATCTTTAACTTTTTTGTTAAATATTTGATTTAATTCTTTCCCATTGTAATCATCTGTTTTAAACCTCCAAGTGAACCTGGAATCCAAACCTTTATTATAAGAAAAAAAACACTTATTTAAATCGTTTTCATAACCCGCAACAATAACCATTAAATTTTCTTTGTGGTCACTTAAAGCTTCGCATAATGTATCAATGCATTCTTTTGCGAAAGAATCTTTCTTCTGTTCATTCCCCAATGCATAAGCTTCGTCTATAAATAACACCCCTCCTAAACATTCTTTTATAACTTCTTGTGTTTTCAGTGCCGTTTGACCTAAATATCCCGCAATCAAATCGCTTCTTGTTACTTTTTTAAATTTCTTTTTTTTCAAAATTCCCAAATTTGAAAATATTTCCCCCATTATCTTAGCAATTTCGGTTTTACCAGTTCCAGGAGGACCAGCTATAACAGTATGCATAAAATCTCCGTTGTTCAAATGCAAATCTTGTATAAAATATATAATTTGATCTAATATAGATTCTTTCAATTTATTCATGCCTATCATATTATTCAATTTTATCACCGGTTTTTTTATATTATGTATAGCTTCCATATTAATATTATATTCAACATTAAATTTGATAGGGTATTCATCGGTCAAGGCTATTAAATCGTCTAAATTGTTTAACTCCACGTTAATATTTATCTTTTCTTTTTCTATTATCGGTGGCAAGCGCGTTTTTTCAGGATATAATTCAAAACTTTTATTTTTTATGTAAAAATCGTCCTGTATGAATTTTTTTTTATAATCATTATCAATCTCTTGGACCCATTTTTTAAACATATCTCTCTTTATTGGTTTTCTAAAATTAACCCTCCTGGTTCCAGATACATTTCTATTATCAAGACACGATTTAAATCGGTTCATTGTATATATGTGATTATATGTGTTATTTCTAAACAAGTTTTTTTTATATTTATCATTTTCACCATTACATAATAGTAGGGGTGGTTTTTTAATTGGTGATATTATTTTTGAATCTATAGGTAGAACCAATTTTAATTTATTATTTGATATATCTTTATTCATAATAAATGAATATATAAATATTATTAGAAAGAATATTATCTAATAAATAAAATTGATTTAAATATATGGAATTTATAATATTAAGATAATGGAATCCGCGAAAATGAACCCACCACAAAATTATGAGACAAGTATGTCATGGAAGATGATAGAGAAATATTTCGATGGTCATCACCTTGCAAGATTAGTTAGACACCAAATAGAATCTTATAATAATTTTGTTCAAAATCAAATACAAAGTACCATCAAAATGTTTAATCCGGTCCATATAAAATCAGAGCATTATAAAGATGATAAAACAGGAAAATATAAATTGGAAATTGTAGCTACTTTCAACAATTATCAAATATATAGACCCCAAATTCATGAGAATAATGGAGCTACAAAAATAATGTTTCCACAAGAAGCACGTTTGAGAAATTTCACTTATGCTTCATCGCAAACAATTGATATTGGTCTTCAAATTATTAAAAGAAGTGGTGATAATATGGAGAATGTAGAAACATTGTATAAAAATTTACCACGTATTCATATTGGTAAGTTGCCTATTATGTTGAAATCATCTATATGCGTTCTTACACAATATTCTCATTTGAGTTCAGATATTGTGGGCGAATGTTATGCCGACCCGGGAGGATATTTTATCATAAACGGTTCGGAAAAAACAGTATTGCCTCAGGAAAGAGCAAGAGAAAATCGTGTTATGTGTTTTAATATAAAAAAAAATAATAATAAATGGTCTTGGTTAGCAGAAATAAAATCAGTTCCAATAAATAAATGTATTTCACCAAAACAGATTAATATGACTATAGCAACCAAAAATAATGGTTCGGGTCACGCAATATATATTCAAATTCCAAGAATTAAACAACCAATACCTTTATTTATATTATTTCGCGCATTAGGAATAATTTCTGATAAAGAAATATGCGAAACCATCATATTAAATATTGATGATGCTAATATGAGCCAAATGTTATATGGATTAAAAGCATCTATTATAGAAGCCAATATGTATAAAACACAGGATGAATGTGTCGGATATATTACCAGCAACGTAATGTATACACCTATTAATATGGGTGTAGAAGAAGGAAAAATCAAACAAAAAGAATTTGCTACCGATGTTTTAAATAACGATCTATTTCCTCACTGTAGAACAAAACTTGAAAAGACTTTCTTTTTGGGATATATGGCTAATGAACTTTTACAAACCAGTTTTGGTTGGAAAAGTATCAGTGATAGAGATTCTTATGCAAATAAGCGAATTGATTTGGCTGGAACATTATTGAATAATCTTTTCAGGAATTACTTTAATAAATTGGTAAAAGACATGCAAAAACAAACTGTTCGTGAAATGAATAATGGTTCATGGAAATCCACCGATGATTATCTGAACATTATTAATCAAACCAATATTTATAAAATTATTAAATCTACTACCATAGAAAATGGTATTAAAAGAGCATTGGCCACAGGTGATTTTGGTATCAAAAATACTAATTCTAATAAGGTTGGTGTAGCCCAAGTGTTAAGTAGATTGACTTATATTTCGAGTTTAAGTCATTTGAGAAGAATTAATACACCAATTGATAAAAGTGGGAAATTGATTCCTCCAAGAAAATTACATAATACGCAATGGGGGTTTATATGTCCTGCTGAATCGCCAGAAGGTCAAAGTGTGGGTGTAGTAAAGAATTTGTCTTACCTAGCACATATTACTATTAATTCCGATATAATGCCTTTATATGATATCATACAACCATTTAATACTCCTCTTTCGGAATTTAAAGATAACACTAAAGGCTTATATGATAAAGTAAAAATTATTATTAATGGTAATTGGATTGGTATAGCGAAAGACCCTATAAAAACATATGAATTTTTAAAAGAAAAGAAACATCAGGGTATTATTAATATTTACACCAGTATCATTTTCAATTATAAAAGAAAATTTATTTGGGTTTGTAATGATGCGGGAAGATTAACGCGTCCCGTCTTTAGAGTAAAGAATAATAAATTATTGTTAACAGCAAAACATATAGAGGACATCAATAAGAATAATTTCAAATGGGATGATTTATTGGTGAATCATAATTATGAAAATTCATTAATAGAATATATTGACCCTGAAGAACAAAATACCGCACTAATCGCAATGACCCCGAAAGGTATTAATAAAGAAAAGAAATTCTATTATAAATATACTCATTGCGAAATACATCCTTCAACTATATTTGGTATTCTAGCTTCTTGTATTCCATTTCCAGAACATAATCAATCGCCCAGAAATACTTATCAGTGTGCTATGGGAAAACAAGCAATGGGAATGTTTGCTTCTAATTATAAAGCCAGAATGGATAAAACCGCTTATGTTCAAACATATACGCAACGACCGTTGGTAGATACGCGAATTATGAATATTATTAATCTTAATAAAATTCCTAGCGGTTGTATGGTAATAGTAGCAATCGCTACGTATTCAGGATTCAATCAAGAGGATAGTATCATATTTAATAAAGATAGCATTGATAGAGGTCTATTTTCAGCAACTATTTATCATACGGAAAAAGATGAAGATAAAAAGATACAAGGTGATGAAGAAATTCGCTGCAGACCAGATAGAAATAAAACAAAAGGTATGAAATTCGCCAATTATAGTAAATTAAACGAACACGGTGTTATCCCAGAAAATACACTAATAGAAAATAGAGACGTTATTATTGGTAAAATCGTTCCCATTAAAGAACATAGGAATGACCATACTAAAGTTATCAAATACAAGGATTTAAGTAGAGTGTATAGAACTCATGAAAAAACTTATGTAGATAAAAATTATATTCATACTAATGGGGATGGTTATACTTTCGCTAAGATTAGAACCAGAACATATAGAATTCCTAAGCTTGGTGATAAGTTCTCATCCAGGCATGGGCAGAAGGGTACAATTGGCCTAATCCTTCCGGGTGAAGACATGCCCACCACAGCAAACGGTCTTAGACCAGATATTATTATTAATCCTCATTGTATTCCTTCCAGAATGACAATCGCACAATTAAAAGAAACGCTTCTTGGAAAGGTTTTGCTTCAATTGGGAATGTTTGGAGATGGAACAAGTTACGGAGAACTACCGATAAAAGATATATGTAAAGAACTATTAAAATTGGGTTTTGAAAAAAATGGAAATGAAATTTTATATAATGGTATGACAGGACAACAAATGGAAACATCGATATTTATAGGACCCGCATTTTATCAGAGATTAAAACATATGGTTGATGATAAAGAACATAGTAGAGCTATAGGCCCTATGGTTGTATTAACAAGGCAGCCCGCTGAAGGAAGGAGTCGGGAAGGAGGATTAAGATTTGGGGAGATGGAAAGAGATTGTATGGTTAGTCATGGTGCGGCCAGATTTACTAAAGATAGAATTTATCATGCGAGTGATACATATCAAGTATATACTTGTGAAAAATGCGGGATGATAGCAACATTTAACGATGAAAAGAAGATTCATTTATGTAAATATTGTGGAAACACAACACATTTTAAGTATAATAAAATACCATATTCTTGTAAATTGTTATTTCAGGAATTGATTACGATGAATATTGCTCCAAGAATAATTTCCTAAATATTAATTAACTTATTAACTAATATTTTTAACGGCGTCTTCTACGGCGACTTTTTTTATGGTTTCTTCTTCTTCTTTTCTTACGCGTCTTTCTTTTTCTTTTCTTTTTGCGTGACTTTCTTCTTTTACGTGATTTGCGTTTGGATTTTCTTCGTTTCTTACGCGATTTTCTACGGCGCCTACGTCTTCGTCCCCCTCCAGAGCCTGATTCCAGACTTTCCGCTTCAGGAGCTGACGCTTCTGCTTTAGCTTTAGCTTCTGCTTCTGCTTGTTCCTTTCCCTGTTTAAAATCAGCTTTTGCTCGGTCGATGTCTCCACCCGGAGCAACAGCTTGATCGTATCTTTCTACACCCCTTTTCCCCCACTTTCTAAACGTTCCCAACGCTTTTGCACCCCGCGCGTGAATTCCACCTGTGGCTAAGTCTGCTTTTGCTTCATTTATACGTTCGGTTTGATTGGCTTTTATACCATCTAAAGCGGCCTTTGCTTCGGCTGTTTTTGATGCCTTGAAAGCCATAATATCTCCTTTAAATCCTTGGAATTTAGCACCTTGTTTGTCGAAATCTTCGCCAATACTTCCTTTAACTATACGTCCCTCTTTTTCTACCTTTCCAACAAAGTCTTTTCCCTTTTTTGTGACGTTAGCAAAAAAACCACTTGCTTTACTTGCTGCTTCAGGACTTATTGGATTTGTGGGCACTGGATTTTGTAAATGATCTCCCATTTTATATATTAATTATTTAGATAATAATTAATATTTACAATTTAATGAATTTAGATAACTCTAACGCGACTAAACCTCCTAAAACTTGTGCGATAACATAAGGAGCCAAATCACTCATTTTTAATTTACCATTACGCCACATCATTACCGAAACAGCTGGATTAAAATGACCACCAGAGATTTTACCACCGACCATGATCACAGCCATCAATGCTAGACCAATTGGGATCGCTTGTCCTGTTAACAAAATAACAAGAAGAAAGAAAACGGTACCTAAGAATTCTACTACGTAGTTATACATATATTATTAATTAACATTATTTTATTAAAAATATATTGCTAAATTACGCCGTAGAGTGGTTCAATTTCATACGTGGGAATAACCCAACGAAGAATGTATGATTTTGGGAGTCGTTACGCACTCCACTAATTTGTTTAACTTTGTTATTTACACCAAAAACTTGAGCTCTTTTTGCTTTAGTATTGAGTCTTCTTCTAATAGAATTATGTCTTGCGGTGCTACTATCGTACATTGAAGTAGGACCTACATTTTTATCTAAATTTTCATAAGTAGTAATTTTATTAACGGGTTTTACACCATTACCAACACTTCGATTAGCACGATCTTGATTAATAATAAATCCGGGCATATATTAATTATAAAGATATTAATTTTATCCGAAAGTGCTTTCACCATTATATGTTATGTAGAGAAATCCATCTTTTTCTTTATATTCCTCATATAAAACGCCCAATAAGGCACTACAAGGTGCTAAATTATTATCTCCTAAAAATAGGAAAATACTTTTTTCAGGTGAAAGTTTCATTCGTTTTCGGATAACATACATGAAATCAGCCAATTTCAAGTCTTTTGGAACTAAATATTTGCGTTTATCCAAATTATGTATAGCCTTATCCGAACACATTTTAGCCTTTTCACAAATAATAGGTACTCTATCGGGATATTTTTCACGAATTCTATCTGCTTCTGTTTTTCTTTGAGAAAATGAGAATTTTTTTTGATAATTAGACATATATATATTACTAAAGCATTTTTATCTAAATTGATTTAAAATTGATTTAAAATTAATTAGATAACATGTAAGTAAATATGACGAATTATATATTCATTGACGGTAGCTATTTTGTATTTTATAGATTTCACGCGTTGTTAGCATGGTGGAGGTTAAAACATAAAGAGGAACCTATAAACAATCCAATAGAAAATGCGGAATTTGTAGAAAAATTCAAAAAATTGTTTGTAGAAAAAATCCAATCCATACCTAAATTATTATCTATTGAAGATCCAATAATAATTATAGGAAAGGATTGTCCACGAAGTGATATTTGGAGAAATGAACATTTAAATAGTTATAAAGGAAATAGAGCAAAAAATAACGTTATTAAACCGTTCTTTAAAATGGCTTATGGTGGATTATTTCAACAAGTATCAAGTAAAATACTTTATCATAAAAAATTAGAAGCAGATGATTGTATTGCCGTAGCGACTAAACACTATTTAAAAAATAAAGAAAATAAGATTACAATAATCACAAGTGATACAGATTATCTACAATTGATAGTTGATCGTGTAGAAATTTATAACGCAAAAATGAAACCTGTAAGAACGGTTAAGAATTCTACGATGAAAGCGGACATGGATTTGTTTGTAAAGATTATAATGGGCGATAAATCAGATAATATTCCACCAGTATTTCCTCAAAAAAGAGGGAAAGCAAAAGCGAAACAATATTACAATGAACCGGAATTCTTTAAGGAAGAATTAAAAATATATAATGTAGAAGATGTGTATAAAAGGAATAAACTATTAATAGATTTTGATATGATACCAAAAGATTTACAGAATGAACTTATATCTATGTTGTGAGTTTAAATTTATTATAAAAAAAATTTATAATAAATATGAAGGTATTGATAATTATAAATGTTATATTAATATGTGTTATTTGTATGTTTTTTTATTTTTCCAACAAATATAATAAAAGGAACAATGAGATTGTTTTATATAAGAGTTTAAATATGAAAGAAATAGATAAAATGGATTTTAATTATTTTAAGGATAACTATGGGGATAGAGAAGTATATGTAACATTTTCAAAATCAAATTCAATAGATACTAATACGATATTTGAAAAAGTTAAGTTATCGTATTATTTGGATAATATGATGAAAGATATAAAATGGTATTTCAAAACAGAAGATTGTTATGATTTTTTAAATATAATAGGTATTAAAAAGGAGATAATGGATACATTTGATAAATATATAAACAAAGATGAGAAGATGTACAAAGAAAAAGATATAGCTTTATATGATTGCTCTTTTTTTATGGGAGGAAAAGGTTCAACAACAGGATGGCATTGTGATATGGACGATTTGGCTTTTTTATATGTTGCGGAAGGTAAGAAGAGAATACAAATTGTTAGTAATGAATATGATGATAATATGTATGAACGAAAAATATTCACAGCAGGTGCAAAATGGGGAGAAATAGATTTTAAGAATATAGATTATGGTAAGTTTCCAAAATTTAAAGAAGCGAAAGTGAATACATATATATTGGAAAAGGGCGATTGTATTTTAATACCTAAACGTTGGTGGCATTGTGTAGAGAATTTGGAAGACACTATAGGATTTACATATAAAGCATATAGATGGGATTATTATTATTATCATGTTCCTTTCGAATTGTTAAGAAGGTATTGGTATATGTTGAAAGGATATACTATTGCCGATCAATATCAATGTTTAAAATACAATTAAATAGAATTAATTATAGCATTTGCTATGATACGACCTCCATCATTTGAAGGTTCAATATTTTTTATGAAATGGTTTTTGTTATTCATTAATGTGTTAATGTCTACTATTTTGAAATTATTAGCTGAGGCGAATTTTTGTTGTTTTTTGTTCCATAATTTAATAAGAGGATGGAATTCTTTAACATTTGGCGGTAAATAAATATTAAGCAATGCTAATTTATTGGGTATATAATTTTTAATATTTAAAATAGTTTTCGTATATTTTTTAAATATATCATTTAAAAGTTTATTATTATTTTTTCTACGAAAACGATAGCCATTAAGTATATTATTACCACCAATGGATATAAAAACCACGTCTTTTTTATAAAGTTTTTTTTGTTGTAGGTATTTAATTTGTGTAGAAACTTGTTCAATAACAGCATTGTCTTGTGCTAAATTAATTACGTTATAATGTTGTTTTTTAATAGCAGACTCTACGCTGAAATATTTTTCCACATAGTTAGAGTTTTCTAATATACTATCCCCTATTAAAATGATATTATTTTGTTTATCAAAGTTTTCTTTGTACATAGTGAAAAAAGAATGTACAAAGAAAAACATGAAAAGCGAGATAATAGATACAAAAATAAGATTATTCATATATATTATCAAAGAAAATAGAGATTTATTTTTTCATAAGTTGAAATATTAAATATATTATTAAAATGCCGAAACCAGCATTATATAAGTTCGCGAGTGGTTTATCGGCAATATTAAATTTATAATTTGTCTTCTTTGAAGGTTTTTGATTTAAAAATTGTTTCATATTTTCAAACGCTTCCATATTTTCAAACCCTTCTTGGTCTTTTATTGCTACATAATGACTCTCGGTTTTCATTCCTCCTCTTTTATTCCATGGACCAGTTCTTCTTGTTATTTTAGTACAAGGAGGTGTGGAACCTTCAACCATACCAGCCATAAGTCCCATAGGGTTTAAGGATCCAAGATTTTCCATCATACCCGGAACTAACCCTTTGAAAGGACTTTTCCCAGAAATAAAAGGAATTTTACCTTTGGTTGTATTATCAATCCATAAATATCTGTCGGCTTTACTATTATTACCAGATGCGTCTTTAATGGGTTTCCATTTACCACCGACTTTTTTTGAAGGTTGGCATTTTGTTCCGGTTTTTGTGAAAAAACGATTACCTAAAGGTCCGCCTTTTCGCGCTTTACCACCGCCTTCAATCAATAATCCTGAATAACTAATAATACCAGCTATATCATTACCAAGAGCGGTAAAATTTCCAGCACCACTCATTCCCATTTCATCCGTGCTTTTTATATAATCTTGATATTTATACGATGGGCCAAGGAAATCAGATCCTAAACCTGCTCCTCCACTATCATCATCTTTCATTTTTTTCATTATCGGTAACCCCATATATTAATTATTAATATAATTAATTTAATAATAAATTATATTATTTTATTATGGAAAAATATACAGAAATGATAAGTGATGAAAACTTTTGTAGAATATGTTTGGAAGAAGAAAAAAATATAAACTCATTAATATCGCCATGTCGGTGTTCAGGTTCAAGTAGATATGTTCATATCCAATGTTTGCAAAATTGGCGAAGAGTATCGCGAAATAACAATGGCGTAGGTGAGAATGAATGTATGGAATGTAAAACTAAATATTTAATACGAAAAAATCATGATAGGGAAAAAGTTATAAAGTTTCATATGGGCAGTGTAATACAATTGCTGTATTATATTCCATTGGTCGTGTCGATGATAGTTTATATGAACGACACAAATTATAATTTTGTTACTTTCTTAGATGGTGGTAAAATATACCCAATTAAAAGATGCAGCACGTATATTCCAAAATATTATCACGAAAACCAAACGATATGTGTTCCAATAAATGTAAAGGGGTATCTTGTATTGAATGATGATGATGGCTTAGGATATATGTTTTATTTATCTATAATGTTATCAACATATAGTGCTTCACTCATAACAAGTTTTTCTGTGTACCAATTAAAAATATTGAAGAATCCCGCAATATTTTTTAAAAAATTCAATATATTTTATTTAATTATCCACATAGTATTCAGTCTTAGAATGTTCATATTATATTATAATTTAAGGTTTTCATATCCATTTGTTTGTTTGATGTTATCTTGTATATCAATACCATTAGAAACAGGTAATATTACTAAAGCGAAAGTAAGATACACCAAAATCTTAAATGATATGAATGATGAAATAGCTGAAGACGATTCAATATTAAATTGGTCAGAAAATTATGTAGAAGGGGAGGGGTATGATATGGTAGAAATTGAAGACAATGCTTATAGTTCAAATGACGATGATGATAGTGATTTATAATTATTTTTTTTGCATTCCTGCTGGTAGATCTTTTTTCTTCTCCGCAAGAACTTGCTTTAACTGTTGTTCATTATATTGAATTTCTGCTTTATATCCACCGATTTGTTTTTTCAATTGTTCTAATTCTCCTTTCATTATTCTATTATTAGAATTAATATTATCTATTTCGCTTTGTTGTGTTATGGCCACGTTTTGTGCTTGTTTGCTACAACCTTTAGCACCCTCCCTTACAATCCCCCTATTTGAAAATATATATAATAATAAAAATGCTATCGAAAAGGCTCCCAATATTTTTATAGCTGTTGCTGTTAACATATATTAATTATTAATATATTAATTATTTATAATTAATTATTATTCTGCAATCCTTTAACACCTTGCCTATTTGAAGCTATTTTTTTTTCTGATTTTGCTGCTAATTTTTTTAATTCTTTCATCATCTTATATATTTCCTTTCTCATACTTTTAGCTTCATTTATTTTTAAACTATTTTGTTTTTGAGTTCTTCTAAAACAAGTTTCTTTGGACGTTAGATTTACATCGCATTCGAAATTTTCTTGATACGATAAAAAATGATTTATGATTATAAACAAAAATAAAACCAAAACAATATTTACAATATTAAGCATATATAATATTTATGGATAATTAATTTTCTTGTTAAATAATATATGTATTGGTCAAGAAGATGGAAAGTTCATAACTGTAAACCATGTAATTATATAGGTATAGCAAAAAATGCTAAATCCACATGCACAACAAGTGGTAGTTGTACCAGAAATTATGGTCGGGATGTAGTTCAAGGCAGATTTGGCGGTATGACTGGCAGCGCGCACCTTAGTAACCCGGAGTATAGAGATAGTGTAATTATTCCAAATGATAGAATATATGAAAATGTTCATTGTCCAAAGGAAAGAACAAATAAATACCTTATTAAATCCGGATTACAACCTAATAATAACGAATTCAAATATAGTTATGGTTATAATAATTATTTAAAAAATAAAAGAAAAATGACGTATGAAATGAAATTACCCACATCGAAGGGAATGGGCGATTTATACGGACATGGTGGGAAATGTAATAATATTATTAATGGATGTAATTTGCGCAAAACGACAGCCAAATTTAGTAATAAAAAGTTTTATAAACAAGGTGCTGTAGATAGTAGTTCAAGAATAGACCGTTTAAGATATAATACAATTGTGGGTGCTGTTAAATGTAATGATCCTAACAAATGTGGAGGTATATATCCGAATGCTTCGGGAAGACGTAAAAATTATAACAAAATTGCTATAAGTGAATCAAAAAATTGTCCTCAACATATGGCAAGAAGAAAGGCTCTTGGCGTTTATAGTTCAATTTACCAATAATTAATAAAATTAGTGTAATAATTAATATTATTAATATACATCAAAATGCCTATTACCATGAACATATTTAATAGACAAACATATCCAACTACAAATTTTAGTTTAGTAACAAAAAAAGAAATTCAAGATGGGAAAAATATATCAAGAAATACAAATTGTAATACACCCTTTAGAATGCCTTTAAATCAAAATAGAAAATCATTACCTTGTCCCAAACCCGGTTTAAATTGTGGCGAAAATACTAAAGTTTTAAAAGATAATCATGCACTTCAATGTTGCTACAACCCTTATATAACAACCGCGCAGAATCCAGGAGGAAGAATTTCTAATACATTTGTTTTTTCACATCATTCGTTATTACATAAAAAAAATAAATTATACAAACAAAATTTACCATCTTCATTTCAATCTATAACTCCAATTGCTGGAACTACAAATACCTATCAAGTATCATTTCCCGATTCAAGCAACAATAAAGTAATGTATGAAAGATGTGCTGTATATAAAAAACATAATAGAAACCATTCCACCAATGGGGCGGTATCACATAGATCCAGAATAAATAGATTAAAATATAATGCCGTAACAGCAAGAATAGTAGCAAATTACGGTGCAAAATGTAATAATAGAAATAAAAATTGCTACGATTCTAATCATCCACGATTTAAAGTTGATATATCTAAACCAACGCCGTGTAAGCCATTTACAAGTAAAGAAAATAAAAAACTAACTTGTAGGGCTAATTATACTGGAGAAATGGATGAAGACCCTCCTACCCCAACATATATATTCCCCAAATTTGAACCTCTAACTGTTCCACCACCTTCATTTGGTCTCGCGTCAAATTGGTATCAGAATAATTTATATAATTTCAACACTTTTTCTTGGAAACCACTCGAATTCAATACAAATCCTAATGCTAAAAATCCTTATGCTAATTTCGGTCCAATTCCTACAACAAATACCACAACCAGTAATCCTACAACAACTTATACCGAATATGTTACCGATACAAGTATTGTTTATATAGAAACTACCCCAACAGTTACAACTATTAGAACAGTGGATAAAGCAACATATAAAGTTACAGTAAAGTCTTATTCTAAGGGTAGTATTCTTCCTACTATTGAGGGTATCCGAACCAATTCGGTAGAAAGAGGTGGGGTTATTGTATTAGCATCACAAGGAGCAACATCTAATTTTACGCCAAATACTTCAACAACAACATCAAGTACAACTTCAAGCACAACTACTACTACTAATGAAAGTAGTTCAGGAACAACTTCCGGTAGTGGTTCAAGCGGTTATTAATTATTACATAAAATTTATGAAATAATTATTTTCTACGTCTTTTCTTTGTACGTCTTCTTCTTTTCCTTTTCTTTTTCTTTGTACGTCTTCTTCTCTTCTTACGTGTTTTTCTACGTCTTTTCTTTTTTCCTGCTTTTTTTGTTTTACTTGATTTTCTTGGCGGTGGTGTTCGTTTTGGTGGAGGGTTTGACCTTATTCTTCCACGTGCTAATTCCTTTTTATCTTCTTCGGAAAGAGATTCTAAATCCTTTTTGCTTGTCCAAGAACGTGAATCGCGTGCTTCTTTTAAACTGGCCTCTTCAAGTTTTTTGATTCGTTCCTGAACCAACTCTCCTTTTCTCGCTTTAAAATCACTTACAACCTTTTTTCTCCTTTCCAAACGTTCATTTTGTTTCTTCCTCATTTTTTCTTCTTCTTCTTCTTCTTTCTTCCTTCTTCTTCTTTCTTCCTTTGATTTTTCTATTTCTTTCTGGTGATCCAGATGTTCCTGTTCAAACTGTAGTCTCATTTCAGGCGATAATGTAGGAATTCTGGATCTACCTTGTTTAAACGGTGTGATCCTTGTATTTTTTACATTTTTTATTATATCTTCCATTTTTTCCTTTTTCACTTTTTTTGCTTCATCTTCTTTTGCCTTTTTCCACGCAGCGACTTTTGATACTCTGCGCGACAGATTTTCCCGATGGCCGTCTCTCTTCTCTTGACTGGCTCTTCTTTTTCTATTTTTTTCGAGTTCCTCTTTCAATGCTATTTCATCAGCTGTATCTGATCTTCCTTCTTCTTTTCTTATTTCTGCTATTAATTGCTTTTTAGACTTATTTTTACCAGCTTGAGTGAGTTTTTTATAATCAAAACCACGCAACGTAGCTTTCGATACATCATCACCGTAAACTCTTGGTTGTAGTTGAAATTTCGGATCAAATGGAGAAAAAGAAAGACTACTTTTTCTTTTTTGCTTTTCTCCTTCTATAACCTCTTGTATTTTTTTATCTGCTCTCTGCGATATTTGTGGGTTTCCCTTTTTCTTTTGATAATAACCTTTTAACAATGAAGCCATATATACAAGGTAAAGATTAAAATGAAAAATTGAATGAAAATATATAAATATGAATAAGTAATCTAAATATAATCAGAAACATGAAATCTTTTAGAGCTTACGCAAAAAAATCAAATACATTTAAATATTTACAACAGAAGAGTAACCGTTATGGGTTTGATTGTACAGAGTTAAATGGTAATACTGCTCATCAACTGTTGAACGCAATGACCAGAAAGGAAATTTCCGTATCAAATTTGGATATTGATATGAGGAAGGCATTCTGGGCAGGTGGAAGCAGGATGAAACATTTTGTTGAATACTTGGATTGGGGAGTTTTTGAAAAGGATAAGGGTGTATGGATGCCATTTGAATACGATATTGATGAATTCATCGAAAATTATTTATATGAACCTAAAAAAACGCACTACACGTTTGTGTCTATGGACAATTACAACGAAAAGGATTCGGTTCATGAGGGCGTATTGATAATACACAATAGGAGGGCGTATTATATTAATTCACACGGTAAATGGATGCCGGATGAACAGAATGGAAAGAAATACAAAAAATCGATCGATTACATATTTCTAAGAGAATTATTTAAATATGTGAACAAGAATCTCCCACACGACAGACGAATTAGTTTTACTGAAAAAAGCTGTTATTTAGGAGCTTGCCTTCAGGAGTGCGACAACTATGGATTTTGCTATATATTCCCATTTACAATGTGGATAATGATGAATAGCGATTACCAGATGGCTACAGATTTGTTATCGCATAATGGGATACACGCTTTTGTATATTGGTGTTTTAAAGACTTTAACCCTGTGATGAAGAGTGAAAGTGAGAAATGCATAAGGAACGGTCGTCATCAGAGACATAAATTTGACGATGATAAGGTTCAGGAATCTTTAGTGAAGAACGTATATTTCATGAAGAAGGTTTTAAACACTACAGTTAGCTACTTAACACAGAAAAAATTATTGAAAAAATATAATATAACTTATTAATATGACAGAAAATATAAAAACAACTATAAGTGCCTCAAACACTTTTTTTGATTTAGATGGAAATATTGTTCCTACGGGTAATTATTATTTTAACATAAAAGAAATAAAGGGGAATGAATATACAGGAGATTTAGTTCAAAAAGGAGTCTATGGTGAATTTAAATTTAAAGCGAAGGATTTGGTGAAGATGATGTCTGTAGGTCAAGCGAGACTTGCACGAAGAGCAAATATAGATGAAATTGGAATACCGAAATGTGATTCGCCTTGTGTTAGAGAGAATAGAACATTTGCGAGTTTTTTAAGTGGGAGAGTAACAAGAAATACAGTAGTTAGAACTTATGATGAAGAGTCGTTATTAAATGTAAAGAAGGAGAATCCTTTATGTAGTATATGTTTAACGGATATAACGATAAATAAAAAAGAATTGAGTTGTAAGCATAAATACCATAAAGCGTGTATAGATAAATGGTTGGAGAAAAAAACGACGTGTCCAATATGTAGAAAAGAGGTTGGTTCGGAGGAACCGGTTTTAGATTATACGTTACCAACAATTTCATCCATGAGGAGGAGGAGATCTGTTAGGGATGATTTATTTTCGTCATCTAGTGATAGGACTAATTATTACAGAGCACAGTTAGAAATAGCGAGAGCGAGGTATAGGCGCGTGAGTGAATCATTTGGAAGGAGTCAAACATATAGAAATACATATTGGAGTTAAATATATTAAATATAAATTATATAGTATATTTAATAATGGTAAAAAAGATAGAATATAAAACAAAAGAAGAAAGGCAAGCGGATGTAAAAAATATAATAAAGGAATTGAGTAAATTTGAATTAACGATGAGGTATGAACCAATACAAAAACTATATAAACATTTTAAAGATTTTATAGATACTGGTGGTCATATCAAAGTGAATATACCATTTCCTATGATAAATAGAAGGATAAAGGGTGAATTAATGCCGAATAAGAATGGTGATTCAAATATTTGCTTGGCGAATGAAAAATTCAATTAAACAATATTATTACTAATGTCCATTTCATTATTACTGATATCATCAATAACGATTTGAATGGCTGCAGGAGGAGTAGGCGGTTTATTATCATCTTCAGACTCTTCTGAATCAGATAAATCTTGTGTTAAAATATCTTTAAATTTACCTATTCTTTTTGTTAAATCGCCGAGCGATAAGTTTTCTTTGTACAGTTGTTTATTTTCATTTTCTTTTTGTTCTTCTTGTAATTTTCTGGCGATAGTTTCAAGTTCAACTTCTCCACGAATACTTTGTCTTCGTTGTTCGTGTTTTTTAATAGCAGCTTCTATTTTATCATTTTCTTCTTTAATGAGTTTTTCTTTTTGTTTTCTGGCTATTTCTTTCATTTCCATTGCTTTTTTAATTCTCTGTTCTTCATCAATTTCTGTTCTAAATACATTGACTGGTTCTAATTTTAATATAGGTGGTACAGAAAATAATACAGGTTCGCCAGATACATCTTGTAATATATTTTTATCAAAAGTATTTAAAATTTCTGGAGGAACGGGTGGACTTTGTTCAATTAATCTATCAATATCGCTTCTACATTGTTTAATATACTCAATACCGGGCATAGATCTTTCATCCGAAGGCAATGATAATTCAACAGCGATATTTCTACTTAATTTAGAATACGCTATACTGGCTGCTCTATGACCCTCAAGAAGCTCAGAAACCCTTAAAAATTGAGCGATCGTTGTAATAAGGCCTGCTGCTAAATTTAAGGTTCCAATAATTAAGGGTGCCCATCCTTTTATACTTTCAGGGAATCCCGATTGAGCGAAATTAGCTGTGCCTGTGATCGTCGATATAACAATAACGGGGATACTAAATCGCATATTTTGTTTTTTATAAACTTGGTATGCTCTTTCGTGCATCCAACGATAACAACCTGCTTGTTCGCTCCATTCTTTTAGTATATCTTCCTGTTGCGAGTGCCATTGTCTTTTCATATCTTCTGGATTTATTTTATCTTGATTAATAGGCATATAATATTAATAAAGATAATTATTTATTTTGTATGAACCTTAAGATAAAAAAATATTAGAAGGTTGTGTAAATTTGTTATAAGGGATATTGTTTTGAATACACCAATTTATACATTTTTGAATATTGGCCAATTTGTTTTGATTTAATTTATCATTTTTTTTCTCTCTAAAAGAAACAATTTTGGTAGTAGTAATAATATTTTCAATTTGTTGTTGTCCGAAAATAGCATTTATTTCGGCTATTTGGTTTTTAAAATATAAATTGATGGGGATATTTAAAATTTTCATAATAGAATATATGTTAAAATTGATTGGTTTAAGAACAGTTAATACACGAAAAAACTTTTCAGAAATGATGGTAGTATCAGTTTTTTTGAAATCAGTGCATATAATATATTTTTCAGAATTGGCGTGTCTTGATGTGTTAGGTTTAGATATATAAACATTATTATAAAAACAAGATAATAAATAAATTAATTGATTTGTAGATAATAAAAAACAGTCATAAATTTTCAAAATAAAAGTGCCGCCGAGTTTTTGCATAGCGATGGCGTACATAACTTGAGTTAAAATCAACCTGAAAGCTTGGTCTTCTTGATTGTTAAAATCACTTGAGAAATCGAACCCACCATCACCGGTAATAATATGAAAAGAATTTTGATGTCTTGCGAAACAGTCTTTAAAATTATTGGGGTCGTATAAGTCGCCGTTACCTGTAGCACCTTTTTCAATAAAAACATTAGAATTTTTTTTTAAAAAGTTTTCACTTTTTTTCCAACCGGGTACATTATTATTTTTTTTTTCAATTAAAGTCATGCCATAATATTTATCAAATTTATTTTTGCGCAAATAAGCCGTTGCCTCTATAAATCCCCCGGGTCCTTCGGCTAAATGATATGTTTTGATAGGGGTTGGTTGTCTCAATAAATCAAAAGAATTATAGATTTCAGTTATTTTAAAAAAAGCCCTGGATATAGGCTTATATTTACTAATAGAATAAGATAGATGTGGGATATTGGTATGTATAAATTCATATGGGTTAGTATATTTTTTAACAGTATCCCAATTACCGGAATATTCCGATATTTCTTGTTTTGCTGAATTTAAATATTTAGCCAATGATTTACTGATATATAAATCCAATTCTTTATCTTTATCTTTTAATAAAAATTGTATTTTTATATTGTCGGGTTTAATTTCTTGTTTTATTTGATTCAATAGATAATATAACATATTTAATTTATTATATTATCAATACTTTAAATAATTTATATAAAAAGTGTTTATTTCAATACGACTTTTCGGTTATATTTAATTACGTAGTCTCTATAAGTTTTAATTGATTCGTCGAGTATAGAACTTTCCAAATCTCTTTCTTGTCTGGTAATAGGGTCAGCAACATGATTTAAACTATTTTCTACTGTTTGTATATTAACGTGTTTCTTTTTCTTATATATGTAATAATTATTTAAAAAGCTAACAAACTTTTCAGCATCACTCATATCCGTTGCTTTGCCTACATTTTTCTTTTGGAATTTACCTTCAATTAAGTCATTATTCATCAAATCAAACAGTTCAGAGAATGAACCGATAGGATTTTTTAAACCGATTCGTGTCAATTCTTCTTGCGGACATGGTTCAAATCCGTATAATTCTAAAATTTTTGTAAAATATTTGAAAACGACAATAAATTCAGTGTGAACTTTGTTAATGGATTCTTGGTATATATCTATTTCCAAGCCTAAAGAGGTTTCGTCGTATAATAATTTATTACCTTCATATTTTTTAGTCATTTTCCATATAACTTTACCATCATTATTAGTTTGATTAATAGATTCATTGGGTTGTTTATCTTTTAAAATATCAAATATTTTTTCACCATCGTAACAAGTCCCTATTATATAACCACCTACTTTACAATTTTCGCTGAGATTTTTAACAAATTCTAATAATGTTTGTTTATTTTTAAAGAAATAGTGGGTTGAGAATTGATTACTAATAATATCGAATCCCTTTTCGGCGATACCGTATAAATCGGTCACACCTTTACCCATATCGTCAGGGTCTTTATTACCTTCGCCATATAAAGCATTCATAATTAGTTTATTTCTTTGTTTATCTCCAAATGCGGAACCATTTTTAATATTTTTACCAGAATCACCAGAAAGAAACATACATTTTGGAATAGCATATTTTTTTTGTTTTTCTTTTAAATATCTTGTACAAGCACCGTCTAACTGATTTTCAATATTATCAACGGAATAATCAATACCCACAACTGCCTTTAATCTGGCTTGTATCCATTTTGGTAAATCACCAGCTTTCCCAACAGTCATATCTAACAAACTTTGGTTAGCACGGGACATATGATTAATCAATTTAAATTTAACATACTTATTGTGGAAATCTCTTAAACATTTTGTAGTAGTAGTTTTTTTATTATTACTATAATAAACAGTATCATTATCAATATAATCAGGAACATTTTTTTGTGTTCTTATCATTTCTTCGGTAATGGGATTATTTATAGACATCCAAACACTGTTAGCTACAGAATAATCATTACCAAAATTGCGTTGTCCCTTCTTATAAGCTGCTGTTTTGTCGTGTCTAACTTTAATAGGAACCCATTGCCAATTTAGGTCTTTTGTTTGGTCAAATCTAAATTCAACAATCATATCACTTTCAAAAGTTTCACTACCGTCCTCTAATTTCATAAAATTTTTATTACCTTCCTTTGTTAATAATATATTTGATAAATGAATGGGATATTCCGGAGTTGGATTAGTAGGATAAAATAACATCGGTTTATATTCGCTAACTTCTCTATAGTTATGTAATTTGTGGACCGTATCACGTATAAGAGTGTCCATTGGGTTTAAAAATCCATGTTTATATTGAGAATAACCTACGCGTAACTCTAATTGTTTATATTGTTTAATATTACTATTGCCTCCAAGGTCAGTTCCTTTCTCATAAATATTTCCAATATAATCCTTTGAACCATTTTTTCTCGTAGTTATCAAAAAGTCAACAGTATTATGTATTGGTGGTTTCCACTTAAAAGAATACAACCACGTTCTTTGCGTTGAATGATTAAGTGTTATAGTATCCGAACCCACACTTTTATCTATAGGAGTAAATATAAGCCCGTCAGTTTCATAATCCAACGTTTTTATCTTATCTAACACCGAATCGCATTTTGTAAATATAGATTCTTGTAAATTATTTTCAAAATCTTTTGATTTAATAACCATGGGAACTGGTTTCCCGGAAACAATATTTTTAACTTCTTGTTCCAATAAATATGTTAATTTTCTCATTTGTACAAATCTGAATTTATTCTTATCAATATCTGGATTTGTATATTTCATCTCGTGTTTAATAACGCTTGTGCTCATAAATGGATATTGTCTAAAATCCTTATTTTTCGATATATATAAATCAAAAATTAAAAAGTGGTTTATAAAAGAACCCCATTTATTAAATAATACCAATTCGCCATCAAATATTGTATTGTGTAAATCATCGTTTTGAACAACACAACCCGTAAATTTTACGTTCAAATTTATATCTAACAAATATATCTTACCAATATCATTAATATACATTAAATGTCTTTCACCATCTGCCTTTTCAGTAACTGTATATAAATTATTAATATTGGCCGCTTCTTTATTATCAGTTGGAACAATATGTTTCATTTCCAAACTAATTGTAGATGGTCCTATAAAATTCATTCTATTTTTTCTCTTATAATTTGAATCGCCTCTCAATAATTCTTCCAATGATATTCCCCTTATTTTCTTACCGTTTTTTGCGTCTGTTAAAACTTTTTCCCTATGCGTCAATTTAATATACTCTTTCAATACGGATGTTTGTTCATCATATCTTATAGGATAATTAGTGTTTTGTATTCCTGATAATATAATTTTCGTATATTTTTTTATAACTTTCATTACATATTTGTTAAATGTTTGTTGTTGGGTTTCTTTTTTTTGGTCCCAAAATTCCTTTATTTTATCTTTTAATTTTTTATCTTGAAATTCTATTTCTATTTCAAATTGTTCAGGGTTATCAAATATATTTGAATCTTGAATATTATTTTCCTCTATATAAACACTTCTACCACGCGATTTTCTTTGTCGCGATGTCTTTACAATAGAACAATGTATTTCAAATGCTTCATTCGGTATTTTAAACCTGTATCTTTTTAAATATCTGTAAATTTTTTTAGAAGAAGGCCATTCTCTCAACACACTATGTGTTATTTTATCTTCTGTAGATAAAGTTCTCTCTATTTTGTAATTTACTCTAAAATTAGAGTGTTTAAAATCAACCGGATGCACGTATTTGTTTATTGTTTTCCCTGGGTTATTGGGGTCTGGTTTTCTATCACTAATTGCTAACTTTTTTTGAATTAAAGAAATATGATCTGGTATATTAACAGTGTCGAAATAGTCTGTCCTACAATAATTTTGAATATTATTCAATTCGTTAATTTCTACCCTAACAAATGATTGATTGAAATATCCACTTTTTCCACGTGTCATGGGATTTATCCTCAACATATATTCTCCTTCATTATTAACCAATTGAAAGCCTGATGTTTTTAATTTTGAGATCACGGAATTAAATTGTGTTTGTGTTATACTATTTTCCCCTAATCCAAATCTTAATTCTAATTCTCTCTCTTCATTCACGCGCGGCGAAAACATATAGTATTGTTCTAACATATCCGCCAATTGTTCCTTTTCTGTTTTTTTGGATTCACTCATTATATATAAAATAGCAGATTATTTTAAATATAATTCAATTTTATTATATATTTTCTTGTATTAAAGCATATAATTTACTCTTGGTCAATTTCTTCTGTCCGACATATTCATATTTTATTTTTAATTTCTTACACCATTCTTCAAGTTCGGGTTTTTTTAAATTGCTTATACTTGGTAGCGGTTTATCCAAATTATCAATTGTTATTAAATTCATTTTAAAACTTTCAATATCGGGATACGATTCCCCAATCCATAAATAATATTTTTCATTTTTTTTCAAAATATAACAATAACGATCCAAATTTGAGTTTGTTAATTTTTCATAATAGAATTTATCATCACTGTAATAAAAATTTGTTTCACTAACTATTAATAATGCTAAAAATGTATTCATATTTGTTTTGGCTTCATTAGATAAATTACTTTCCACATCACGATATTTTATTTTATGGTTTTTCAAAAGTTGTTTATTTTCACGAATTTTATATACCAATTCCATCTTCATCTTATTTTCTTCTTGATAAGCATTATTTCCCAAAAAATGATAAGATTGCATCCCATTTAATAAAATACTATAATACCATATTAATGGATCGCAATTTGTACTCGTTCTAAAAAACTTTTCATTTGTTAGCTCACTGGGTTTTTTTACCTCTTTATTAGTTCGCATTTTCTCGGGTTTTATATTATATTTCTTAGTATTTATAAATTTTTTTATGTTATTATCATTAAACATGAAAGGTTTTAGGTCTTTAATATTTAACATTCGCTATGTGTAATAGCTACTTTTTCTTTATTATCTTTTTCTTTATTATTAAAAAACTCATTATTTAAATCTGTTTTCTGTTTTTCTACTGCACCTAAGGTCTGTTCTTGTATATTTATATAATTAATAAAATTATTCAATTTTGATAAAATGATATCATCAAAATTATTCATATTAATAAAACAACCATTTCTATTACTTGAAATATGTATGTTATTTGTTTTTAATATTTCTAAAATCTTGGGATGATGAATCTTTTCCATTGATTCAATGACCTTTTTTAATTCGGTCAATTTATCCATATGTTCTTTCTTTTCTTTTTCCATTTATAAAAAAAATAATATTACTTTTATATTATTATTTTTATACATTACTTATCGCTTGGAACTTGACACGTCCCGGATATATTTAAAATTTTTTGACCACTTTTATCTTTCTTTGTTTTACATAGTTCTCCCAATATTGATATAGTATCATCATTTAATTGAAATCTAATTCCTATTACTTTTATTATAATATCTTCTCCTTCTTTTGTAATATCAGCATAACTCTTATCTTTTATATGATGTTCTCTGGCCACAAATACTGTAACTGGGGATTCGAATGATTTTATACCATCACCACTTTTATCTAAACAATGGTCTTTATTATAAATAGCTCTTATCCCCGCCTTTGTAATATTACATACTGTACATCTAATTCGCATTCCTTCGACAGGTTTGCATAATAAGCATTTAAATGAAACATCAAAACATATATTTGAACTGTTTGCTACTCCAGCTGAATATGATATTATTTCAACCGAACCCTTTTTCACATAACCTTCACTTGCACAACGACCTTCTAAATTGTTTGATAATAATTTTGTTAATATTTTACCTATATTTTTACCAATAAGTTTAAAAGGAACAATAACTTTTCTTGTTAACACATTTTCCATATAAATTCCATATTGTTTTCTTCTAGCAAGATTAGTAGACATTATATATAACAGATATTATCTTTTTAAATATAAATCAATTTTATTTACTCTATTAATAAGTCTTGGTAAATTGTTTTCTTTTTGGGTAATTCAGATACTCCATATAAAATAGTATCTACACAATCGAAAAAATATCTTTTCCCATAAATCTTTTTATCATTTAAATATCTTAAAATATATTCAATCATTAAACACGTATGGTAAGGAGTTATATGTGCATATTTGTCAAATCTATCTTCAACGTCAAATTTCTTCTGTTTATTTAATTCAGCTATTTTTCCATCATTAAAATCATCCGGATTTTTTTCAAATAAAACTTTTATTAATGTAGCTCTCACATCATCACTCTCAATTTTATTGCTATTATTATCACATCTTACCCCTTTATTCACTTTATCTCCTTCTATTTTTTTATACCTGAATACTATATCGTCTTTCCTTGTTCCATCAATATAACTAGAAAATCCTATTAATTCATATATCTTATTCATATTCATTTTTTCAATAGGTTTTTCTTCTATGTATTTTTTTAAATATAACATCATACTACTTTCAACTATTTTATCATACTTATCGCCAACTTTCTTAACTACAAAGATTTGTCCCTTCGATTTATCATCAAATACATCCGATTTAAAATTACTTATAATACAATATTCATTTTCCATAAACATATATTTTGAAAAATACTCTTTGATTATTTTCTTAGCATCATCCCTAATATTTTCTTTGTACATCTCATCTTTGTGATATATATTTAACAACTTCAATTTAGATTTAAAATTGTCTTTCAAACCATCTATCATTTTAAAAACTGAATATTTTTTTAACTCATCCCTGTTCATTTTCATTTTTTCACTCAATAGTGTGATAACATTTTGAACATTATAATGGAATTTTTTAGTAATTACTTCCTCTTCCGATTTATCTTTAAGCCACGACTTCATTGTATTCTCAAATTTATTATCATCTAATACAAATTCCAAATGTTCAAAAAACTCATCTATAATATCAATTTTATCCTTCCCTTTTTTCTTAAAATCTTCTAATTTTATCATAAAACTATTGGGTTTATAAGGCATAGGATGTTGTCTTTGATATATCGTTAATTGTTCTTGTCCTATTTCAATTGGTTGAAATAAATATAAATCTTTAACATTTAATAATCTACCCTTTCTTCCAAGATTATCTTCAATGTATTCGGTTTTATCATTTATTAAAATAGATAATGCGTTGAGAATCTCATCTCTTTTATACTCTCTTTTCACCTTTATGGAGTTTATTAAATCTTCTTTTTCAAACATATATTTTTCTTTAAACAACCTCTTGATGATTTCTATTATTTTAGTTACGGTTAATGTAATGAACTTTTCATTATAAGTATATATATTCGGCTCACCATCTTCCCCTATATTGGGCTTACAATTAAATTCACAATCCATAAAATCACATATTTGACTTTTCTCACTATGACCTATTTCAAATTCAATTTGAATACTTTCTCTCTTATCACCAACCTTCTCCTCTCTTGGTAAATATATTTTCCTCTTAACATTTAATATCTTCTTATTAAGATTTTGTTGATTCTCATTTAATTTACAATCTATAGCAGTTTCTTTTAATACTCTCGCAACCTTTCCTGTTATTTCCGCTTTCTTTTCAGCCACCCTATACATATACAAATCAGCGGCCTCTTTATTATCAGTTAATCCGTATGTTCCGTGTAAACATATTAATACATTTCTATCTTTAAAATTTAAATTACAATGACTCTGATTCCTTATAGCGCGACCTTCTATTTGTCCTGTTCTATTTAAGTTATACCACGCGTCCAAAATATGCACTTGACGTATATTCGCAAAATCCAATCCTTCTGAACCAGCTTGTGATATTATTATTACTTTTATTTCACTACCGTCCTTATTTTTTTTATCATTACATATATTCATCGTTTTCTTCAGGTTTTTATTTAATTCTTTATTACCCGTTATCATAATATATTTCCCTTTCTCTACAACACCCTTTTTATTTTTAAATAATGAACCGCCATGCTTACTATAACCCGATTCTTCCAAAGCTAACGCAACAGGAATACAACCCCCTTCGATAAATTGCGAATATATAAGCACAATCCCTTTAGACCTATCCACTTCCTTTATAATTTCCGCAATCTTACCACTATATTGTCTTAAATTATCTTGTTTAAAAAATCCTTCATAGTTTTCTTTGTACTCAAATTCATTCAATAAGCTATGATTATAATTCATGATTTGTTTTAAACCATTTGAACCATATCTATATTTCCAATCTTCTTTATCTGTTTTAGGATAACATATATTTAATAACTGTGATGGAACCGTCAACATCGTATATGAAAAATTCTCTTGTGTCGCATTCAATAAATTCTTATCTATCAAATCTTGTATATATCCTTCATATCCTTCTTTCTGTTTATTACCCGGTTTCGTCATAAATAAATCTAAATATTTAATACCACGTTCATTCCTATCTTGTGGAACATCATGATCATTCATTTGTTTTGTAGGATATGAAAAATCCGTTTCTTTGTTCATATATTCTAATGAATTATTTCTATAACCACCCTTCGTATAATCATCATTCGGATATAACCTAAATGGAAATAAATAAGGGTCTTCTCCCTGCACAAATGATACATATCCCCTTGATTTTTGGATTAATAATTCTTCCCCATTCTCCGTCATGCTACCATCGCTATTGAATATATCTGTTGTTTTAATAGAATATCTATCGTCATTCAAATTCATTAAATTCAATAACCATATTATTTCTTCATGACTATTGTACATCGGTGTTCCGGTCAATAATAATAATTTAAGGTTATCCGCGTAAGTAACTAATTTTTGAAAATATTCTGTTGTGCTTTTCATGGTATTCATATCCTTTTTATTGCCCACTATCTCTGTATCTCTTATATTATGAACTTCATCTATTATAATTAATCTATCTGAATATTTATCCCTAATTGCTTGGATTTTAATTTTGATTTGTTTATCGTCATCACCTTCTTTTATGCTAAATTTTTTAATTTCTTTCTCTATTTGTCTGGCGAATTCAAGATAAGCCATAAATTCATAATTCTCTCTTATAATTACATTAATTTGTCTTACAACATCTTCTCTACTCAAATTTTCCATATTCATCGGATTTATCTCTTTTATAAATTTATTCCCTACACAAGATTTTATATTCCATAGTCCCCCTACCTTCTTCAATTTATGTTCTGGAAATAATTGTTTTTTATAATTATCTTGAACCAATTTTGAGGCAACAATTATTATTTTTTTATTTACACCCATTTGATTTGCGTAAGTTCTAAATTCTTCAGCTACTCCAATGGAAGAACACGTTTTCCCTGTCCCTAAACCATGGTATATTAATAAACTATTATATGGAGTCGCAAACGATAAATAATTCCTTATAAATTTTTGATGTGGCAATAATTCAAACTCTATATTTTTACATATACTATCAACCGTTTTTTCAAACTCTTTCCCCCGGCTTTTTTTATCATCTGGTAATTCCCTTTCAGCATATTTATTACCATCTCTAAATTCTTTTTTATTATAAATTTTTTTATTAAAATTCGGATCCTCTAATAAAGGATATAAAAGATAATCATCTTCTTCCAAATCTTCACCTTCCTTTTTCTCATCATCTCTATTTTTTTTTTCTACACATTGTAAAAAATCGTTATATTCTTTTTTACTTTTATCCACGTGATCCAATGAACCATTTTCCATCACAAATTTTTTCATATCTTTAATTAATTCATTACAATTCTTATCTTTCTCTACCTTTGGTTTTGGTTTCCCTTTCTTCACTTTCGGTGTTTTTTGGGGTTTCTTTTCTTCTATCTTTTTACATCTATCATTTTCTATTACACATCTATCATCGTGTTCATCATCATCATTGGCTTTATTACATCTTCTTGTAGCCTCTTTATATTTACATTTTGTAGTTTTAGATGCCTTCTTTGTTTTATTTTGTTTTGTTTTTTTAACCACTTTCTTTGTTTGTTTTTTCGTTTGTTTCTTCGCTACAGGTGCTTTCTTTTCTTCTTTTGGATTATTTAAAAGGTCTAATGCAATGTCCATATCTTTCCCCAAAGATTTATAAGAATTAATACCAGTTTTTAAATGATAAAACCTAAGAGGAGCTGACCACATCGTCTTAGGAAACTTTAATGCAATCATCAAATGTTTTAAATCCGGATATTCATCCTCAATCTTCTCAATTTTTAACTCTTTCATCCTATCGTTTATCGCTTTAACTCCTTCTTCATAACTATCATCAACACCAAGGACCCACCGGTCTTCTTTTTCGTCAAAATTTATTAATTTCAATTTAAATAATATTTTGTTCGGAGGCATTTTTTTTTTAAAATATATTTTATCTTTTACAACATCAGAATTATTTTTAATCCATATATCCGGAAGTCCACCACCAATTAATATATTATGATTCGTATTCATTAATATATTATGAGATTAAACTATATTTATGTATTATTTTATCAATATTTTTAATAATTTCGGTCTTCTCTAAATTATATGGTCTAATGTGTTGCAAACATTCTTCTAATGTTAGCCATTTCATATTACTTACTTCGCTTTTTTGATATTTATCCATTTTTTTATTGTTCCCTACATAAATAGCTAAATAATATTTATGCTTATATGATTTGAAATTTGAACCCATGAAAATCTCTTCATACGGCAATATATTTCTAACTACAATATAATCATTTTCCGTATAACCCGTTTCTTCATTAAATTCCCTTTGGGCACAAGCATTATCCGTTTCCATATAATTCCTTCTTCCTTTCGGAAATCCCCATTCTGGCGTTTCCCATTGCGTTTCACTTTCATTAATTAACGATTCTAAATTATAAAATTCCTTTTCAAACATATATACCCCTTCTTTTATTTGTTGAAACTTTTGTTTTGATAATTTTTCTTCTTGTGCGTATTGAACCCTAACATAATTGCCCCATAAATCATTCCATAATTCCGAAAAAGATAATTTTAATAATCTTTCTTTCTCTTTTATGGTCATCTCATTTATGATATTTTTAATATATGATTTGTTATACAGTGGGTATTTTCCTCTTATAAAATCAACATACCCTAACGTATCTTTTCTACAAATAGTTAAATATTTCGCTTTATCCCCATCCACATCTATACATATTATACCAGAACTGGTAATAGGTTTTTTACAAGCATGAAATACATGTCCCATTTTACCACAGTTGTTACAAAACTGATAATTTTTGTTATTCATCTATATGTTAAAATCAATTTGTTTTTATATTGTTTGGTATATAAATGCCTCAACTCCAGAATAAACAAAAATTAGACCCGCAAGTATGGTATCCATATTTTAAATTTACCCTTCAAACAATAGGTATGACCTATCCAAATAAACCCAATGATGTTACCAAGAAAAAATATTTCACTCTAATTCAAAATCTACCTTTCTATTTTCCCATAAAACCTATGGGTAAAAATTTCGCAAAATTATTAAATCAATATCCGGTTCAACCATATTTAGACAACCGAATGAATTTTGGCAAGTGGATTCATTATATTACAAATAAATTAAATGAAGAACTTGAATTACCAACAAACACTTTTTATGAAAGTTTAGAAGAATATTATGAAAAATTTAAACCAAAGGAGCTTATAGACCAGGAATATTTTAAGAAGAAGAAAAAATATATATTTGCTGGTGTAGGTGGAATTATGATTTTTGGGATATATTGGATGTATAATAACTGAAAAAAAAGCACCGCGTTTATAATATAATCTTAATAATTAATATAGATTATGAGTTTTATGAGTTTGAGTCATAAAAGGAGACGACATGGGACGAAAGCAAATGTTCAACCAAAAACGAGAGAAGAAATAAAAGCAAATTTTATAAATGATATGAAAAGTATTGAAGGCGTGGCGGATGATCAAACGGTTGAAGATTTTTGGAACAAAAATATTAAATCTAAAGAAAAAGAAGCAATACAACAATCTATAGGAAATGTCCAAATAGGAATGAAGGTTCCGGGTGCTGATGCGGGTCTTGTTAGCGCTATTGAAACTTTCATAAATAAAGCAGAAACAGCGGGAAAGAAAGGAAAGATATTGGCGGCTTTTGTTAGAATAGCACAAAATATTCCTATTTTAGAAGAGGGATTAAAAAGACAAACATCCGAAGAAGGGAAAAGGTTGTTTGTGGAAGGTAACACAGGTAACACAGATGACGCAAGAAGAAGAAGAAGTATATTTCAACGTCTTAAATCAAAAAAAGCAGGAAAAAGGAAAAGACGTAGAAAAACACGTAAGAAGAGAAGAAGACGTACAAAGAAAAAGAGAAGACGTAGAAAAAAGAAACGTCGTAGAACTCGTAAATAATTAATATTAATTTTATAAGTTAATATTAATGTATAAACCAGATAAACCTTTTTGGAAAATGAATATAAAAGAACTTCAAGAACATGTAAATAAATTTAAACCATGTACAAAGAAAAAACGTTTTCATTATCGTAAAAGATTTACCATTAAAACTAAAAGTAAAAAAGGAAAACGATTGAAAATTAAATTAAGGCAAACAAGAAAAAATATAAATTAAACATATGGATAATAGTGGAAACAATATAAAATTAGAAATAGAAATGACGAATAGGGAAAGAGGAGATTCAGTAATTAGTGATATTGAAGCAGCTTTAGATATACCTACCCAAAAAAATAAAACTTTAAGTGAAGAGGAGATAAAGACAATAAATAAATGCGACAAATGCGATAGTGTTTATAATAAATATGAATGGGCTATCAATATTTTTACGATAATATTTGGTATGGGGTTTGCTGTTGCTTTAGTATATGCGATAGGATATGGGTTAATACAATTATTACAATTATTAATAAATTATTAATAATATATATATGAGAATAGAATACTGGATATTTTTAGTAACAGGATTTTTAATTTATGATACATATCATGAGGGGAAATATTCGCAATATTTATTATCAGGAAAGAAATATTATAAAATGATGATGTATGCTTTTGTAGGAATATCCTTATGGTCATTTATGAAAAAACATCCAAATGAATCACGGGGATTGATGAGTAGAGCAACGGATATAATTAAGTATGTTCCTATTGATAGTGAAGCGAAAGATTTATTAACACCTATTTTTGATTTTACAAGTGCGAAAGATAATATAAGTTCAATGATTCCTCAGGGGGCATCAGCACCAATGAATCGTATGATGAGTTCAGGCGTAAAGTCTACTCAAAGACGAGTTGTAAGTGAAACTAAAAAGAAATATGTGGCGTCACAACAAAATTGGAAATGTAAAAAATGCGGCGACCAATTATCATATACATTTGAAGTAGACCATAGAATAAGCTTAGAGGATGGGGGTTCTAATCATGTAACAAATTTAGATGCATTATGTGTAGGGTGTCACAAAGAGAAAACAGTATCGAAAAATTTATTTTAATTAATATTATTATTTAATTAATATTAATTGAGAAATATTAATGTCCATAATTAATATACTTTAATGGGACCGGCAGGAATTTATGTACTTTGGACACTAATGGTAATAGGTATATTAGCATTTTTATATATTATAATTATGAATACGAAACCTAAAGATAAGTTTAGATTACAAATGATGCTATATTCGGCAGTAAGTAGTTTAGGTTTCATAATATTACCTTTAGTGTATATATTTAAAAAAATAGGAAGCGCATTGTTATATATTATACCATTGCACCGTTCGGCAATATTATCGGATAAATTTGGAATGGATGAGCTTGGTAATGATGCATGGAGGGGCAAAAATTTATTTACCACAATGGTAATCTTATTTGTATTAGCATTTGCGGGAGTTGTATTACATATGTTTGTTTTTAATCCGTATGACGCAAATACAATAAAAAAGTTTGGAGATTGGGGGGCACCCGTAGCATTTTCAATGTTAGCGATTGTTGTATTATATACTTTCTTTCTTTTTCATAGGGGAAAGACGGATAAAATGAATCCTGAAAACGTATTTCCATCAGATAAGTCATTTAGGGAACAGGCAAATTGGTCATTAAAAAGGAGTGGGACATTTTTGAAATCATTGATTATATTGGCTGTTGTTTTGGGTATATTGATAGGTATGTTATACATGGCGATGACGAGTCCTGAATATGGAGAATGGATAGCATCATCATTAATGATTATGACTGGACTCGTAATATTAACATTAACCTATTTTGCGATAAAAGATACCAAATTGATTCAAGGAATAATGAAAATTAAAATATTACAATTGTTGTTTCATTTAGTTTTTTTAATTCCGTGTATAATTATTGAAATAGTAAATTATATTTATCAGGAAATTAAACACACACCACAAACGATATATAATATATTAATTGTCGAAATTGTTTTTGTAGCTTTATATTTTGTATTACCAATCCTTAAAAAAAAATTATATACTTTTACGCCTTTTCAAGAAGATAATATGGATGCGCTTGTAAAAGAAAGAGATACGTTATATGAGAAAGAAATATCAATAAAGAGAGAAATTAGGAATCAACATAAAAGATATCAAATATATCCACAATTAAAAGTTGCGGGATTTATTGAAAAAATACAGAAAGATAATTTGACGTTAAAACAAAATGAAGTTGAATTTGATAACCACATCATAACTTATATATGTACAAAATGTAATCTTCCATCATCAGATCCGAATAAAATAGACCGGAATAATTATAAAAATACACAGGGTAAAGTTATACTGGAAGATATAAGAAGAATATTGAAAGGAACGAAATTAAATGACCCAGGGGATAATCGTTTGGATGATGGAGTTATAAGAAAATTGGCTACATTGGAGTCGGAATTAGCAGAGGTGAAGTCAAGTAGAAAAGCATTAAATGAAATGATTAAAAATGGAGAGGGAGGTTTGGTAACAAAGGTAATAAAAATGAATCCAACTACATTGAGTGTGCGACAAAAATATGCCGATTATAAAGATTTGCGTGCTGGCGGTAAATTGGTGGTAAATGATATAAGGTATAATTATGGTATAAGTTGTTGGTTTTTTTTACATAGTAATTCGCCTAATTTTTACAAGGATAAATACTATTCTATAATAAATTATAGCAATAAACCAAACGTAATGTATAATCCAATAAAAAATAAATTAAAAGTAAAAGTTCAAGAACACCCTGTTTCAACCAGAGAATTTAAATTTGATAATATTAAATTACAAAAATGGAATAATTTAGTAATAAATTATGCGAACGGTGTTTTAGATATATTCATGGATACAAAAATGATAGGTAGTTTTCCACAAGTTATACCTTATAATTCGTCGGATATGTTAACAGTGGGCGATGGTTATGGTCCAACTAAAGGTTTAAATGGAGGAATATGTAATATAGTATTTTATGGTAATATTTTAAGAAAAAAAAGAATGGATTTTAACTATGAATATTTAAAAAATAAAAATCCACCGACATTATAAATTATCTAAATCTATATTATATTATGGAAACGAAACAAATTTTGTTTTATTTAATCATCGCAGTGATAGTTTATTTGGTATATCAATTCTTTTTTAAAGATCACTCTGTTGCTGATTTACAAGGGATGCATAATGCGAAAGTAGCGGTATCCATTAATGCGGACAAAATGCCCAGTTCGGGTGGTTCAAATGATTATACCTTTAGTGTTTGGATTTATGTGAATAATTGGTCATGGAAATATGGACAAGAAAAAATAATATTTAAAAGAGAAACAACAGATGATCAAAAAAATCCAATTCCACAAATATCTTTAGGGGGAAATACAAATGATTTAAAAATTCAATTAACAACTTATTCTGGTGGAGACGATGGTGCTGGTGGAAATATAGACGAATGTCACGTGAAAAATATACCTTTACAAAAATGGGTTCACATATTAATGAGTGTGAATAATAGAACAAATGATATTTATATAGATGGTAAATTAGTATCTACTTGTATGCTTCAGGGTGTTGCAAAATTAGATAATAAAGGACCATTACAATTAACTCCAGGTGGAGGGTTTTCAGGATTCACCTCAAAATTACGTTATTATGCCCGTTCTATAAATCCACGTGAAGCATATGAAATATATAAAGAAGGCTTTAGTGATAGTTGGTTAGGAGAAAGTACAAGCAAGTATAAATTAAAGTTGGCTTTCTTTAGCGATGGCTCTGAGATGAACAGTTGGAGCGTATAATTAATTATGATAATGAATATATTTAATATCATAATTAATATATATATGTCTTATTCAAGTTTTTCAAATAATTTTGGAGTTGCGGGTGATTTAGGAGGCGCTGCTGGTAGTGCCTCAGGTGCAATGTCTGGAACATTTAATAAATTCAAAAGCAATAAATATGTTTCAGGAGCAACGGATTTTTTAATGTCTAATTCTGCTGTAGCAAAATTTTGTTTTTTTATTTTAACCATTTTATTGTTTGTATTCGCAATGAGAGGGGGTAGTAAATTATTATCGTGGATGTTCGCCCCATCGCCAAACCCATATTTAATTACGGGTATGAAATCTGGAAAAAAATATATGAAAATTATTCAAGACCCAAGAGATAGAGAATCCATACCGTTATTGCGCTCGGACAATGAACGGGAAGGAACCGCATTTACTTATTCAGTATGGATATACGTAGAAGATTTAGCAAATTATAGAGAAGGTAAAAGGAAACATATTTTCCACAAAGGAAGTGAAACATTTGCAAGAGAATCCGAATGGTCAGTAGAAGGCACCGATAAAGTTAATGTTAGTGAAATGGCTTTTCCAAATAATTCGCCCGGATTATTTATAGCCGAAAGTGATAATTCGCTTATAGTAACTGTAAACACATTTGACTTTATTTTAGAAGAAGTTCATATACCAAATATACCGATGAATAAATGGATAAATGTAAGTATTAGAGTATCTAATTTGAATTTGGATACATTTATTAATGGTAATATTGCTGTAAGACATAGATTGAGAAGTCCTGTAAAACAAAACTATGGTGATGTTCATGTAAATGCTAACGGCGGTTTTGATGGTATGGTGTCCTCTTTAAGATATTTTAATTCCGCATTATCATCGGCAGAAATTATGGATATTGTTCGTGCTGGTCCAAATTTAAAAATGGATAAATCTATGAATATCTTCCCACCATACATTTCAATGAGGTGGTTTTTCCGGGATACTGATCAAAGAACAGTTTAATTAATTATTTCAAACAAAGCAATAATTAATTATTTCCTTAAATTTGGATTTACGCAAATATCGCGGGTAGGAAATATATCACCACTCATGCATTTATCATTTTCATCAATTTCTATACACGTTCTTTTTTTATTCAAAGTTCCGACATAACAATAACCAGCTTTTTTAGCCATTTGTATATCCGCTTCATTAGATAAATCTGGTGATGGTGTTGGTTCATTCTTTTCTCTTGGTTCATCCAATGTTTTTTCTAATTTTGATGGGTTGTAATTATCTTCTTCTTGTTTTTCCTCTAAAGCGTGTTCAATCTCTTTCGCCCCCTTTTCAGTATTTTCTTCCGTGTTTTCTAAACCATCCCCAAAGAATTTGGTAAATAAAGTAACCCCCTCAGTCATATAAAAATATACATTTAAACCCAACAATGATATTATAAGAACTAAAAATAAAATTTTTATATAAAAAAACGCATTGTCTGTATTTATACTTTTTGGTTCTTTAAAAACTGTAGGTTCTTCAAAAATTGACGGGTCTGGTGCTGATGTTTTTAATACAGGTAATAGTTTCGAATCAAGTTCAGTAGCCATATAATATTTACAATTAAAAAAATATTATATACATTACTATTTCCTAAATTAAGCGAAGGTTTTACAACCACAATTAGGATCCGTTTGGTGTAATAATAAAAACGAATGTAAAGTTTTTCCAATGCGAGGTGCTGTTCCGGCCTTAGCACCGATTCCATAGGTTACACCATTAATAACAACTTTGTCGTTTGCGGTGGCTTTAGCAGCGCGGCGTCTTTTATTGCTTGGATTTACAGGCATTATACATTAAAGCAAGAAAAAAACTATTTGTTTCTTGGAACCATATTTGTTAATTTATTCATTTTATCCAATTTATCTATAGTTTTTTCTAAATTACCTGACGTAAAACTATTATTAAATAAATAATCTGTTGCTGGTTTAACTTCATTTTTCTTAATAATTTTATAAATCATATCTATTTTGGATGTTATTCTTTTAATATGTTCTTCATTTTTTAATAATGGTATTTTTGTATCAAATGTTTCTGTTAATAATGATATCGCAAAATATATCATAAATTTGCGTTTTCTTTTTGAACCAGGTTGATATCTAACACAAAATAAATCACTCAACGCATCTACAATATTATGTATTGCTTTATTTCTTTTATTCGCTTCATTTAAAATTATATCCCATATTATCCATATAATATCATTGCGGTGTTTATTTTCTACAGCATAATTGCGAACGCCTCCTACTAATTTTAATTTCTGATTTTTTTTACATAAAGCTTCAAATCCGGTTATCCACTCTACCCAATAAAATGCTTCGTTCGAATTTCTTTGCCTTTTGGTTATATGATAAGCCAGTTCATTTATCGCTATAAATAATTCTTTTGGATCATCCGAATGTCTAAATATACTATGAGCATATAAAATACTCTCTGCTTTCAATCTACCAGACATATGAGTTGATGAAAATTCCACATCTCGTATTTTTACAGTGTCATATGAGTTCTTCTTCTTTGATTGACAAATAACACATATTATTTCCCCAAATAATCTTCTAATTTTACTATTATTTCTCATTTTTATTTCATTTCCTATATATCCACCATTTGCTATATTTTTAAAATCGTTAAATCTTAAATTCATATATGAAGGTAATAATGGATTCCCTAAATGAATGTTATTACACATAAACAAAAATAAAATTTCCCATAATTCCAAAAAATGTCCAGCACATATAAACTCTATCGCCCAATAACATGCATCTTCTATTTTTCCAGCTTTCAAATATTTTAGTAATTCCTTTTTAGCAGCACTTTTTTTATAATTGGAAAAGGTAATCCCTTTGAATTCTTTTTGTGCCCTTTTATCATTTATTTCATTGTCGTTCATACTATATTTTATTATAAAAAAAGTGAGTTTATTCCCAATTAATAATGTTAATAATTAATATATGATAAAAAGTATAAATAATTGTTTTAAATTTTTAAAAACGTTTTACAAAAAATCATCAATTTGGTCAAAAATAATTATATTTATAATATTGGCTTTAATATTCACAAAAATAGCAAACGCAAATACACCACGCGTTGAAGGATTTTCGCAAAGTCGCAAATTTGTTGTTAAAAAAAATAATAATTTATATGATGATTTTTATTGTTCCATATATGACCAACTTTTGTACGACCCTAAAAAAAATGATTTTGAAGTTCAACAAATAGCAGATATCACAAAACTTAATAAAAACAGCACTGTTTTGGATTTAGGATGTGGAAAAGGTCACTATGTTAATTTCTATTCTAAAAGTGCTATGTCTGGACAGGGTATCGATAAATCAAAATCCATGATAAAAGATTGTAAAAAAAAATATCCTCACTGCAAATTTAAACACGGCGATATGTTAAACGGCATGATTTACAGTAGCGATTCATTCACACACGCCATTTGTTTGTATTTTACTATTTATTATATTAAAAATAAACAACAATTTTTTGAAAATGTTTATAAATGGTTGAAACCGGGTGGATATTTAGTGCTTCATATGGTAAATAGAGATAAATTCGACCCCATGATTCCCCCTTCAAATCCATTACTTATGGTAAGCCCGCAGAAATATGCAAAAGAAAGACTAACCAAATCGCAAGTAAGATTTCAAGATTTTATGTATAAAGCTAATTTCCAATTACTTAAAAACCAAAATATCGGCAAATTTGAAGAAACATTTACAGATGACGCAACCAATCACGTTCGTAAAAATGAACATACATTTTACATGGAATCTCAAAAAAATATTTTATCAAAAGCTAAAAATGTTGGTTTTATTTTAGATGGACACGCAAATATGGTTAAATGTAGATACGAATATCAATATTTATATTTTTTAAGAAAACCTAATTAATTTATATTAATTAATATGTATAATTAATATATATGGGTAATAAATATAAGGTTAAAATAACTTCTCACGGGGAAATTGGTATTGATAAGCTTGAAAATATTATTACTAAATATAGAAAGCCTAAACCACAATCTATTATTGCTTCCTTCAAAGAAATTGCGAGCGATTTGAAAGGGAAAAAAGGAAAGAAAAAACGAAAGAAAAAAGGAAAAACGGTGAAGAAGGCCCCAACCGATAAGAAAAATAAAGAAGGAAAGAAAAAAGGTAAACGAATGTACTCCCATTTACGAGGACGAGCTTCAAGCGTTCCTATGAACGTTTTAAAAATGAATTATCTTAGGAGAGGTGGTGAAAAATCTAAATATAATATAAAGATGGCAAGAAAATTTAGAAGAACGCGTAGAAAACGAGGGGGAAATTGTGAAACTTTACAAGAGATTTGTGCTTCTCAATACGACCTCAATAGCCAGACCTTCAGCGATGCAGAAAAAAAAAAGAAACAAGAATTGTATGATATGTGTATAGATTCCGACGAACAAGATCAAATTATTGTAAACCTAAAAAAAAAATGTAAAGAATCTAAGAAAAAACCACAAACAGAAGAAGCATCTCAAAAACAGGTAAAGGACGCACAAAAAGAATTCAAAAAACAACAAGAAGAAGAAAAAAAAGTTATAGCTTACAATAAATGTAAAAACGATTGTGAAAGTAAATGTAAAAGAGGTGGGAAAAAATCAAGGTATAATATAAAGATGGCAAGAAAATTTAGAAGAACGCGTAGAAAAAGGGGAAAAATAGGTGGTACTAAAGAAGATGACTTGAGAGTAGCAAAAAGGGAGGTTGAATATTACATGAAAAAAATACAATACAATGTCGATACCATTAGAAAAGAATTAAAAAAAACTGGTTATAGCTATGAAAATTTATTAGACTGGGATGAACTAAATGATAATTTTGACGATATAAAAGAAGTCAAAATAGATGATAAAGACCTCGAAAAGTGGAACAGAATAAATACGAAGGTCATCCAGCCTGGCTATAAGTCCTGGAAACATCCTTCGGACTACCGCTTCTGGCTCAAACATGAACAGAATGCAAAAAAAGCAAACGATTTGAAATGGTATAAAGAAAATAACTATTTTACGGATGAGGACATTGATGATTACTCGAAAAAAACAGTTAAGGAAGCATTAAATTATATAAAAGGCGAAGGCGCCAAGGAGATGGAAGCGGCACTGGAAAAGTTTAAGAAACTGAGAGGCGATATACAAGACGGAGGATCACGTAGAAAGAAGAGAAGAAAATCGCGTAGAAGAAAGAAACGGACGCGTAGAAGAAGAAGAAAAAAACGCTAAATTAATATTATGATATTTTACATAATATTAAGCATACTTTTATTTATTATAATTGGCTATATAACTTATAAGGTAAAATACGGTTATTGGACCAAGCAACCGGTATTTCACTATCATAATATTTTTTACTGGTATAATCCACCAGGAGTAATTGAAAGAGGTGATGTTGAAATTTCAAAATATTATAATCCGCAAATAGATTTTATAGAAAGCGATAAGATAACAACTGAAAAAAAGGAACTATTCGCAACTTTATTAAAATCACACTTTATGCCTTATAAAGGTGAGAAATACGCACCCACAACCGAAGGTGTTATGAATAGTTTTCAAGCACATACTCGTCCAAGTTATATAGCATTAAATTACGATAACCAAAGGTTAATTAGTGCTTTAGCAACTATACCAATAAATATTTATTTCGATGGTAAAAAGCAGGAAATATATTATGCGGATTTTTTATGTGTTCATCCAAAATATAGAAAACAAGGTGTAGCTCAAAATATTATTAATACAGTTACAACAAATCATAGATTAAAAGATAAAGCACAAAAAAGAGATACCAGTATATTATTTAAGAGAGAAGGGAAATCAATGTTAATTGTTCCTTTAACTATTTATAAAAATTATGTATTCGATATCGTAACGTGGGATAGAAATGTAACATTTGACGAGCATGCATTCATACAATTGATTAAATTAACAAAGCAAACATCATCTTTATTTTTAGAATTATTGAATAAGTCTGTATATAAATTCAAATGTACTATATTACAAGATTTTGGACATTTATTATATTTATGCGAAAAGAAAGAATTAATAATCACATTATTGTTGGTAAATAATGAACCTGTAGGATTTTATGTGTTTAGAGATCCCTACATAACATACGATAATAATAAGAGTATCGAAATGATAGCGTCTTACAATGATAATACAACTAATGAAATATTTTCCTTAGGATTTTTATGTAGTATAAAACATCTAAATATAAAAACTAAAAGATTATTAATGACTGATTCTGGTCATAACAATATAATACTAAATATTATATTGGAAAAATATAAAATAATTACGGTATTAATGGGTTCATTTTATTTTTACAACTATGCAACATATCCTCTTATGAGTTATGATGTGTTAAGTTTAGTTTAGCGAGTATATTTACCAGCCCTTGCGAATGAATCTACTACAAAAATTACAAAAACGCCTAAAAACAAATATAAAACCAACTCTTCTGTTATATTTTCTGTTTTTTCATCTTTATTTTCTTCCATCATATGAATTAAATAATTTAACTTTCTCATTAATTCGTCACGATTGGCGTAATTCATTTCTGAACCGGCTGAAGAATTAGTATAATAAGGGACATAATTATTATATGCTTGTTGATATTTGTCTTTTAAAGTTTTAAATCCTTCAGGAGTAATTGCGTGGTCAGTGTTTAATTCTTGTGGTTTAAAATTTTCCTTAACTTTATCTTTTTTACTTAAAAGTTCTGGTTTTGGAGGGGGATGAAATTCTGCTAAACCTTCTTGATCAGAATCGTCATCATCAGAACCATAGCTCTCCATATTTTCCATTGAATTTAGGAATTGTTCCACCTTTTTAGTTTTTTTTTCTCTTCTTTTGATTGTTCTATTTTTCCTTTTTTTTTCAAATTTCGTATTTAATTCATTATCGCCTTCATTCGTTGGTATTTCCGACCATCCTAGAGTTGTCGACATATTCTTATAAAATTAATAGATTATAATTTATTTTTATTAAACTGAAAAATATATATATTTATGTATATAGAATGAAAAACGTTAAAAATTATATTGAAATAGTTTTATTAATAATATTGGTAGTTTGTATTTTTAATGGCGAATGTGAATTATTAAATGACGTTATGGATAATACAGTGGGTAAATTATCACTATTAAGTTTAGTAGTATTGATTTTGACATATTTTGGTAAAACTGCGGGTGTTTTAGCCGGTTGTATATTTGTATTTATTTTACATGTTAATAGGAAAGAAGGGTTCCAAGAAGGTGCGGGTATTAAATTAGAATTGTCGGATGATGAGAGTGATAAAGAAAAAACTAAACAACAGAAAGAAAAAGAAAAAACTAAACAAAAGGAAGCAGAAGCAGAAGAAAAAGAAGGATTTAGTATTAAAATTGGAAGCGATGCTAAAGAGGATGATGATGAGAAAGAAGGATATTGGGTAAAAAAAAATAAAGAAGGAGTTGATGATGATGAAATTGAAGGTATGAAAAATACAATTTCTAAATTAGTAAAGAAAGTTAAGAAACTGGAAAAGAAGAAGAAGGAAGGATTCGCAAATTTAAGACAGAATCGGCGATTGAAAATTAATAATATTAGTGTTTTAAATACAACAGATTTAGATAGAACCATTAAAAAAGATAGCGAGGTGCGTACTCTAAATTCAACAGCATAATTTATTAATGATTGAATAATTTTATATCAATAATTAATATATAATGAAAAATGATAAATTGAAATCTGTATCGAATATGAAGGGTGGTGCGGCGCCCAAAGGCTTGATAGCATCTACAATTCATAATATTGTTACGTCTTTAAAAGGGTTGAATGATAGTAAATTTTTTATGGGTGCGGTAATGATAATGATGAATATTGCGTCAAAACATATCAATATAGACTTAACCGCTTCTCAACAAAAATATTTTAAAAATAATATAGCGAGACAATTATTAATATTTGCTATAGCTTGGACAGCAACAAAAGATATTTTTATAGCACTTGCAATTACAGCAATCTTTCATGTTTTAGCAATGCATTTATTAAATGAAGATAGTAGTTTTTGTATTATACCAAGGTCTTGGAGGAATTTTGAAAAAATATTGGATACAAATAATGATGGGGAAGTAAGTGAAGAAGAGATAAAAAAGGCAAAGGAAGTTTTAGAAAAAGCGAGACTGAAAGAAATTAAAAGAGAAGCGTTAAGAAATATGAATGATTTTAAAATGTCGCTATATTAATTATAAAATAATAACAATAATTAATATATAATGGATGACGAAGTTATAAGAAAGGAACAAGGGATACAAACAGAAAATACAGAGCCTCAAAAGATGACTGTATCAGGGTCTATTAATATAAATAACAAAACAAAACCCACATCATTAATAAAAAGAAAAACAGAAACTCTAATAAAATGTAAAGCCCCACGTGATAAACGATTTGAATTACATTGGGATTATACAACAAATAAGAGTGGTTCTCAAGAGTTTACATTTACCGGAAAAGAAATGGGTGAAGGATTTTGGTCACCCGAAGAGAAAAATAAATTAAAAATAGGGGACTTAGTTATATTTAAAAAAACAGGTCACCAGAATAATAAGTATAAAGCAAGAATATACGCCAAAACGGGACTTATAAGCAGATTAGATGCTTTGAAACAAGGTATCATACAAGAGTTACCAGAAATACCTGATTTATATGATATAAAATTTATAGCACCACCTATTATTAATGGACAACGAAAATTAAAAATGAAAGGTATTTCTAAAGAAAATTTGGAAAAGATTCCCGGATACAGATTCTTTTTCTGTGGCACAGCTAAACCTAATGAGAAAAACGGTGAAAGCTATAAAGAACCAGACTTTAAATATAATAAAGAACAACTCGAATCTTTAGTTAAGTTGGAAATGAAAAAGGGTTTTGTAAAAAAATTACCATGGAAAATAGATATGATTGAAGCGAGACATACAGATATTAAAAAAGACCCTATTACAGGAAAATATGTTCCACCAGAGAAAATAATTGATATACCTAAAAATTTCCAAGATAAGTATATAATAGCAGGAGTGGATTTGATAGAGATTAGTAACCCTATATGTATTAATAAAGGAAAGGAGAAGGAGAAACATAAATTGAGAGCTAAAGTTCATATAAGATTGGTTAAAGTTGAAAAGGGAAAACCTGTTGCTGATGTAGATGGAGTTATGTCTGTATTAGATTGTAAAGAACATAAGAGAAGAGCTCTTGTTAAACTGGATGAAATTAGAAAAGATTTTTCAGATCAAGCATTAAATTTTGCTGAATTTGTTGGCGATAAATTAGATCAAAAATATGCGAAAAATCAATATGGCGAAATGCAATGGTATCAAAATAAAGGCAAAAAAGAACACTTGGAGACTATTGAAAGAAATAAAAAAAGAAAAGGAAAAGTAGGAGATCCTGGGGGAGAAGAAGAAACAGAACCTACAAAGACACAAAAAGCTAAAGAAACAATTAAAGAGTGGAAAAATGAAGGCAAAGCTGATGCACACGCCGAAACACAACGATTAAAAAGTTCTATGGGTGCGCTAAAAAAAGGTTTAGAAATTGAAAAAGAAGAAAAGAAAGAAGAAGATGATGCGAAAGCATTGGCCACTGAAGATCCTGATGAGTATACTCCTCTGGTTGCGTCAATTGGAGGTGGTAAAAGAAAAATGAGTAGAAGAAAAAAGAATAAAAAAAGGTCATGTACAAAGAAAAATAGAAGAAATAGAAATAAATAAAATCTATATTTCATCTATCAGGGGGTCCGTTGGTAATTTATTTTTTAATATTTCATTACCTTCTTCATCTACCAATTTATGTAATAATTTTTTAAAATCATCCTTTTCTAAAATAGATTCTAATTTATTAAGTTTTCTTTCAATAATAACCAATTTATCTATTTCAATATCGTCGGGTGTAGGGACCTCATAATACCAATTATAAGCATATTTGCTTCCATTATAAATGATTTTTCCGAAGTGCCATGTAAAATCTACCGCTTCATATAGTAGGAACCCAAGAACCATTAATATATTAATTATGAATATTTTTAATATATTACAAACTCAAATTAACTACGTTTTTTTCACTAATTTTTCTTCTACTTTTCTTTGGTTTTTTATCATCTAAACTGGAATTCAACTCTTCGATTTCTTGAATACTAACTGTGCTTCTGTTATCATCTTTCAAATTAATTTTCTTTGTCTTTAATCCTGATAACAAATCTTTTAAATCAGTTGGTCCTTTCATTTCAGGTCTTTTTGGGGAACTTATATTACTAAAATTGGATTCCATATTTTCAGCATCATTAAAATTTGCTCTCCTATTGCTGATGTTGGGTCTATCTGAGAAAGAACTTTTCATTCTTGGCGGACTTCTTCTTTGATCTTCACTTGGACCAGGGGGCGAACCTCTTGGAGGGTCTTGCATAACAGACCCCATGAAATTACCGAATCCGGGATTTGATTCACCCATACTGTTAACAGCAGCTTGTGTAAATTGTTGCATTAATTCGGGATTTTGTTTTAAAATATCATCCATTCCAGGCATTGAAGATTTAAACATAGTATTGGTCATATGAATCATAACAGCAGAACCACCTAACATAAATAACAACTTTAATTCTGGGGCTATTTTAGCTTTGCTTGCGTATTTCGCATGTAATTCTCCAAATACGTCATCATATTCTTCTACATTTTCATTTACGGATTCAGCCCAACCATCTAATTTTAAATCAAAAGGGTCGAATTTATTATTTAAAAATTCTAATCCTGTTATACAAGCCATTAAACATTTTTGTTGAAATTTCACACTGGCTTTTTTCTCTTTTTCGGATTTAATCATTTCATATTCTCCCTTCATTTCATCTAAACTTGATTGCATTGAGTATTTTTTACTTAATGTAATACCTTTTTTTTCAATTTCTTCTAATTTTCTTAAGTAAAAGAATTTTTCCTTTAACATTTCTTCATTGCTCATAGGCTTTTTCTCAGGAACATTTAATGTAGGACTTATTGGAATATCATTAAACTTCTTATATCCATCTTCATCTTCTGTTGATGTTTTAGCACCAGATGCTCCCTTTAAAATTCCACCAGAAACAGGGGATGAAATGGGGGATTCCGCGGGTTCTACGTTTAATTTAATATTATTAGTGGTGGGTTTGTTTGTGAAATCATTACCACTAAATAAAAAATTACTTTTAGTGGTAGTAACGCTTTTTTTTTCTTGAACAGGTTCATCAAGAGATATTGTATTTAATTCTGTTAAATCATCTAAAACAATATCAGAAGTCATACTTTCTTTTTTTTGTTTATTTGGATTCATAAGCAAATCTGCTCCTGGTCCAAAATTCACAGATTTTTTTGTGGAAAGTTGAGGCGAATTATTTAACGGAACCTCATTCAACGAAATAGAAATTGTCTCTGCCATTATTATAATTAATAGAATTTTTAATTTTAAGTAGTCCGCAATATATATTAATTATTTAGTTTATGTGAAATGTACCATTTTGCTTGTAAAAAACAATCTGCTAAATCGTCCTTCTTTTTATGTTTCTCAAAATGCTGATTCCAATTAGTATTTTCTATTAATTTTCTTGTAATTGTAACACTCTCCTTTTTCCTTTCATCATAGGTAGTTTTTTTGTTTCCTAAAAAGTCCTTTAATTTATTATTTGAATTAACAGGAACAACATTTATAACATTGTTTTCTATAAAATGTTGCATTACCATACCTTGTAGGGTTTTCATTCTTAATGCTAAAGGCCCTATTTGATTTTCAATAATTACTAAATCTATTTTAATATTTTCAAAAGTTTTATGGAATAATTTTTTTAAATTAATACCGTATGATACCATATTCATTTCGGTTGTTAGAACATTACCTACAAAATCATAATAATTATTGGATAAATCTAATATAATATTTCTTAATATATCTTCTTTTTTTTGCTTTTCATTCACAGGAATACATTCTTCATTTCCTATTTTTACCAACTGTGTTTTCTTTAATTTTTTAATTTTTTTATTAGAAAATTGACGTGGTGGTATTTTATACTCTTTTGCATGTGTTTTACAATAGAATTTATTCTTCTTAGTATATTTACTTATTTTTTTACATTTATTTCCATTTTTTTGTTTGCCCATGCAAATATTTTCAGTATTTTCACATAAATCTATTATATCCCAATCAACTATAGTATATACTCCATCATCTATATAATTAAGTAAACAATAAGCCATATTTTTCATACCTACATCAATGCTTAATATTTTCATTATATTAATACTTAATTAATAAATTTTTAAGTATTAATTATAATTGTCCTGATCTCTTAATTAATAATTGTTCTTGGGTAAGAATAGGACCAGACAATGAATCTTGTAATGCTTCACGTGATAAATACATGTTTTTTAAATCACTACTTTGGTATCCAAAAGGAACACTATTATCTTGACAATCGGCAAATAAATATTTATTATGGTGTGTATTATCACTACCATTGCAACTTTTTGTGCTGCACATTTTGGCTAAATTAGAATTTGCCTTCATAACCTCATTTCCACTATTAATCAAAAATTGACGATATGCGTAATTAGATGTAATTTCATACGTTTTTTTAATATTTTTATTATTATGGCATGCTGCGTCATAATTAGTAAATTGTCTTGAATCACTCATTAAAGGTGGAGATTTATGATGAATATTATTAGATCCTGAATAACAAGTTGCCCAACTCATATTATATAAAATAACAAGATAATTAATTACAATAAATTATTTAATTAATTATTTTCTAATAAATTTACTAAACCGGCTTTATTTAATTTAGTATATCCTGATAACCCCTTTTCCGAACAATGTTTTTTTAATTCAGATACTTTCATTGTGGTATAATCTGTTACTTCGTCTTTCAATTCAACTTTTTTAACATCATCTTCATCTTCTGATTCTTCACTATCAATGTCATCTAAACTATCCTCGTCGCCATTACTTAAATCAATTGTTTTAACTTCGTCTAAATCAAGAACTATTGTTTTTTCGTTATTTTTTTCATTAGTTACTTGTAATCCCTCTTCCGTTTTTTTCATTGGTTCTTCATCTTCACTTTCAGATTCTTCATCTTCACTTCCTGATTCTTCTCCTTCACTTTCACTTCCAGATTCTTCATCTTCACTCCCAGATTCTTCATTATCAGAAACCTTTATTAATTCTTTATTTACCATTTCATTTGTTATAACTTCATTTTCTTGAGGTAATTGTTCCGAAACCATTTCATTAACATATTCCAAATCTTTATTTTCAAAAGGGTCTTGTTCTTCTCGATAATATTCCATTTCCTGATTGGTACTTGTCGGAGCTTGTTCATTAGAGAAATTTTGAATCATATTAAACATACTGTCTAATTTGGTTTCTACATTTTCAATTCTATTTTTAAAATAAAACCACAATAAAATAGATGCAACACCAGTTACACCAATACAAATAGCCATTCCGCGAGCATTGGAAAACATATTAATAATAATCTAGATTAAATAATCTTTAAATAAACGAGAAGCTTATTCAATATTTTCTATTATTTTTTTAGCTTTATTTATTATTGCTATTGGGTAATCAAGTGATTTCAACACAGCCAAACCACCTTTGGTGGTAGAATAACCGGGAATCAATTTATATGTATTATTAGATACGTGATTTTCGACAAAAGTTTCCATGTTGTAATTTTTGATTTTCTTGTTATCTCTAAATAATTTACATAATTTAATATAATGCGTGGTTAATATAATTTTAACATTTTTATTCTTAATAATGTAATCTAAATAACCGTATGCGTTTGATATAGCTTCATATGGATTTGTACCCGAATATAATTCGTCAAATACACAGAAATGTCTATCTTTTTTATTTTTTTCAATTATATCAAGTATATTTTTACATCTCCTTGCTTCGGATTGAAATAAACTGTCGCGTGAGCAACTATCTGGTATATTTATATATGAATGTATATATTTGTATGGATTTAATACACCCTTTTTATAAAATCCAAAACCTGTTTGTTGTGTAAATATTAAATTTATAATAGTGGATTTTAACAATGTTGTTTTTCCGGCAGCATTGGGTCCTGTAATTATCATACTTTTATTTAACGATATGTTGTTTTTGATGGGGTTTGCGTATTTTAAAGAGGGATGATAAATATTTTTAAAAGAACATTTATTTTTGGAAGAAAATTTTATAGGATTGATATCTTTATTTGAAATGTTATTATTCAATCCGTCCAATGTATCCATATACCCATTAAATCCCAATGAAAACAATAATAAATCATTAATATCAGTATCATAATGTAATTTGTAAAACGTTTTCATAATTAGTCCAAATATTCGTACAGTTTTAATTGTTCTGGTTTTTTCAGGCAAGGCATCTAATTCATTAATAAAAGTTTCATTGTTACGTATAGCATTTTTTAGGTCACTATTGAATTCGGTGTAAGTATTATAAGGCTCAATTAAACCAGAAAATCTTATCATTTTATCATTGGTATATTTCAAATATTTTTTTAATGAATTTATTTTATCAACGATATAATAAGCGTTTGTATAGAAATGATAGCAAGATATAATGTTTTGATAAATACTATATAAATAAAATCCCAACATTACCAAACCATACACTTTTGTTTTTATGGATGCGCCTTGGAAATTCATAAGAATTTGTCCAAGTTGATTTTTTGCTATAATTTGTTTTAAAATATGAATATAATTATTAATATTAATATTGTGTCCTAATAGTTTCAAAAAGAAGAAAGGTAATATCAGCATTATTAAAGGGGTAATTAATTGTAACAATGGGCTTGTTATGTTTAATATGCTTAATATTTGCAATAATATTGGGTTATAATTCAACCACTTAAGTTGGTCCCATTCAATATATTGATATTTTTCTTCAATATCTTCGATTCCTTTTATTTCAGTCCAATCATTTGTCATTTTATTTACAATATCAACGTTTTGTGAAATATTAAAATTAGAATATATTTTTTGTGATTCTTTCAAAAATTTACTATCGTTTGTATAACCCTTTCCCCAGGATTCAACTGCGATTTCTCCTACAGTTGTTTTTGGATTGAATAAATGATTATATACAGGGGTATTTGAATTATCAACGGTATTTAATAATTCTAAATCATTATTAATATTGTTATTTATGGGAATATGTTGTTTATATTGAATGGGCAATAAGAATGTTTCTTTAATATTTTCTTTATTCATTTGAAAAACGAGAAGAAAATATTAAACTATTATAAACTTAAATATTTAAATGTTTTGTGAAATCGATGGGCATTTCCATAATTTGTGTTTCATAATGTTTTTCAAATCGTGCTAATCTATTTGTATCGTATTTTGTCTGAAAATTAATTGCGATTCCTTTTCTACCCCATCTTCCAGAACGTCCTATTCTATGTAAATATGTATTTTCATCGCGGGGGATATCAAAATTAATCACAATACTTACTTGTTGAACATCTATTCCTCTTGCGAATAGGTCAGATGTTATTAAAACACGACAACCGCCCGATTTAAATTCTTTATAAACACTTTTTCTTTCCATGTCATTCATTTTTCCATGAATTTTCTTTACAGGGAAATCATCAGTTATCATGGCTTCTTCCAAGTCATTAACTCTATTAACACTATTGCAATATATAATAGCTTGTGATATTGATAATCCACTAAATATATCTTTTATTGTTTCATATTTATGGGTATCATCTTCTAAATTAATATAGTATTGTGCTATTCCTTGCAAAGTCAATTCATCATTTTTAACTAAAATTCGTGTAGGATTTTTCATAAACGTTGATGTTAAATCGTGCAAATCTTTTGGCATTGTAGCAGAAAATAATGCTATTTGAACATTATTGGGCATTGATTTGAATATTTTATACATTTGCTCTTTAAAGCCTGAAGATAACATTTCGTCAGCTTCATCTAAAACCAACAATGATAAAGAATCTGTTTTTAAAAATTTTCTACGAATTAGGTCATTTACTCTACCGGGAGTTCCAACTACAATTTTAGGATTTTTTGTATTAAGAATTTTTTTATTTTTATCAACAGAAGTCCCACCAACCAATAATGTTGGATTTACGTCTTTAATATATCTTGAAAGATTTTCAACCACATTAAGAGTTTGGTCAGCCAACTCATGTGTTGGGGCCAATATTAATACTTGAGGACCTTTTATATTTTTCTCTAAAATATTTAAAGATCCAATTACAAATGCGCCCGTTTTGCCTGTTCCCGATTGCGCTTGTGCTGTAATATCTCTTCTACGACCATTGTGTATATTTTTAGTCATAGGATACAATGCCTTTTTTTGTATAGAACTTGGTTTTTCAAAACCAAAAGAATAAATTCCTCTTAAGACATTGTTATTTAAATCCAATTTCTGGTCTTCCCAGCTTTCTATTTCGTATAACTCATGATTATTTCTAATCTTTTCCTCGTTTGTTATTGAAGTCATATTAAATATATTCTATTTATTTGTTTAAGTATTTTTAAAAATGGTTTAATTATTTAATATAAATGATATAAAAATAAATTATAACATAATATCAATATGACTAAGTATACGTTAGACGATTATAATAAAATACAAGAGAATTTTAATATAGAAGAATTAAGCCCAATAACAATTAAAATAGTTAATGATTTGGCGAAAAAGGTAGGCGCACCGAATTATAGTAAAACCCCTATTTTTAAGAAAAAACCCGGTAATCAAAAGAAATACCATATAAACAAAGAAGATTGGGAACAAATTAGAAATTTTAAAACAACACAATTAAAAAAAAACCAAGAAGGTATTGAATCAAAATTGGACTTGTTAAGGATCAATTTAAACAAATTAACACAAAGCAATTATGATACTATTTCAAATGAAATATTCAATTTTATTAATAATATAATTGATAAAGGTAAGAATGAAGATAAAACATATGATATATTGCTAAAAATAGGTCATTCAATATTTGAAATTGGATGTTTGAATGTATTTTGGTCGTCATTATATGCAAAATTATTTCACGACTTAATTGAACAATTTGAAATAATGGATAAAATATGTAAGAATAACTTGAACACATTTTTGAAAATATTTGACGAAATAGAGTGTATCGAATTGAACAATAATAACTATAGTGAATTTTGCGATTGTAATAAACAGAATGAACACAGAAGAGGCATGTCCAGTTTTTTTATTAATTTAATGATGAATAACATAATTACGAAGGAATATATATATACTGTTGTTCATAATTTGTTAGACAAAATAAGTTCTACTTCATCAAATGAAACCTTTGTAAATATAAATGAAGAAATAATTGAAAATATATATATTATATTAACATCAGGGAAAGATATGTTGAAAGGAACAAAAGATTGGGAAGGTATTGTAAGAACCATTGAATTTTATTCAGAAACAACAGAAGATATCGGTATATCTAAAAAAATTCAGTTCAAATGTTTGGATATAATTGATGAACTTGATGAATGAATATAAAAAGAATATTATATTAATATTTAATATGGAAAATATTAAATGTTCAATTATAGAAATAAAAAAAGATAAAAGAACTTCCAACGTGGAAGACATTATGAAATGTATAGAAGAAACCGAAAAAAAAATAAAAAATGATGATGGGGAAAATTTTTCAACCATATATTTCTTAATGGAAGAGGAATATAATCAATTTACGAAAAAAGAATTGGAACGAATATGTGATTATTATAGTATTAATAAAAGGAAAAAGCGGAAAAATGATTTAATACAAGATATTATTATTTTTGAACAAGATATACATAATAGTGAATTAGTGGATAAAAGAATCGAATTGTGGTATTGTATGGAACAAATTAAAAGCGACAACTACTTAAAAAAATTTTTAATATTAGATTAAGGTATATATGAATACAGTAAATTCAAATATTTCCACACAAGTTTCTTACATCAAACCTAAAATAAAAATATATAAAAACGACAAAGGTAAAAAAGTAACGCCATATAAAATTAAATTGAAATTTAAATCTGAAGAAATTCCTGTAATCATTGCTTTAGGTGAAATTAGAAGAGAATATTCCGGGAAATACAATATTTTATATTGTCCGGTTTATATGGTATTGGGAGACAATATTAAAGCACTTTCTTTTCAACATATAGGAGTTTATGAATTTTTTGCAGCATCAGAAGAACAATTAAAACATAATGATGGTGATTTTGATATTCGTTTAATAGAAGGTCCATTATTGTATGGTGGATTTGATTCTAAAAAAATAAAAAAACTTTTAAATGATAAACCATTATTGAAGGACATGGATGACAGAGAAATTGAAGAAGCTGAAAAAGCTTCTGTAGTAAAAGAAATGAATATGGAAACTGGTGAAAAAATAGCAATAGCGGCAAAATCGTTACTTGTTTCATTGGAAATAGAAGATGATGATGTCGTTACACATAAAGACGAACATACTGAAAAAGAATATCGTAAAATAGTTAAAGAATATGAAGCAATGGGGGTTAATGCTCCAAAAAAGAATTGGTTGCAAAAGAAATTTCATGATTACAATTATAAAATTTGGCCAAATAAGGGTAGTGGAGATTGTTTTTTTATATCATTAGCACAAGCATACAAATATATTGGGAGAAAGGTTACTGGTAAAGAAATAAGAGAAAAATTGGCTACTAATATTCCTGAAGCGACATATAAAGAATATAAAGAACGATACTCGCTGTTTTATAATTTCCTTCAAAAAAATGCAAAGAATCAAGAGGATATGATGAAAAGGTTTAATGAATTAAAAAAAATGAAAAAAGATAAACAAAGAAAGTTTGATGATATAAGAAAATCTATTGGACAAAAAGCTTTAAAAAAAGACCCCCGTTATAAAGAAATTAAAGCTATTAATGAGCAAATGCAAAAAATAGCGGGGGAATTTAGTAGCAAACAAAATGAGTTTAAAGAAACTACAGCTAATTTAACTGATGTTGATTTTATGAAAAATGTTAAAAATTTGGAACAATTTAAAGACATTATTAGAACATCGGATTATTGGGCAGATGATAGCAGTATTAGGATTTTGGAAGAAGTTTTAAATATCAAAATTATAGTTATTGATAAGAATAATAGAAAGGGTTTAATACATTGTATAGATGCCAGTGATTCAATAAAGGCTAAAGGATTTTTTAAACCCAAATATTATATTATTGTTGATTTAGATTCTAAGCATTATCAATTAATTTCTTATAAAAATAGAAAGATGTTTCGTTTCCACGAATTACCTCATTCTATAAAGGAAGAAATAAAACATACTTGTATATTAGGTTCTGGAGAAGGTATTTATAATTTTATCCCAAAGTTCAATAAGTTGATAAAAAAGGTCGATGACGATAATGATGAAGAAGATCAAGATAGTAAAATAGCAACAATAGATGCGACCGCCGAAGAAGAAGATAATAAAGATTTCAAAGATTATAATGAAAATATAGTATTTGCTTTTTACAGTAAATCAAAGGACGCAAAACCTGGTAAAGGAACAAATGAAAAAATTCCAAAAGAAAAAGAGGAAGATTTTAAAGAATTAAATAAAATAAAGGATTGGAGAAAAGTATTATCTAATTTTTGGATCGTATCGCAACCATTTGAATTGGATGGACATATGTGGAATTCGGTAGAGCATTATTACCAGGCGTGTAAATTTAAAAATTATACGGAAGGATCTGAAAAACACGATTTTTATTTAAAATTTACAGCCGAATCTAATTCTGAAGTATCAAAAGACCCTGCTAAGGCCAAAAGTTATGGAGGAAAGGATACTAATAATAAATACCGTCCAAAACATATTTTAATAGATGATGATTTTTTCAATGGAAATCATAAAATCGCCATGGAAAAAGGGCAAAGAGCAAAATATATGAATGACGCCCTTAGTCAAAAAGTGTTATTATTAACGAAAAACGCAAAATTAGTTCATACAGAAAGAGTAAGGGGTAAAGCATCAAAATTAGTAACATTTTTCGATACTATGAAAATCCGGAAAGAATTAAATAATAAATAATTATATAAAAATGAAAATTATATAATTAATATATAAATGACCAGCAAAAAGATAATAACAGATTTTTTCAAAGAAATAAAAGGGAAATTTGTGTTTTATAAAAATAGTAATGTTTATAATAAAATAATTAAAGGGTTTTATAAAGAATTAAAAGCAATAAAGAAGGTAAAATTTGTAATAAAAAAGGTTCCGTTTTCTGAAACAAGTTTAAGTAAAAGTCATTTTGTTTCCAAGGAGGCAAAAAAAGCATTGAAGAAAATCAAACATTCACACGAATCAACTTTTACTATTGGTAATACAGAGATTACTGTATCATTATTAACATTAAATAATGTATCCGCACAAAAAAGGTCTGAACATATGCATAAGGTATTTAAATTATTATCATTTATGTTAGGAATGTCTACATTGGAAATGGAAACTTTACATATAGTTCTGTTTCTTCACGATGATAAGAAAATAATAACAGATAAGTATGAAATTTTGTCTCCCAAACATGTTAATACGGCCGTTACATATGCGTGTTCTAAAAATGGACAAATTTTTTTATACAGAAGCGAAGAGTGGTTTAAAGTACTTTCTCATGAATTGATGCATAGTCTTTGTTTGGATTTTTCAGGATTAGATATTAAAACCTTACAAAAAAAAGTAAAGACTATATTTAATATAAAAAGTGAGTTTGAAATAAGTGAATCTTATAGTGAATTTTGGGCCACTATAATTAATTGTGCTTTCTTATCATTTGATATTACTACATCATTTAAATCTTTTAAAGAGAATATTACGATGATGATAGATTTTGAAAGAATATTTTCATTATTTCAATGTGTAAAAATATTAAAATATATGAAAATAGATAATTATGAATCATTTATTAATGAACAAAGTAATTTATATGAAGAAAAAACCAATGTCTTTGCTTATTATATATTGAAAACTATATTATTATATAGGTATGATGAATTCATGTCTTCGTGTAATTCTAATAATAATCCGTCAAATCCGGTATTATTTTATAAATCTCCAAGCAATTTGAATAATTTATATGAATTTATATTTTCCAATTATTATACGAATGGTTTATTGGATGATTTCAAAATCATGAATGATGTATATTCTAATATTAAAAATAAAGTTTTACTACATACAATGCGAATGACTCTATTTGAAAAAAAATAAAATTGATTTAAATAATATTTTATATTCAAATCAATAAACAAATAACATGGGTATCCGCCAATTAAATAAACTCATCAGATATCATTCGCCCCTTGAAACTATCAGTTTGGCCGAATTGAAAAATAAAGTAATAGTGATAGATATTATGATTTATATTTACAAATTTTTAGCCAACGATGCGTTGTTGGAAAATATATATTTATTATGTGTATTATTAGATAAACACAATATTGATCCAATTTTCATATTTGATGGACAGAAACCTACTGAAAAAAATGCGGAGCTGGAAAGAAGAAGAAATAATAGAAAGAAGGCTTGGTTAAAATATGATACTATGGTAGAAAAATTAAATGAAGACCAATTAAATACAGAAGAAGCACAAAGAGAATTATCCAGATTAAAAAGACAATGTGTGAAATTAAAATCTTATCATATTGAAGATGTGCAAAATTTAATTTCATATTGTGGGATGAAATATATTATAGCCGATGGTGAAGCGGATAAATTATGTGCTGAATTAGTTATTAATAAAACAGCATATGCTTGTATGAGTGATGATATGGATTTGTTTGTATATGGTTGTCCTATAGTTTTAAGATTGTTTAATATGTCAAAACGTAATGTTATTAGGTATGATTTACAAAAAATATTATTATATTTAAATATGGATATCAAAGACTTTCGCGTTATGTGCACATTATGCGGTACAGATTATAATATAAGTTACAATAAATATAATATTTTCAATGTTTATAAAAAATATCTTTACTATGTTAAGAACGTTAATGATACAACGTTTTTAGATTGGATTATATCCCAATACAATGATTCCGGTAAAAAATGTTTATGTGATATTATTGGTATGTTTACTATCGATAAATTCCAAGAATTCACTGTATGTTCAAGCGAGTTTGTGAATAAAATCAAATTATATGAACTTTTAGAGAAGGAATTCTTCTTGAATCCTATAGATGTTTATTAATTATTACATAAAATTTATGAAATAATTATTTTTTATCAATAACTTATTGACTTGCTGCTGCTACACTCGCTCCAGCTTTCGCAAAATGTGGGCTCATGTATTTTTGAAGATTAAAATAAGTCAAATTATCTTCTTTTTTCAACTTCAATAGCTTCTTCAATTTCGCATCCGCAAGAATATGACGACCATTCTTAGGGTCTTGAAGATTATGCGCACGAATATATTTATTAATTTCGCGCGTTACATCAGTTCGGGCCATTTCGGTCCCTTTGTCTTTTCCAAGAAAACTGGCCAATTCATTACTGATCTTCGTTGGTTTAACGAATCCACTTGGTTGGCGATTTCCCGTTCTCTTCTTCCGCTTTCCTTGCTTCTTTGCCGCTTTCAATTCGCGGTCGGTTCTTTTTGAAAGAACTCTAACTTGAGTAGTAACAGTGGTCAGTTGGCTACGAAGTGCGGTCAATTGTGCCAGAAGACCGGCAAATTGTTCTTGGAGATTCGGCGTTGTATCTTCTACTGGAACTTCTGGAGCCTTAGCTTCAACGGCTGGGGCTTTTGGCGCTGGTGCAGCTTTTTTAGCTACGGAGGATTTCTTCGACGTCTTTGTCTTCGGCATCTTATGATTTCATATATTGAGTTCTTTTTAAATAGGTTTCTTATAAAATATATTTATTCCTAAATTATAAACCATAACGCATCATAAATATATTTATATTGTCTAATTTATTAATTATTCGGCAAAAATGAATTATATAACCACGGTAAAGAATTAGCAGCATGTTGACTAACAATAGTTAATACTCCTAAAATATAATTCGCTCCCAAAGTTCTGTTGTCTTTATCCCCCGATTTTAATAAATTGTTCATAATTTCCAAAGCATATGTTTTCAATGTTAGTTCCGATTTATGCATTAATGTATTTATTTGTACATTATCATATGGCTTTCCATTAGGAGGACATATTGCTATTTTCGTTTCATTTGTTATCTGTGCTCTATAATCCCAAACATCCGCCAATTCTCTTATAAATCTTATTAGTCTTATTTTTGATAAATTTAAAAACCATTTCGTATCTGTTATATAACCAAGTTGATCAATCTTCTGAAATGTTTCTATCGTTCTTAATTCCAGTTTTTTCTCACTCGACAACGCATTCGTATCGCTTTCATATTTATATTTTATTTTCCTTTTCAAAATTTTCTTACTTATCCAAATAACTTGATTTAATTTATATATAACATTATTGTTCAATTCTCTCCTTGTATATGGGTTCAAAATCTTCCCATCCTCGGCATTTGTTTTCATTATTAAATTAAACAATGAATATATATCAAAACTATAAATAAATCCGTCATTGTCCCTGAAAGTAAATGTTTGGTCAAATGGAATTTCTTTTATTTTTTGGAATGTTAGAAAATCCGTATCATTCACACTTTTTAAGCGCATTTTCAACCCTTTTAATTTTATTATTTTTTTCAATAAATACCCTCTAAATATTTTTTGTATTTTTATAGCAAAATATGAAAACTTCAAATAATTATATATTCTATATATTTTCTCATCCTTATTTCCGGATACTTTCAATTTATAATGCTTACATATCGCTTTTAATTGTTTTACATTATAATTATTGTCTAATAGTGTTTTATAATTTCTCATTTCAATTATTTTAAAATCCGCGTCCTTTACCTTTTTCCCCCTCTTTTTTTTCGGAACTGGCTCATATATTACTTTATTAATAAAGCTTCTTGGAGAATGGTCTTTCCATTTTATAACAACATTCATTTTATAAATATATATATTTATTTTTATATCTTTTTTTATTAATCTTACCATCTTAGAAAGTGTTTTATTTATAATTAAATTATTTTAGATATTTCCGCTTTAAGACAAGTGTATATAAATAATTAAATGAAAATTTTCCCACTGTTCTTATTATTTTATTCATTTTTTCTTTGTACATCTACAAATATAAATGAATGTAAGAAATTATGGGGTATGAATAACGAAATCAATGGAGTCACTGTTTCTAATATAGGAATATACATGTGTATTGATGACCCATTAAACATTTATTCAACCATAAATAAACCTTCTAATCAATTAATTTTATCTGATGAACAATTAAATATACAAAATTTCAACGAGTCTGTACAAAGAAAAATTAACAATACTATTAATATTACAAACATTACACAAGATACTATTGGTATAGTCTTTCCTACCACAACCACCACTTCACCAACTACAACCACGCCTTCTCCTACAACAAC